CATATATCGACGGTGGGTGCTAAAATTCAATAAATTCCGCAACTTTTGCGAATTCCGTACGAGTACGTACTGAATTCTCAGTGGCTCACGAAAATTAGACCCCCCCTCCCTCCCCGAATTATTTTTTCTATTTCTCAAAACATAAAAATTATTTTTTCAAAATGAAAAATGAAAAACGTAAACTATCGAGTATTCAGTACGTACTCGTACTGAATTTGAAATATTGCTCTATATATACTTACTTTTTTCGGTGTCTGGAAAATTTTGTAAGGACTCAGCGCCCTCGATTTTGACCTGCGACTTGATAAGCGACTTCGGCAGCCATCCTGACCATCCATCAGCTTCTACATGGTACGCCTTGGGTGTCTCCCCTACTATGTTAGCTTCAAAAGAAGTAGCTGCCGGAAGCTGCATGTGCTCCCGCAGCCAGAACTCTCTCATTTTGAAACTATAGCGCTCCCTCGGCGGTAGAGGGTGGATGTGGCCCTCTTTCTCCTCTTGCTCAATATCCTCAATTTCCTGCCAGCCCATGAACCGGGCGAACGTGTCATAGTCATCTTTGGCTCCCTCCCGGATGCTCTTCAGCATCTCTACCGCCTGCTCGCGGCTGATGCCGGACAGATCAGAGGGGATGGAGAAGTATAGGTCGCGGTGGGCCTCGCCCACGTCCCGGTAGTTACTCGACATCACTTACCACCTCCTTCAGGAACGCAAGGTGCTGGGTGAACGTGAACATGCTGGTACCCATCCGGTAGATTTGCTTGGTCTCCGTGTTCACTACATACACCGTGCTGTCGTGGCCGAAGCCATTACCTGCCCACCGCCGATAGGAGAACACCTTGAATTTCCCGATGTTCCGCAGGCAATGGGCCTCGGTCGGATGACTGTATGACCCCGGGACCATCAGCTTGCTTCCGTCCCACTTGTAAACAGGGTTGCTCCCGTCTACTTTGCTGTAGTACTTCTCAAATAGCTCTTGCTCTGTCATGGTGATTCTCCTTTAAATTATAATTTTTCCATGTTGCAGGCGATTAAGCGCTGCTGGTTGTCTGCATATACCACACGCCCCAGACCGTTGCCGAAGTCCTTAACGGCGGTCTTTGCAGCCCTTGCGAGAACATGCTGATTTCCCATCAGCGGACTAATTCCGGTAAGTGTCAGGCCGTACTCTTTATTCAGGTACTCCACGTATCCCGCTTCAGTGCCCATTCTTACCTCCAAGGTTAAAGCCCTGCGGCTGTTATATTAAGGAGCCGGGCACGCTACCCGGCATCTTCGTATTGCGTCACACTATTCCTTTTGGTATTGATCTATTGTACGGCAAGGCGTGACAGCACGTTTTGTTTAACCCCGTCGTAGAGGTCGTGGTCCTTCAGGGTGGCCTTGAAGGTGACTTCCTCACCCTCCTCAATGCCGGGATTCGAGGTTGTCTTCCACACCAGCAGGTTGCCCGCAGCATCTAAGAATTTGTGAATGCGCATGTATCCATAGTCGGTTTCGAAACCAATCAGCGCCTCCAGCTTGGCTGTGTAGATGTCCCGCTTACCTATCGTCCCAATGTGTTGGCTATTCGCCCCGACCGCTGCGCGCTGTTCTCGTCTCTTCCGCTGCTCCGTGGCACGCTTAAAAGCGCCGATCAGGGAGGCGGCAATGTTGGTGTCCTTGTACTGTACGTACTCCTTACTGGTGATGACCTTCAGGTTGTGCTCATAGTCCGATGTTGGCTCCAGCTCCCGCACCCAAGCTAGGGCACTTGCAGCCAGCTCTTCCCCTTCGGAAGTGAGCACAATGGGTATATGATGGTACCCCGGCGGAGGAAACATGTCAGACAGTGCCTTGCTCGCGGTGCTGTCCATTTCGTATTCCCGTGCAGCCGCCGCTCCAATAAAGCGGCCGTCCGCAATAGTGTGCTGAGCCGCATACTCCAGCAGAGCTAACAGGCTGATTGGACGAATATAGCTTCCTCCGCCCTCGCGGTCGCGGGCTTCTTGAATGAGGGCGTCGATGTCCATGACATAGGATGCCCAGCTAATGAGGCTGTGAGGGCTTTTACCGCCCAGAAAGTCCTGCAAGCAGGAACGGCCTACCTGAAGCAGCCGCCCGTCCTCGTGGCGAACCACGAAGGTCTCCTTACGATAGCGCCAAGTTCCACAGTGCTCGCATACTGATTTCGTGCTTCGGAAGCTCGCTGGAAGTACTTCGCCCGGCACTGCGCGTACCACGTTGCCCGCCTCTTCATGCTGGAGGGTTGCGGCCAGCTTCCACCCGTCGAGTATCGGGGCGTCACCCAGTGGCTTGATCGTATGAAAAATATCTACCGTACCGTCCTCGCGTTTTAGAACTTCAGTGTCAACGATCTCAAACCCGACCGCCCCAAGTCCTAGCTTCTTAGCTTTTCGCATCAGTTTCTCTGTAGCTGTGCTCAGCCACCCGATGTTACGATCTGGCACCCGATAGGTTTCTGGCTGGACGATTGGTGGATGCTGCTCGACGATCTCGATGTTGTTCGACCGGACAACCCGACCGTTCTTTGCTCTCTGGAGGGAGCACTGGAACTCCCGCTTTCCTTTGCGTCCGTCGACCATGTAAACGTTCGCGGCGTTCAGATCGTGTGGGACATCTTGATACTTAAGTTGCTCCTTCAGGTGGTCTACCAATTCGTCAGTTGTGCCGTTGAACCGATCTTCGCCGTACAGGTAATGCTCACCGTAGAATACTTGATAGACTAATTTTGTCATCGTGATCTCTCCCTTTTGTTTTGGGAGCCGGGCGGCTCCCTCAGTCTCACTATACACAGCCTTCTAGTAGAACTCTTACAGTTTTTGAAGGGTCTTCAGTACTCGCGCCATGTGGGCGCTGTCCAGCACCGCCTGCATAACCCGCTCCCGGTGTGTATTGGCGTCCGGCCAGTCGACCGACTTGCTGAAGGCAATGTCATTCATAATCATCTTTCCGTCAGCCCAATATCCGTCTACGTACGCCCAGTTGTGGCTGATAGGCTTGTCTGATTTTGTGTAGGTAACTTGTGGCGTCTGTGCTCCGCGCCGTTTACGTGCGAGATGTTCGGTGTTGAGTGTAGCACCTTCGACACCTTCGATGAAGACATGGAACATAACGTGCGTTCCTCTGCGTGTTAGGTGTGTAATTTTGATTTCCATAGATATAGCCTCCCGGTTTGTTTGGGTATCGCACCCTCACTCTTACTATACACAGGCTTCTCGTGAAACTATTATGCCCTTCCGAAGCATAAAAAAGACCCGCACGTGATGTGCAGGCCTTCGGAAGTTCGTGTGATTAAGCGGTCTTCTCTTTGAAGCGTTTACCGGGCTTGAACGCTGGGACGTAGGTTTCTGCGATAGGGTGCGGAGCACCTGTCTGCGGGTTGCGTCCGACACGTGCGTTGCGGTAACGCTTCTCAAAGCTGCCGAATCCGATCATCTCTACCTTATCGCCGTCGGCCACAGTGTCCTCAATGGTTTCAACGGTAGAGTCAATAACTGCGCCTACTTGCTTCTTGGTCAGGCCCGTCTTTTCTGCGACGGCCTCGATCAGGTCTGCTTTATTCATATGGGATGTCCTCCTTGGGGTTCAAGGGCTAAAGCCCTCTTGTCGCCCACAATATACCAGCGTCCTTCCGAAGCTGTCAATACTTTTGTAAACACAAGGAAGCCCGGCGCACTAAGTCACCGGGCTTCCGAAGCTTATTTACTCGTCTCAGTCCAGATAATCGAGCATCTGACCATACAACTTGTCGATAGCTGTCACCAGCATATCGCGGGAAACGAAGAGCTTCACAATTGGCGGAAGGAGGGGATAAACCCTGTCTGAAATCAGCCATACTGCGGCTTGGCGCTTGTCAGCACCTTCGGAAGCTTTCTCCTTTGCCCATGTTGATAGCTTCTTCTCTACCGATAGCATTGCGAGGGATACCTGCGTGTTAGCGTAGTGCTTAGCTCCCCAGCGGAGGCCGTAACCTGCGCCGAACAGCAGGAGGACGCCCACAACGTACAGGACTGCGTCGTTCATAGTAATCACCTCCTTTTAGGTCAGGGATTGTCCTGAAGCCTTCCGAAGTGCGTTTGCGTACCCATGGATGCGCTCTTGCTTTGGCTTGCCCCCGTCTGCGGCGAACCATGCCGGGTTGAGCCACGTCTGGATGATGACGTTCGCAGTGTCGGCAGCGAGCTTCCACGATGCAGGGGCCGGGAGGATGCGAGCTGCACGCCGGACCTCTTCGGCCAGCCAGTGGATGTAATCGCGGTCCTTGTTGGTCTTAGCCGCGAACCATGCAGGACTGAGCCACATGTTGACGACGATGTTGGCTACTTCCGAAGTAAGCGCAGCTTTTCCGTACTTGGCTTGCAGGTCAGCTACGGAACCGTTGAACACGTTGACGTCGAACAGGTTGCTAATGCCCTTCACCGCACCCCGGTCGGAGTACTGAAGGAATTCCCAAGACGTCCATCCTCCTCGGTCACGCGGGCTTTTGTCACTATTGTAGTAGGCGTACCACAGGGGGTACGCGGACAGCTTGGATGCGAGCTTGCTGTCGATGAAGGACGGGAAGGTGTAAACGATAGGACGGATGCCCATCAGCCCCTCCACCGTGCGCAGGAAGGCCAGCCCGGCCTCTGCCGTGTTGCTACCGTTTTCGATATCAAGCACAGGAGGAAGGTCAAGGTCAAGTGCCCGAATAACACTCACGAACTTCTTCGCTTCAGCGTTTGCCTCTGCTGCGGTTCCTGCGTTCAGGTAGTGGTAAGCTCCGACAAGAATGCCGTTCTGCTTGGCTCCCCGGACGTTGGCTGCAAAGCAGTCGTCGGTGAAGGTAGTGCCTTGTGTAGCCTTCAGGAACGCAAAGGAGATACCGTCCGCCTTGGCCTTCTCGAAGTTCACAATCCCCTGCCAGTGACTTGCGTCAAGGCCTTTTGCCATGGAGCTATTCCATTTTTGCATGTTAACTACCGCCTTCCGAAGTTTGGTCACCTGCCCGTCGCCGTACCACTAGTGTACCGTGAAGCTCGGTAACCTTGCGGTGCGTGTCGTGCATGGTAGTGCGCACTTCCTGCTGGAACTGAATTTCCCGCTCATGCTGTCGCTCGAACACAGCGGACAGCTGCTCGAAGCTTTGGGTATTACGATTCAACGCCTCCGTGCTTATGTTCTGCGCATCGGTGCTGTTCTTCCACTGACCGATGAATAGCTGAAACACCTTATATCCTACGATCAGCACGGCGATACAGATTCCGGCTATCCCTGCTTTTTCCAGCCCCATTAGTTCTCCCACTGTTAACCCCTCCTTGTTCGCGAAGTACCCACATCCGCCGTCTTAATGACGTCCTATTTATAACAGAAAATGGGCGCGCTCGATAGGCCTTTTTAAGGGCAGGAGCACGCCCCTTGTGCCGCTAGGATGGGTATAATGCGAACTTCGGAAGCTTATGGAGTTAGATAGCAGTAGTTAATGGTGAAGAATATCGTACCTCCGCCCACCATAGCCAGCGTGCCAGAGGTCACTGTTATGCGATACGATACGCTCAGCAGGCCTGTACCAGCATCATACGAGGTGGATGGAAGGTTTGCGATTATATTTCCGGGAACTCCTATAGTGGACGAGACGGCCGTCCATACTCCCCTAGCCATCCCGCACGCATTAGCAAAGATTCTTGTCTCTACGGAAGACGTATTAGTATGGGTAATGTATATATCAGTCCTAACTGTAGGGGCAACGCTTACGGCCAGTAGCGTTTTACCTGTAGGTAGTGATACTGTGAAGTCAAACTGAAGTTGTAGCCCAGTGTTTACAGAGGGTGTTTTGCTCTGTGAAGACACACTTCCCGTCACGGTCGCCCCTGCCTTAGTACCTATGATCGAGGCACCCTGCCCGTAAGCTATCTTACCTGTAGCGATATCTGCAGCGGTAGCCGTGGCGTCGGCCGTAAAGGTCCCAGCCAGCCCATGTACTACCGCACTATGCCGCACGTTTGCCTGTGTGAAGTTAGGATCGTTAATGACTAGCAAGTCGCTGTCCGTTATCTGGCCGTTCACTCCCGGGAAGTAGTCTACGTACCCGTCGTGGGCAGAAGAAGGGTATCGGCCATCAATGACAAGACCACCCTCTGAGAAACCGGGCATCGCCCCTGCTGCATTGTACAGTTCACGCGCGCTGAAAGTCTTGCCTGCGGCTACATCGGCCGCAGTTGCCGTGCCCGGAATAAAAAGTGGCATACTATCCCTCCTCTGTGATGATGGTTGTTAGGTACGCCCCGGCTGAACCTGCGGAGCTTGCAGTTACGTAGATGTTTGTCCCTGCGGAGGCGATAAACATTACCGGAACAAAGTAGTACTCTTCTGTAGGCAGCAGCGTTCCCGCAGGTACTACAATGACGGACTTAGCTCCTCCCAGCCCCGTGTAGTTTACGCTGATACTCACGTTGGCAGTGCTGACTGCGCTTATGCGAAGATACAGCTTAACTGTATATATCCCAGCCACAGGCACTGTGTATGTCGCAGCGGTCGCAGCCGTGCCAGTTAGACTAAATTCGCTGACTGCTCGTCTGTTAGCGGCTATCTCTGTGATCTTTCCCGTGGTGCCACGTACAGGGATAGTACTTGCAGTAGCTGCTGCGTCGGCAGTTGCCCCGGCCACAAATTTAGCGTTAAGGTTGTCTACCATGATAGTGCTCGCGACTTTTAGCGGCGCGAGTGTGGCGTTGGTCGATATTAGCTGCCCGGTTGTTGCTACTCCCGCCCCAAATGTAAGCTCCAGCGATGTGTAGTCTGTTGGTATACTTCCCGTTGGTGCTCCCGCCATCATTGTCCAGCCTTCGGAACCTATCATCTTCACATTGAATGTTCCAAGGGCTTGCGTAGCTTTGAACAGCTCCACATATGCAGCAGAACCACTAGCAGTTGGATGGTACACTACTCGCGCCCTGACTACACCCTGTGCCGCGCTGGACGAACTATAGTGGTACTGAGTGATGATAGGTCCGTAGATATCGGTAATCGCCACGTTGATTAGTGCGTGCCCAACAGCTCCGCCGGAGGTCGTCCAGTCAACAAGGAACATAGCCTCTTTTTTGGTGGAGGACGCAGCAGCACTCTCTGCGATTCTCTTCCACGAGGTCCCGGTAGTCGTCCAGCCAGATAGGGCAGGGGCTATGGACGGCACTGTGTTGAAGATGTCACCATTAGTATCCCGGACTACAACGGCGTTAGGTGCAGTTGAAGTGCTGGGTGCGTACCCTTGCAGGAATTGTGCATTGTTAGCACCCAGCTGCGTAGGCAGAGCTACCTTCACCCGGTTATCTGTCACTGTACCACCTGCGGATACGGTAGCTACTGGGATGTACTTCTTCGTAGCGTCAGCCGTGGAGGTCACAAGCTGAATCTGCCGTTGTACCCGGCGTGAAGTCTCGTAGCCCATGTCTGAGTCGAGGATTCCGTTGTCTGCGACATTGGTGCCTCCGCTTTGGTTGCCGTCTGTTTTGATGGTGTCCGCATAGGCGACTGTAACCTCAGAATACGCAAGGTACACTGTAGCCCCAGCGACGCCGCTAATGGACATGTTCTGTGTGTAAGGGATAGGCACGCCGCCGATTACGGCCACATCTGCCGGAACTCCCAGTGCACCACCTGTGTAGGTAAGGGCGGTCATTCCCACGAATCCGTCAGTCAGCACAAGACTGCCTAACGCGGCCATTTGACCCTGTATGATCTTCTGCATCTCCGTCAGCTCGATATCGAGGGGCACGGACCGCGCTCCCCATGTAACACGTGAGAACTGCTTGGATGACGCATATTTGTCCGTGCGCCCGGTGAAAACTGGATCAGTAGCCATAAGGAATATCCTCCTTTACGAAGTACCGGAAGCCCGGATTCGAGCTTCCGAAGTTTGGACGATTAGAACGTCAGCTTCCACACGAGCGTGAGCTGCATAGTGTTATCTTTGTTCAGCACCGGAAATGTCTTGTAGTTAAACATCTGGCCGGAACCGTTAGTAGCTGTAGCATCCCCGCCGAATAGTCCCATCTCAACGATGGCTCCATTTGCCTCGGCTTCGAGGAACGTTGTGGTGATCTGGAGCACGTTGGTATCAGTGCCTGTGGCTACCCCGCCGGAGTCGAGGTTCGTCCACGCGGAGATGGCCTTCCGAAGCAGTGGGACCCGCAGGGCAGTCTGGGCAAGGTTCTCTGCCTGTGGAACTTGTGTGGTCCCTGTGCCTACACCTGTACCGACTTCGAGGTATGAGATGCCTGTGCCCCAGCTCGCACCCGGGCGCATGCGCTTAGCAATAAATTTAGAGGCATTGGTCACGATCAGGTTTTTGACATGGCGCTCGTCCACTACAGCCTCGCGCAGGATGCGGTGGTACCCGTGTGTAGGGTCATCGCCGTAGGGCACAAATTCAAGCGCGCCTGCTGGGTGCAGGTAGGCGCTGATAAACCCTTCTGGCTTGGCGAGTAGGTCTTCGTATGAGCGTTCGACGTTCTCAATGTTAGTAGACATGTGTAATTTCCCCCTTCGGAAGTGTGTTACTTATATAGGCCTTGTCAGAACGACTACGCCGCCGACTGTCAAGGTAGCCATTACGCGGTCTTGCTGGACGGACGATCCTGCCAGCTCCCCTACATTCAGCTCACTAACGTTCAGCTCGAATACACCGACTGAAGAATCTTGCGGTATAGTGTATACGTCGGCGCTGGGCAGCTTGACCACTCCACCAGCAGCTTCCAGCACGGTTCCACTCTGCGCCTCTTCGTACGTAGCCTGTAAAGCCACAGCTTTGGCTTCTAAGGTCATTACTATGGTTTCGGCAATTGTGTGGAGCAGCACTCCCACCTGCTCTTCAACAGGCTGCGAGATGGCTTCAGTATAGGTCGGTCGTACAACGCTCCCTGCGGCTACGTCGGTTGGGTTCGGCATAGCCGCTTCTTCCGTAGACTTCTGAAGCGTGGAACTCCGCTTATCCAAGCTGCTGAAGGGCATTCCGGTCTGATCGGCCAGCCACGCTCGGTAGTCCTCAAACGCGGGATCGGCCATGTAGTTTAGGAAGTACTCAATACCTGCCCCTTTTGTCTCCCGGAGAATCTTATGGAGCGCGGCAGCAGTGTCCACTTGCAGGTACTTGGTACTGACTTCAAGGGCGAACTGTAGAGGTCCCCGATCTGCAATATTGATGTTAGTGTCCTGCAAGCGGTAAGCCAGCAGCTCCTTCATCGCGATATTGTTCGTCTTCGGGTTAAACAGCCACATGGTAAAGCGCCGCACGAAGCTGTTGTCCGTCTCGTTCGGTTCCCGGTCGATGGAGAAAAAGCTTGCCCAGAAGTCGAGCCAAGTCCCATCCGCCATTGTGCGGTTCAGCTGTTTCAAGGCCTGCTCTGTGTCGTTACCCGCCTGCCGGAGCACCCGGTATATCGGATAGAGCTGCCCCCACAGCTTGGAGTGGAAGGAAGTCAGCACGGTAGGCTCTGCGCCGTCGATACGTACGTTGTCTACTTCCATCATGACGTAGGGCTTGCGGGAGTTTACCCCATCCTCGATTAGCTCCGCAGTAGGCGCCACCGTGTATCCCATCGTCGCCAAGGTGCTGAGTACATCCGAAGTGCCCATACCGTCCAGCACGATCATCTGGCGCTGCGGCATCTCTCTTCGGAAGGCTACACTGTGCAGGTACATGACACCCTCTTCAATGGTCACACGGGTATGCAGGCCGGACCCTTTGGCGATAGTCATAAACGGCCTGTCCTTCGGAAGCTTGTTCCATACGTCACCTAGATTGTCCAAGAGCTTACGCATCAGTTTCATACTCTCACCATCCTACACATAGATGAACGGGCTATCTGGTATTAGAATCTCCGTTGATCCTGCCGTTAGATTGTCGTAGCTGTAGATCGTCCCGCCGTCGGTGGATAGCTCCACTTTGACGTCGTACACACCGTCTATCAGCTTAATACGGGTTTCGAGGGCGGTCTGCACAAGGGTCTGCCCCAGTTTCAGTGCAGAGAAGAAATCTGCGACCTCCCTTTCGACATAAGGCGTCAATTCTGTCAATAAAACGCCATTATCCGGCGTGATAGCCAGCCTGATTGTAACGGATTTCGCAGCGGCTGAATAGAGATTTACGATGATGCCCGCAGGCTTGTAGCCGTAGACGGGCTTCCCGCTGGCGTCATAGTAGCCGTATACGACCTTCTGAACCTCGGACAGAAGTTCCGCCGACGCTACTCCCGTACCGTTCCAGACGTAACAGTCCACCTGCCCCAGCTTGTTTACAAGGTCCTCGAAGGCTTTGGCATCGGCTACGTACTCCTGTGTGAGACCTTCGGAAGTAAGCAGTATAGCGGTGGTCGCCCCGTACTCGATAGCGGGCAGCGTCCCACGCGACAGGGAGGCGATGAATTTCTTGAATCGGTTCTTCTGCTCGTCTGCGGTTTCCTCCTCCTTGCCGTTGCTGATTGCGAGTCCATTGCTGGCGGTCTCAACCCCGGAAGGCTTAGTTACAAAGTCGATGATCGTTCCAGACTCTACGTTCCCCACGGTTCCCGGCACTTGGCAGATCACCGGGGCGTCGATAGCCATCGTACCTACGGCCATCAATACGTCCGCCGTAGTTCGGAAGCTCACCGGAGCCTGCGTCGCTGTAGCTTTCGTCTTGATGACGGTACCCAGCGGGATCAGGTAATTTGAATCAGCAGCCGAACTTCGGAAGAACGTTATCGTCCCTGTACTGTATATCGCCTGCCGCTTGGGAAAGCCCATAACGGTATAGACGTTCTCTTCAATCAGGGTCTTGACTGCGCGGTACATACGGTCGTACTGCTCTTCTACGACCAGCCCTACCGCCTCGTACAGCGTGCGTACACGGCTACCGACCCGAAAGTCGGTGACCTTTGTAGACACGCCACGCGTCCAGTCAATCATCTGCTGGACGACCTGCTCCATGGACTTGCGTTCGAATGCCATTGTTCCTTCCCCCTTCGTTGCTCCGGGCTACGACGTGGTTATCGTCGTACTTCCGAAGTTCCCTTTAACGTTGATTGTAGCTGATGTTCCGACAACCGTCACGGTTAAATCGACATATACTGACGTACCTGCCAGCGACACCGTATTCAGGGAGACTTCTCCAAGTCGGTCATCGTACCCCAGCGTGTCGATGATATCCAGTTCCACCAGCTTGTTGATGTATGGGAGGTACGCCTTACCGATCAGCGTATGAAGGTTACTCCCATATGAGAGGTGCTTCGGAAGGCTACCCCGGCGCGTGCGCAGGCGATGGTTGACAGACTGGGCGATGTTCTCTACTCCTACGTGGGTTCCGATGTCTCCAAACCCGTCGTCTTCTAAGTCCCCATCCTCGGCCAGCGCGTAGTCTATTCCTCCGATAGCTGTGAGCACTTCGGAAGTGCTTATACTCTCGCTCCCTTCTATAGTTCCCAGCGCACTATCTGCCGGAAGGTAGACGGTCTGCCCGGTAACCAGCACTTTAGCATCCGTACCGTTGTCGATAGGGAGTTCGTTTCGGATATCGGTGAATCCGCCGTACACCCCTAAGTTGGTGTTTACCGTGCCCGCCACTACGATAGCGCTGGCGATAACGTTGCCGAATGTTCCGTAGCTGACACACCGCACGTACAGGTACCCTACGGGGGAGCCTGCTGGAATAACCGTATCCTCGACCACGGCGTAGGTCTTCACGATGCCTTGCGCATCCACTTCCGTAGTGAAAGTTGAGTTCTTCATAATGGTCAGGGAGGACGTATATAGGCCACGGGTGACCGTTATGAAGCCACTTGCGTACAGGGTCTCGACGGCTTGGTTGCTGGTTAGGAAATACGGGTACTCCAGCCCGTTGTAGTCCGCTATCTCTGCCCACGTGATGCCGTACTTGGCTGCTAGGCCTTGAATGGAATCGACGTCGGTAAGCGTGTGCTCAATAGCCATTACAGTCCCACCTCCCCGGTAGTCGTAGTTGTCGTCGGAGTTCCGAAGACTGTAGTACCTTCCTGTCTGTTGATGTACACAAGGCTGTATAGCTGCGCTTGGATATTCCGTAGCTCGATCAGGATGTCGTAGGGCACGCTTTCGGCAGTGCCTAGCGCATAGGTCACCGTCCGGCATAGGTCAACGTACTGATTGATTTCGTCGGTGTTTAGGTCGACCTTGTCATACCGCGCTTCGTTGTAGTCTACCAGCGCGCTCTCCACGCGCAGCACGTAGATTAGAATCTGCTCAATGTTGTCGCGCTGCTCCCGCAGTACCGGGTAGTTGACGAGCGTGACCGACTCCTTCGGAAGGTAAAAATTGTCCAGTGGCATATTAATCAGCTCCCGCCTGTTAGCTTACTCATGATTTCGTTAATGGCTGAACCGCTCTTCCCTAGCTCCGTGACCATGCTTCGGGTGCTGGGGTTGGCCTGTAGGTACTCGACGAGGTTCGTGAATTTATCCTTCATAAGCTGGCGAAGGCAGGTAAACCGGAACTCGTAGCGGTACAGCAGTGGCTCGGACTTATTACGCTGGAGACGGAAGCTCTGGGGCTGAATCTCGTAGTACTCGTCGTCCTCCCAGTTGTACCAGTAGAGATGCAGCTTGGGTTCGTTGCTGGCGATGAACCTGCGGTAGACCTCCGCCCTGAACAGTAGGAACTCCGTACGGCCATCTACCTCCACACCCTCGGCTGACGTGCGCTTCTGATATCCGGTAGTTCCTGACAGGGTCACCGTCTTAAGCCCGGTTCCGAAGTCCGTGACGTACGCGCCGCCCAGCGTGGGCGTGACTGTCACACGGGCAGGTTCGTCCTGCGCCGCATCGTCCGGGTTGATGACGAGAGTGTGTAGCATGGTCGAACCGACGCCGTCATACTGCAAGTCGAAGGTATGGCGGTAGAACCTGCGGGCATTACGCGTTGCGGGCATTATTTCTGGCATGCTCTCACCTCCTAGTCAATTAGTGTCTTGGTAGATGCACTCGTGATCGTCCCGGTGCAGGTCCCGATACCCGGAACGCTAACACTCACGGTGTCTCCTGCGCGGGCAGCTCCTTTGCTCCCTGTGTGGTGCTTAATCGTTCCCGCAGGGTGGTCGATGGTCACTCCTGAAGCAGTTACCGTGATAATCGCCGGAGCCGTGGCCCCTGTCTGGGAGGTCGGAAAGCTAATCAGGGCGTGGTCTGCGGCCAGCTCAATATATGCCCGCTCGTCCTGCTTACTGTTATCCAGCAGGTGGGTCTTCACGTCCTCGTGAGATACCCCATCCTTCACTCCGATCTCGTAGACCGGAAGCTGAAGCTTGATCTTGTCCTTCTTCACGACAAGGAAGTTCGTCGTGTAGGACTGGTTCTTGACGAATCCCGCCAAGTACGGCGAATCCTTCCGCCCATCGAGGTACCCAACAACGATCATGTCACCCGATACAGGCTCCCGGTCGATGTCCCCCACGACCCATATTGCGGACGGCTGGCTGTAGTCAAGGAACACAGCGCTAATCTTGCCATACTTGTGAAAGTCCTTAGTGTCTGTTACTTTGGCGAAGCGCTTGTCGTTGAAGCCCGGCTGGCGGTTGGCTGTTTTGCCGCCCAATGATGCTTGGTCTTGCATAGTAACCCCTCCTTACTTTGGAATCCGTAGGACTTGCCCCGGGTAGATGTATTTACCATGTTCGGAAGTGTTTCGGCTATCGCGGGCGACTAGCGCGTCCTTGTTAGCATCCCATAGCTTCGTCCACAGGTCGGCCTTGCCGTATACCTGCTTGTTGGCTGCGATGGACCACAAAGAGTCTCCCTTCTTCACAGTGTAGAAACTGCTCTTCACCTCTTCGTCGGTCTTCTGGCCGACAGGTTTGGTTGGGGCAGTGATCACCTGTGTGCTGCCTGCGGTGCTCTCTTGCGGTGCGCCACCTAGTGCGACACCCCGTGTGAGCTGGAGGGTTGTTTCCCAGCGGTCAAATACATTGAAGCTCTGGGTGACTCCCTCGATGTAGAACTCCCTGTTTATGCCCTTCCGAAGTAGGCGCTGCCCTATCTTGTAGTTCCCTTTTCCCCGGACGGTCATGGACCCGTTGTAATACAGGTGGTTATTCTCGAACCAGTCCTTCAGCTTTTGGGTGTACTTTTTTGAAAGGTCCTCCAGCAGCGTCGGGTGCTCTGGGTCGGAGGCGTCCATCGCCAGCCCTTCAATCTGCACCTCCAGCGGGGATATCCCGTAGCGCTTGACGGCGTTCTCGTTCATCAGCGGAGGGGCTACACGCTTCAGGTCGATGCCCAAAGGATTGATCGTCGTACCTGCCCAGAACAGGTTATAGTGCTCGTCGTCACTGTAAGATAGGTCTTCTTCCAGTACATCCTCGCTCGGCAGATCGTGCGTGTACAGTTGCTCCCATGCACCCTTATAGAAAGGTGTGTTCCGCAGCGCAATCATGACGGCTGACCCATCTTCCCCGAAGCTGAAGCGCGGCATTGGGTAGTACCCCTTGCCTTTAGGGAACTTGGCCTTGCTCTCGTCGGAAGCCTCTTCGATAGTCTCGTTTACGACCCGTGCTTTGCCTTCTGCGTTCCAAGCTTCGGAAGCTTCCCTCACATCTACGAACAGCTCCGTGAATGGGGCGATGCTGGCGCGCTCCATCAGGTTCCATATGGCACCCTCGAACTGGTCGGCAGACAAGATCAGCGGAAGGAACATATCGACCTTGGCGAAGTTGTAGCGCAGGATATTAGTTACATCCACTTTCTTCGATACTGGTTCTTTCTTAGATTCATCCCACACCGTCCATTCCACCTCATTAAGCTTCGGAAGTACGTAGCGTATGATGTTGTCCAGCACGACGGCCGGGGTTCCTTGGGTGATTTGGTCGCTCGTGAAGAAGCTCATGAGGGTTACCCATCCCTCGTCAGTCAGGAAGAACTTCTCGCTGGCCTTCTGTGCGTCCGGGTTGGCCGCGCCCAGCTCTGGGTAGAATTTCAGGGCTGATTTTACTAGCACCTTACCGAAGTCCCTCCCGGTGATGATGGTGTTTACGGTGTTGCTGCCTGCGCTGCGCTGCCGCCGGATGCGGTCAATAAGACCGACCATAACGGTGTTAAGCTTGTTGCCCTCTGCGGTCTTGTATCCCATCTGGATGACCACGAGGTCGTTCGGTAGCAGCTTTGCATTCCACTCGTCCCCGGCCAGCGTGACCGTAAAGGCCCCCGCTGGCGTGTCCATCTGTTTGGACGTAGTAACTGAGAGTACTTGGTTGGTAGGGTCGAGCGTACCGTCGTTTAGCTCCCCTTTAAGCTGGTAGCATTTGGTGTTGGTATGGAAGCTCACCCGGACGAGGGGAATGTACCGCTTGGCTCCCGCATCCTGTTTCTGGATATAACCGTTTGCCATTTTAGTACCCTCCCTTCGATGGTGAAAGCTGAAGCTTCTGGCGCTCGGACTCTTTAATGATCTTCCGCACAAGGTATTCGAGGTTGTTGCTCGTTGCCTTGTTTACGGCTGCGGCACCTTCCCCGTCGAGCTTCAGCGTAACGGTGATCTCGGACTTTTGGGCGGTAGCAGACGACACCATGTTACCGATGCTGCTGTCACCAGCGTTCAGCCCGTTAAGTAGCTGCTGCGGGTCGAGAAGGTTCTGCTGCGAGTCCATATACCCAAGGTGCAGGTGGCTACCTGTTGTGTGCGAGCCAGCTCCCGGAGTTCCGGGGTCTCCGCCAAGGTTGCCGACATAGTCGCCCGCATTGACGCTTGCCCCCTCCTTCAGCGCGTCGCTGATCTTCGACATGTGCGCGTAGAAGTAGGTCTTCCCGTCCTTCATCTTGATACCGACTGTGTTGCCGCCGTCGGTCTTGTTCTCTGGGTCCCGCTTGATGAAGGACACGGTACCTCCTGCCAGTGCTTGGAGGTTGTCTCCCTGCTCTCCGTCGATATCCAGCCCTCGGTGCGGTGTGCTATGTGAGCCGTCCACATCCCCGAAGTTAGTAGTAACACGGCTCTGCCATCCTTTAAAGAATCCTGCGCCACTGGAGCCAGAGGAAGTGTTCACACCGAAGCCGTTCAGGAAGCTATTTACTCCTGTGGTCCAGTTAGAGTTCAGGTTCCTCGGATCATTGGTCGCGCCGATTGGGGCGTACTTCTGCTGGATGTCTGATACGCTGGTCAGCCCTTGGGAGATGTAGTTCTTCTGAAGGTTAGCGGCCATCTTCTGGATGCCCTCTTCCACACTTCCGAAGTTCATAAGACCATACTTGCCCATCATCCCGCCGACGTTGTTCTTCAATCGAAGTCCGTCCGATGTCCCGTTACCCGTCTCCTGCATCGCGATGGAAGCGAGCAGCGCCGGGTCTACTCCATTCGCCTGACCTGCTTGGACGAATGCCTCACCCATACCGGACAGCTTTCCTCCCAGCTTGGCGTTTAGTGCGGACGCTGTAACTCCGCTGTTAGTGGATGCGTTGTACCCGCTACCACTTCCGAAGGTCGTGGATATTTGATCTCCAAGATTGGAGAAGAAGGTAAGCATCGGAGCGAATAGCGAACCTACATAGGTCTTGAAGCCTCGGAACTCAGTATTGAAGCTCGCCATGGCTCTGTTGGTCTCTGTGTTGAACTCTTCCATGGCTTGGTTGGTTGTCTTGGTGTCCTTCTTCGCCAGTTCGATAGAGTCCTCATACAGAGATTTTGTGTTTGTGCCCATGGTGTTCAGGGATGTTGTACCATCCTCGGTGAAGGTCTTCAGGTCGCGCTGCATACCCGGCATAATGCCAATGCTGCTGTCTCCGCCGTCCTTACTGTTGGCGTCGGCGGTGCCCGTGCCGAATAGCTGCTGGAAGAAGCTACTGACTGCGCCAGCGCCCCCTGTTGCAGCGCCTCCAATAGCTTCCGCAGCCCTGTCGATCCATGGTGTTTTTACATCGCCGGAAGCCTTACGCTCCTGATAGCTGGTATCGACCCAGCGGGAGAGCGATGCTTGCTCTTCCTTCGACAGCTTCTCTCCGCGCTGCGACCGCAGAAGCAGGTTGTCACCGCTCGGGCTGGCAGCAAGCGTAGCCTGTTCGTCCTTCGACAGCGTCTGTCCGCTTGCTTGTCGTGCTAATAGCTCCTTGCCCTGTGCGCTCAGTTGGGCTTCAATGTACGCTTTGGTGGATGCTGCGTCTTTACTGCTTGGCATTCCCAGCAGTGCGTCAGAAGCCGCTGCTGCCCCTTGCATGACGCCTTGCGCTCCGTTTTGCAGAGCTGCCCCTGTAGCCGACGCCACTCGGTCTACCGCCGGAGCTTGAAGGTGCTCCATTGCCGCACGGTCGCGGGCTTGCATGTTAGCCCACTCCGCCAGCTTTTTCGATTCTTCAGTACTCAGGTACTTCCCACTCTTGCTCTTCTCCAGTATCCCGCCTTTGCCAGTAACCTCAGATTCGAGGGCGTTGGCTTGATCGCGCTTCTCCTGCTCCAGCTCCTTGTAGTACTGGGTGCGCTGCTGCGGGGTCTTGAAGGTCGGCTCCTTTGATGTGCCGTTTAGCATGTTCGTAGCGTTACCTACAAAGTTGTCAACCGCTCCGCCTATACCTCCGCTGGTGCTTCCGTCCCCACCTGCAAGCAGGCGCGTAAACCCGTCGGATACCACAGACATGATCGAGTTGAGGACTTCACCGATGGATGTGTTCCCTGCGGCGACATCGCCCAGAGCGGAAGCTGCGCTCACGATAGGCTCCTTAATTGCCATTACGCCTTCTAAGATAGGCCGTCCGATCTGCGACAGCGCCGCCTCGAATCGGGCGTCGGTGTCCATATAGTCCTGACCTTGGGCGGTTGAACGCTCTTCGTCGTACTTCGCGCCGGAGTCGATGGAGCCGTTTTCGATCTGCTTCATCTGGTCCTCGTTGAAGGACGTCAGACCGTTAGTTGCATCGTAGAACTCCCCAGCTTCCGACTTGGTAGCTGCGAATCCTCCATCTGTAAGCCACTTCTGCATGATACGCTTCTGAAGCTTGTCGTTGCCTCCTGATATGCCCTTAACATACTGGGCCATGGCGGGGATGTTATCCTCGTTCATCAGCCCGTCTTCGAAGGAGCTTTCGAGGTCGTACAGGTCCATACCTCCATACTTCTTCGGGTCGTACTGCTGGAGTGCCCGGATGCCCATCCATTTCCATTGATCGTTGCCCGGGGTGTAAATTCCACCCATGCCACCGATCAGGTTAGCTCCCTGCGCGCCTGTGAGCTGCGTCATGCCGTTATCCATGCCTATCCTGTCAAGCGTGGTCTGATAGGCCAAAATCTGCTTGGCGGACCCGTCCTTCAGCGTAGTGTTCATCTGCTGTAGCAGCGTGTTGTTCGTCGTCATGACTTCCAAAATACGCGGGGTCATGCCGGACTTCGCTACACTCCCTGCAATGGCGTCAGCAAACTCCTTCGGCTTGGTAGCGCCACCGATAGCCATGTTGCTCGATACGCCGGAAGCAACTTCCGAAGTATTCAATCCGTATGATCTCCCAAACTTCAGAAGTGCCTGCTGCTGATCGGTATCAATGTTGCCTGCGCCCCGGGTGTACTGGTCGAGGAAGCTCCACGTTTCCGTATCCTTGTACCCCATGTTATCACTGCGACCTACAGCTCCAGCGGCGTCATACTGCTCTACATTGCTGCCCGTACGCCCTGCCTGCCCACGCATACGCTGAGCGAGGTCGAGTGTATTAACTTGGCGGTTGTACGCAAGGCCATAGGCCTCCTGCGCCATCGACGCAATACCCGTCAGCCCGGCGAGTCCAAGGGTGAACTTACCCAAGCCCAGAAGCTTGCTGCTCGCTCCGCCCACTCCTCCAATGCTGCCGCCTCCGTCAGAGTCATCGTCGTCATCACTGGAAGACTTGCCGAACCCCGCTGCCTCGCGCTTCCGAAGCTGGTAGATGCGTTCGAGTTGGTCAATCTCGTCGGACATCTTCTCTAGCACTTTCTCCCGGTCGGCCAGCTCCTTCTGAAGCGCAGTTTTGTCCTCTCCGCTGGCCTTGCGCATCACATTGTAGAGGTCTTCCCATGCTGCGCTCTGTTTCTCCAGCTCCTGCCCCATCGCATCGAACGTGGACTCGAAACGCCGCCGGAAGAAGTCGAGAGCCTTCACCTGCTTGTCATCGAAAATACCGCCGGACCGTGCGCCCTTATCGACAGCGCCCGAATATCCGCTCAGGTCCTTCCGAAGTTGCTGTAAGCCTCTCGATAGGGAGCTAAACTGCGCGGGCTGCTGCCGCCCTCCTAGTGAACCCAGAGACGGAGCGGAGCCGTTAGGAGGGAATGCAGACCCTCTTCCGCCGCCTGCTGAAGCCCCGCCGGATGGTGTGCCCGCAGGTGGTGCTCCTCTCAAACCTTTTCCCTGCATATCGTACAGGCGCTCGGTCTCTATGATTTGCTTCCGAATTAGGTCAAGCTCGCGCTCGCGCTCCGTGATAGTCTTTTTGATAGCATCGCGTTCGGCTCCCTGCGCCCGTTCCATCTTCCGGCCCATCTCGTCGATGGTGTCGTTTTGCTTCTTGAACTCGCGGTCAAGCTCTCGCAAGGTGTCTTTAAACCGCCGTGAAAACACATCAAGCGCACGGATTTGGGAATCGTCAAAAAATCCTCCCTTCCGTGCGCCCTTGTCTATTTCACCGACGACGTTTTTCAGGTCACCTTGGAGCTGGTTAAGACCGCGCTGTAGTTGGCCGAACTCTCCCCGCGCTGATACGCGAATCGACTGTTCCATCGCTACCCACTCCTATGCTGTTGTGGTAGAAGCCCTAGTTTGCGGCCTTACGGCGTTTGAGGGACGTCTGTTTCAACGTCCTCCCAGTCTTCTTCTTTTGGTCCTGCCTGTTTCGCTGGCGGTTTCGCGTCGTACATATACGATAATTTGGCATCCCTCTCGTTAACCTCTTTGTCCCACTCTTCGTACTCAGGGTCTGCGAACTCTTCCGCCTTCTTGTCCCGTAGCTTACGATCTAGCTCTAAGTGGGCGTACTCAAGGTCTACCTGTTCGTCGGTCATCGCGAGGAGGCGCGGGTCGGTGGGCGGAATCCCGTTATATACGTGCTTCCGAAGTATCCACAGTTTCCGCTCCTTCGGCACCTTCACTATCAGGTGCAGATGCGTTTCGAAAGTCCTGCCGGAATGCGTCCTCCCACTCGTTGTACTTACCAAGGATATGATAGAGGACTTCCGGCTCGGTCACCGCCTGTACGTTCAGCAGCCACTCTGGGCGCTTGGCGATAACTACTTCCAAGGTAGACATGGTGTGCGCCATAAATTTAATAGACTCGTCTACAAGGTTAAGGTCCTTAACGCCCGCTGCGCGGAATACTTCAGACTTGATAGCACCCATCCGCATGAAGTCGGACATAGTAGGCTTCTTAAATTCGACCCACCCGATGTATTTGTTGCCTTCCAAAGAGGTGAACTCAATATGCACGCCTTTGGTGAGGTCGCCACCTTGTCGCACTTGTCCGGCCAGCGCCATGGCCTTCCGAACCTCGTCCATCTGCGCTTCGTTACCTAGTGGTTGAGACATATTACCCAGCTCCTTCGAATATTGTCGATTTTGGTCGCCACCATTATAGAACAACCCCTACCGACTTGGGTAGGGGTTGTTTCGTACTTCGGAAGCTTACACTGTTTCTGCTACACCGGAGTCCGAAGACAGGTACAGCCAAGTAGCATTTTCTCCAGACATCGCGTTTGCACGGAAGTCTTCGGAAGTCTCTTGCAGTGTGCATCCACGGTACACGATGACGATGTCTCCTGTGAATCGGTCGGTGACCTCGATGTCGATGACATTCAGATTAAGAATGCCTGCACCATACGCCGCCAGCCCGATCTCTACAAGAGACTTCTTACGGATGCGGAACTTTTCGAGCGATACCGTTCCTTCAAAGCGAAGGGGTACCGATTCCTGCGGCAGAATGGAGCCGATTTCGTACTGGTTCTCAGTACCGAAGGACCGACGTCCACTGATAGACTGTGCGCGGCCTACTTCGATACCGTCAATTTTCAGTCGGATCGTGTGCCCAGCGTGTGCTGGCTGGTCTTTTACGATAGACATGGCTTATTCTCCCCTTTACGTATGTTTTAGACTTCCGAAGCCGAAGCTCCACGCCCTTACAGCGTGAAGTGGCTCGTAATCAGGAAGTTGTTGATCGGCAGGGTAGGCTTACCTTCCCATTCGAGGAAGAAGGCCGTTCCGTTCTTGGTGACCTTCAGCGAGTCCGCTACGTACCCACTAATCCAGCCTGCCTTCAGGAAGGCTTCGATCTGCGACACGAGGTCGTTATAGATCGTAACTTCGATGCCAGCCACACCCGCTTTGCCGATGTACTTGTTCTCGAAGTAGGTTACAAGGTTACTGGACATGTCATCCTTCAGCGTGGACACCGACAGCTCATTCTTGGTCAGGTCTTCAGTGGCGTCGGTTGTGATGCCCTGAACGATACGGAAGCCTACGTTCTGCACCACTTCAATCGGCAGGATGTGCGCGGCCAGCAGTTCTTCGATGTCCGCTCCCATGTAGGTTGTTTCCAGCGCTGTGAACTTGACATTTTTGTAGGTCACAGGCTCCTGCGATGGTAGCCCTGCCCACAAGCCTGCGACTGCTGCGGCCATGTAGTACGAAGGTTTTGCAACCAGCACCCCAGTAGCATCAGGGATCATAGGGCACGGAGTTGCAAGTACTGCGCGCTCACTAGCGAAAGTTGCCAGCACCTTCACCGCATCCAGTGTCAGCCCAGTAGCATGGCCGTAGAACGCGCGGCGGCTACGACGGTTCTTCACGCTCGACATCAGAGTGACATGCGCGTCGATCTTTGTCAGGACCGCAGCAGTGGTTGTTACAGGCACGATCCCTGCAATAAACTCCGGCTGCATCAGGTCGATAGCTGCTTGCCATTCGGCGTCCGTAGGCTGAGCTGCGGCCTTCTGCACAGGGGCTACACCGATCAGATCGGCACCGTGTCCCCACATCACACGCATAACCTCCAGCAACTCGCCCTCACCGATAGCTGTAGCGGCCTCCTTAGGATCGTTGAAGAACGACACTTTAGTGGTCGGCAACGTGGACGAAGCAGGAATTTCCCCTACTACGGCCAGTGTTTTGAGCGCGCCGACAGTTACAGGTGTCATGCCCGAAGTGTCGACTACCGAATACGCACCCGGGCGGCTGATCTGCGCTCCGCCGAAAGAGATATTAATGGTCATGGCTGTTTACCCCCTCTTAGGAATATGTTCTGTTGGATTGGGCTTCGAGCTGCTTTGCCCAATCCTCTTCCGTCTGCGGCACGAGTCCGCCCTGATTGGCGTTGGCCTCGTAAACGAAGCTCGCGACCAGCCCGGGATTCACTCTATGACGTTTCAGGTATTCGTCCAGCGTAATCTTATCAGCTTCGGAAGCTGGCGTCGATACTACATTTTCCGACTCTTCCTGACCTTCCGAAGCATGAATGCCGTCGATCTTTGGCAGGTCTTGTGGCTCTTGCGCTACGCGCTTTTTTGCTGTCGTCATGGCGTCTGTCCTCCTATATTAATAGTCGTGGATAGTACGGTGTCGACGGTGATATCGCTGATAGCTTCGACATTCTCGTAGACTTCGACGTTCATCGGGTTTAGGTATCGCATGGTGATTGCGCTCCAGTAGATTACTAGCGGAGCATTCTGCATCGAGCTATCCTGCTCGTCCCGGCCGCCGCCCAAGGTAACGTTTATCAGTCCCTTTTGCACGAGGGGCAGGCGGATGGCGAACAGCACGGCCTTGACCACGTTGTACAGTTCATCGCGCTTGTCCGCGTTGGTGTGCCACACGCGTACCTCGACAGCTTCGGAAAAGAAAGTTCCCTGCTCTGTGACGTACACTTTCGTGGTGCTGTTGTAGTCCTGCCCATGGTGGTCACCAATGGACTGATTTGACTCGTCGTCGCTTATCCGGTTGATGCCGATACACGGCATCTCGGTGTGCGTCTGCGGGTCCGACTTTATCACCTTCACAGCACCAAAGTTAAACTTCGGAAGTGTAGACTTTAGCGCCTGCACCAGTTCCTCTTTAACGTCGACCGTTTTAAAGTCGAAGTCCATTGTACCGATTTCCCAGTTCATCATGGTTAACCCTCTCCAAGCCCCATAAAGTATAAGTCCATCTCGAACCCTCTACGCACAAGCGCAAGCACTTCCTCGCGGGTGTTCTCGACGACCGCTTCCCGGATAGGGCGCGGCTTGACGCCGGGATGCTGCCAAGCCTTCGGATCGGAGTTCTCTGACAACCTTCGGAAGGTCATGTACTGGCTGTGCCCCGACTGGCCCATCTTCGCCATCCCGCTGAACTGCCCAGTTTTCCATGTGTACCCGGCCCCCGGATGCGCCCCTGAGTGGCTACGTTGCCCTTCGGAAGATTTCCCAAGCTTGCCACCCCATGTGTATCGGTTCGTTCCGGCTGCGGACCCCAGCTCGCCGTTGCGTCTGCTATATCCCAGATTCTTGGCTGCGTCGTATATGTGCTGCGGCATAGGTGCCATCGTGACGGTTCCCGGCGTGCCATGTCGGAACGGGATAGTGATAAACCGCTTGCCGTCCTTGCCGATCCTCGCCTTGGGGGAAGCCAGCATCTTGGCTTTCATGTCCCGTGGTTGGGAACCGCTCTCGATGATCGCCCCGGTTGGGCTGGTCGTGAAGACCTCACCCGTCATGTCCTCCGGGAAACGTAAACCGTCCTCGATGCTGCGGACGTAGGCCCCGGAAACACTATTGATGCGGAAGGTACCGCCGCTGAAGGATACCGTTGCGCCCTGTGCGTACTGAATCCACGTTCGTTGTATTACGTCCCTCGTTGCTTCTTTGACAGCCGCCGCAGTGTAGGGGAGCGCACCTGCTCCGCCTGTACGTGCCCTATCCAGCTTCTTCAGTATCTCGCCAATGTTCGGAAGGTCAGCAGAGATAGTAATTAGGCTCATTTCGGCTCGAATCCTCCGGCACGGTAGCGCAGAGCTACGTAGCGCGGCAGAAGTTGACCGTCTTGGTAGCGAGGCTTCGGAAGTGTAGTAAGCACTGTAAACACGGGCCGATGCTTATACACTACGCTGTAGTGCTCACCCTCCTGTGGTGCTACGCCTCCCGCCTTCCATCGGATGACGTTTCCTTCGTTGGTGAAGTCCTTACCCAGCCTGTACACTACTTGCTCCCCGGTACTGGGGTTGACAGTACGTACATGCTGGATGCTCAGCACCTCTTCGTTTAGCAAGGTGTCCGCAGGTCGCATGTAGATAGCCTTTCCCTTTATGAGCACTTCGGAAGTCTTATAGTCATCGTCGAGTACGGTGATCAAGTCATACATACTGACGTTATATAGAGGAACGTCCTCGAAGTCGGTACGGCTGAAGGTGCCCCCTTCGGATCGCCGCCAGTACCGCTTCGGCACGGACATCACGGCATCTCCGATATGGAACATCCCGGCCATATCCTCGAAGTCTCCGTTTTGAGTAATGCTTGTGAGCAGCACGCGCCCGATGATCGGAGGGCTGTAGGTGTACCCTTTGCCACCGCACACCTTGCACTCGTACACAGGCTGGCCGCTGTCAAGGTTCCAGCAAGCGCACATCAGCGCCTCCTGCCATGCTACGTCCCGTCCCCGGCGTTGTATCATGGTCTCGAACTTCTCGGCGTGAATCTTAACTTCAGGCGACATGGTCCTCACCCCTCTCTATACCATCGTTATTCCGCGTTCGGTGCCACGGGCGTCTGCCCCTTTTGGATCAAAAAAGGCATCCACGGCATCCTGAAAATTCTTCATTTGTGCTTGGAACAACGTAGCTGTTGCAGACGCTGTTGTCCCGTAGGACTCAGAAAGCCCGTCAATGGACGTTGAAGCATTCGTAATTCCCCGCTGCCGGGCGTTGCCTGTGATTCCCAGCGCGTCGACTGCTACCATCTTGGCAACGATGTTTCGGATATCTGTAGGAATCTTACCTAGCCCATATCCGGCAACATAACTGATATACAGCATCTGAGGCACGTTACCCTGAATAGCTCCCGTAATGAACGGGTACCCCGTCAGAGTTCCGCCTGCCATGTTGAATATCGAAGGGTCTCCGGCGTAGGGCACAATGTGTACCTGCCCGTTTCGCTTGTAGAGCTTCAGCCACTCTGGGCGCTCCAAGAAGTCCATAATGATCTGGCCGTTTGGAAGGACAAGCTTGTACTCCAATAGCTTAAGCACTGGACGCTCTCGGAGCTGCTGGAATCCGTACTGTACCCACGCTCGTGCGTCGTAGTCGTACGGTGGCTCTTCCCGGTCGTAGTCCTCACCCTCGACAAGGCCGCGCGCTTCTGCCTCTGCTACGATTACAGTAGGCTTCAGCGGAATGCCCAGCCTGCGCTCTACCTCTGTAGCCTTTGCGTCGATCATGTTCTGAAGGTCCTCGTCTTCGAGTCCATCTCCGAACTCGTCCGTGAGTTCGATCCCTGCGCACCAGCGCGTCCGTATCTCGTCCGGGGTAGGCAGGTTCGTCTCAGCGTATTTTGTGAGCTTCGGAAGTACAGGAATGATAACCATGTCATCACCTTACATTCTGTAGGCGACGACCGTAACGGCCGCGTCTGCTTTAAAGTTGTATACAGCCATCGGGACGACCTTTGTCACCCCTGCTTTGATCGGAATACCATCTACCCCTGCCGCGACAGGGTCCCCGGTTGTAGGATTGATGGCATTTGGATAGAACAGGGTATCGGTAGCACTGTCCACTTCGAGGTAGATGTACGCCCCATGAGTGTCCAGTACGCCGAAGGTTTGCGCCGTGATGACCTTATGTGATCTAAATCCTACGTTCAGCATAGGTCGTCAGCTCCTTCTTATCTCTTAGCCGCAGGGCGGGCAGGTGCAGTGCGTTTCGGTGCAGCAGGCGCCACTACTTCAGCAGCAGGTTCAGCAGCAGGTTCAGCAGCAGGTTCAGCAGCAGGTTCAGCATCAGACTCTGCGGCTGCTTCTTCAGGGGCCGCTGGCGGGTCTCCTGCTCCGTCTCCTTGTTGATCGCTCTCGTCGTCCTTAGTTTGATCATCTCCGTCTTCGGAAGGCTCTTCCGTGGCTTCCAGCGCACGGTATTCGTGCGAAAGCTCTGTAAGAACCTCGGCTACCGCGTCGGATACGTCCGCTATGCCACCCTCGTCAAACTCAACTAGCTCGCCTGCCACTCTAACGTTCTCGGGGAACTCCCCGAAGTGCTTCTGAAATTTTGGCATTTATACCGCTCCTTTTTAGTGGGTTTATAGATGCAAAAAGGAAGGGCTTGGACTAGCCCATGCCCTTCCTCGTTGTTGTATGGCCGTCTTATCGAGCGACTGGCTTCACAGTACCAAAGCTTGTCTGGCCGTAGACCGGACCGAACAGTTCGCGGTTGCTGTTGAGTCCCAGCGTTCCGATGTTCTTGATTACGACGATGCGGCGCGGGTTGTACACCTGCACCATGCCGTACATCAGGATCATGAAGCGCTCGGAGGCGGAGATACGAGCCAGCGGGAGCTTCATCAGCGGAGCGAGCTGCTTGAACGTCAGAACGTTCTCGCTGTCGTTGTCGATCAGCACAGCCGTGTGGGTGCCCGGAATATCGAAGTTGCGGTCAGGGATCACTTGGGATGCACCAGCCACAGCCTTGATTTCGAAAGCGTACAGCGCGTTTGCCGGGTTATTTGTGTAACCACGGTACACACGATACGTCAGGGCAACAGGGTCAGACACTACGCTGTTAATCTTCAGATCAACGCGTTGGCCTGCTGTAGTGGTCTGTCCAGCACCACCTACATACAGTGGTGCAGATTCGCCTGCACTGTTCTTCGCGGTTACGAAGTAGTGGTACGTACCTGCTGCCAGTTTGGAGGTAGCGTCTGCTGCTGCCGCAGTTGGAGCTGTTGCATCGCCTGTAGGGACAGCAGGTGCTCCTTTTGCCGACACAGCGGGCGGCGCAGTCTCAGGCTTCAGGAACGTGTTGTTCATGAAGTTGATGTCTGCGGTGTTCGCGGAGTAACCACGGACAGGTGCACCCAGTGTAGCAGAGTCACCAACTCCGATACGTTGACGTCCGGCAGGCCCAGTCAGGAGCTTCGAGAAGTCCTTGTGCACTTGGTTCGTCAAGTGGAGGTCAAGGGATTGACCGCCATAGTTATCAGCGATGATAGTTGCGATATCTTCCAGCGTATTCTCGTCCAGAGGGAGACCCTGCATGTCGATAATGTGCTGGTTGGCGTAGTTTTTGCCGGAAACGAAGTTCCGTACCTGCGCGATAACGCCGTCGAATGCCAGAGGGTCCAGTGCGGAATCCGCAAAGTACAATTGACGTTCGAGCTGCGTCAGGAGCCACAGTGTGCCTGCTTGGGTCTGCTGCGCGACGATATCACCGATAGTGTTACGCACGAGCGTAGCCGGATGGGTGATGACGCGAGTAGTACCCAAGAACTTCACGTACTGGGCTTGACGCACGAAGTTGGAATCTTCTTCGCCCGGCAGACCGCCTTCGGTGAAGAACGGGGAAGACTTACCACCATAGCTGTCCAGCACGTTGAATTCTTCAACGGTGTTGAACGCTTGTTTCTTGCCGATGCTGTTCCAGAACTTGATGTGTTTCTGCTGTGCAGTAACAACCTTCAGTGTTCCTTCCAGCGATTGCGGGCGAATCGCGGACATGTCCGCATATGCGCCATTGCCGTATGCTTCGCCGTCTTGGCCTGTGCCAAGGGCTTTATTCAGCTCTTCAAGCTCTGATAGAGAGTTCTGTCCGAAGCCGATCTCTCCCACGTCTGCTACTTGTACCATGGCTCTGTTCCCCCTTTGTGTGCTTGCGACCTATTCAAGCCCAAGCTCTTGTTTAATGTCCGACGTAAGTCGAAGTTGCTCGAAAGGTGTACCACCCTCGTAGCGCATGATCTCCGTACCGATCCCCATGTTTCCGGCTTCAAAGGACTTGTTCAGTACTTCCATGACGCGGCTGCGCGTCAGCGGTGCACCGTTACCCTTGTCCATGGACTTGGTGATGGTTTGGACCTCACGCTGGTTGACGACGCCTTTACGACCCACTGGGGTGCTCAGGACTGTATCCAATGACTTCCGAAGCTCTTCGTTATCGGAAGATAGCTCGTCCATCCGGGATGCCATAGTCTGTACGAGTCCGCCAAGCGACGTCAGCGCATTCACCACTGCTCCCTGCTGCTTCGCAACATGGCTCAGAGACTTCTGAAGGCCGTCGACGTTAAAGCCGAACTCTTCAGCGATGTCCTGCAAGAAACCGGACACGTCGAACGCTTGCTGTTGCGTCTTACCCAGTGACTTTGCGAAATCCGTGGTTAGCGCCTTCTTCAAGTCGCCCTTTTCCTCGTCTTCCTCTTCGTCCTCGCCCTTTTCCTCGTCTTGGTTGTCGTCGTCGCCATCTTCCTCGCCGCCGTCTTCCTCGTCTTGGTCATCAGCTCCGTGCGCCTTGATTAGCTCTTCCTCTTCCTCGTCGGCAGTCTCCAATGACTTCCGAAGTTCTTCAAGGTCGGTATCAAGCTGCACTGCTGCTTTTGCCTGTGCTGCTGTTGGCATGTTGTCACCTCCAATTTTCCCGAATAGGGATTTTAGGACCGGGTACCTCTCGGAGATGTACGCCGCGTACTGACACGCTTCGTCGTAGTCCAGCCCGCCGTGGCGACCGTACAGGTATGCACCCATTCCAGCCTCCGCTGCCGTGCCTACTACGAAAGACTTCCGAAGGTCCTTGTCCTTCATATGGTCGTGGACAAACGAACGAAAGAGCTTAATCCATCTCTCCTGCTCGTCTTCGGTGCTCTTCGCACCTCCCTCGACCGACTGAGGCATGACTTCCGCCATCCCTGCTGTGTCGAGCGACTTGTCGACCATGTTGATCTCCACTTCGTGGTCTTTAGAGAAGGACTTTGCCAGCTCTGCCCACGTCATGGTGTTCACCGGGTTCATCGTAAGCACGACGTTCCGAAGTACAGACTTCAGAATCTTCCCAGTCTTACGGTCTCGCTCCTTGACGCCTCCCTCGATAGACCAGCCCATAGTCCGCTTGGTGTGAGACTTTTTCAGGTCTTCGATGGCCGTTACCGCTTGCTTTGCCAGCTCGCGATTCTGGAATAGCCGTCCTTTCACGTAAATACCGTTTACGGACTTCTGAAGCGTAGGGTGGGTGAACTGTCCGACCCTAACTTCCAGCGGTTCCCCGATGAACTGGTTGGGGCTATTGCCGTGCTCGTACTTAATCCATCCTTTCGTCAGGAAGTACGAGCAGTCCATGCCTTCCGGCGTGATGGAGTCTTCTTCTTCGTCCTTTACGTCCGAAGTCATGACCCCTTGGACTATCCAGTCACCGTTCGCGTCCACTTCTACCGACTTCAGAAGGTCAGTGTCTTCGATAGGCACCCACACGCGATAGGAGTCCGGTAGGACGTTTACTGGTGTGTCAGCCACTAAGCTCACCTTCCCTTCTAAGCAAAAAGAACGAGGACAGCACAAGACACTCGATCTATTCGCTAACCCCGGCTTGCGCCGCGCAGTAAGCTTTCGGTCGATGCGCACAGTAGCGGGCGAGCTGGTAGGTTCCCGCTACTGTGCGTCGGTGTCTTGGGCTGTCCTCGTTCGTGGACTTCGTTGCCCTATTTCAGCCTGAATAATACACTGGCTTCCGAAGGGCGTCAATACTATTTTTGCGCTTTTACGACAAACTTCGGGCGGGGTACTGCGGATGGTTCACCGTTCATCTCAACGGGGATCGGGTTGGGTGTTTTGCACGAGGGGCATAGCGCCGTTGCGCCACTAGGCGTGAATAGAACCATCCGGGTCCGTAGCTTCCATCCCTCCGGCGTCTTGTCCATTAGTATCCTGTTGCACTCCGAACAGTGTAGCATCCGCGACTCCCTCCTACGCGCCGAATTGCGCTTTTTTGTCTGTTACCATGATGTCGCTGAAACCTACGCGCTCGCACGCGCCGATCAGATTCCGCCAGACCTTAGCGACGGATTCCTCTTCTTCTTCGTGGGAAATCCCCTCGTCTATAAGTGCTCTTCGGAAGTTCCTCTCGTTGCTAGACAAGTAGCTAACGCACTCTTGCGCATCGTCTACGGTCTGAATCTCGTCGGTGAAAGAGTCCTCGTCAAACATGCGGCTATTGTCATCCATTCCGGTTCACCCCTTCACATAAAGAGGGAGCTTCCGAAGAAGCCCCGCTCGGTCGTCACAACAGTATCACAAGTTTTAACGCTTTGTCAGCACTTGCTGCCGGGAGCTTCGGAAGCTTGGTACCCACCCGTTCTGCCACTTTCGGCTTACGTGGTGCGGCAGTAACTCCGCGAGGTTTCCGGCGCTGATCGTTACGGCTTGTAAATCCTCGGTGCCCTCTTCCGATGGTGCCTTGCGTCTCGCCCAGCTTCGGATTCTTCTCGGCGCTGCGGGTGCTACCTGTCAGGTCCTCAACGCCCTTGATCTTAGCGTCCTGCGCGTTGAACATGAAATCCTCAACCGTGTTTGGCACGTGCATGGACTCCACCCGGACGCTGTTTGCTCTGCCGATCTGTGCGTGAGTCTTGGCAGAGTCGGAACGTCGTACTCGCGCGGTGAACTGCGCCATCTTCTGCGGGTTCCAGTCTTGGTCGTAGTGGAACATGATGTGTGCATTACCGAAGTCGACGCCTTCTTTACCCGCCGGGGACACCGTAGTCGCCCACAGACTACCTTGATTCTTAGCATAGTCGTGCTTGTTGCCTCGGAAGCCTACTTTCGTATCCTCCCGGTCGGTGGCCTCTCCGGTGAACTGCCCCTGCCCAAGGTCTTTGTAGCCCTGCTTGTGCAGGTCGGCAAAGATCGGGTGCGACTTCCTAACCTCTTTCAGTACGTTGTCGATGATGTCCGTACCGAATGTGGTGTAACTCGACTTCACGACGACCTTTGGAACCATAGGTACCTGACCGCGCTTGATGCGGTCCTTGTTCTCAGCCTGCAAGCCGTCGAGGTACTTGTGGATGCGGTCCTGTAGGTACTGCGCTTTTGGGTTCTCCTTGTGAAGTGGCGGCAGCAGTTTAGGACTGCCGTCCCCGTTCTTCGCGTAGCCTCCCTCGCCGTCGCTTTCGTAGTACCGTTTGAACCCGTCCTTATCGACGACGTAGTGCTCGCCCTCTTTCAGGCCCTGTGCTGCCTTCTTACCAGCTTCGGAAGTAGCCGCAGCGCTTTGCGCATCGGTCGCGCCAGAGTCCAGTGCATCGCCGCCACCAACAAACATCTTATGAGACAGTGGTGCGTTCAGGAATTTCGCCAGCTTCTGCATAGCTGTCAGGTAGTTGCCGCCGTCTTTCTTACCTTGGTCAATCCCGGTGGCTGCGGCGGTCGCTAGTTCTGCCTTCTTGGATTCAGGCAGGTACTTCGCTTCCAGCTCCTTGTACTTATCGTACATACGCTGCACGGACGGGCTGACGTTCTTCGGTGTGGTCGTGGTTACCGTGTACTTCTCGCCGTTCTTGGCGTTGGTAACCTCCTTCTGCTCGGACTCGAAGTCCGTGATCGAGTGCTTCGTGCCGTAGTAGTTGTTCGTGTTGTGGTCCCGGCTGCGGTCGACCATATTCCCCATGAAGTCGGTCTTCGGTGATGGCTTATCCACTTCGGAAGCCCCTTCGAGATGCGGGAAGTGAATCTTCGACCCGTCGTTGTACGTCACGTCCTCGCCACCCCGGAACTGAATAACGTTCGCCATGATATCGCCCAGCTTCTCGGACATGGCAGGCTTGATGCCGACGATCTTGCCGTTCTTATCTTTCTGCATGTAGTTGTCCGTGAACTCCTTCATGCTCCCCAGTTCGTGCTTGCCTCCTGTTACGGTGTCAATCAGGGCGTAGGCTTCGCGCGCGTCGTTCTCCATTGGTGTACCGGACAGGCCCCATACGTTCTTGAACTTGTCGGTGGTCTCCGCCAAGGCAGTACCGCGCTTACCCTTCTGGTTCTTGAAGGCATGGACCTCGTCAATCACGATGTTGTCATACATGCCGCTGTTGGCGAAGTGCTCACGGTTCCGCATGAACGTATCGTAGTTGACGATATGGAAGTCATGATCTTCGGAAGCATGAGCTGATGTGTTCTTCTTGAAGCTCTTGAAGTCCACCGCTTCCTGCTCATTGCCCGCCTGACCCCACATGCTGCGGCCGCGCTCGTTCTTGACGCCCTTCAGGCCGGAACCGATGAATAGCGCTGTGCTGTTGGTGTGGGACCCGACTTCCTTACCCCAGTCAGACATGATGCCCTTCGGAGATACGATCAGGGTCTTCTTCGGCTTACGCCCTGCTGCCAGCTCTTCTGCCTTGTAGTGCAGTCCGGCCACGACGCCCAGAATGGTCTTCCCGGTGCCCATGCCGTGCCCGGCGATTGCTCTTCCGCGCTTCCGAAGGTGGGCGGCTCCTTCAAGCTGCGTCCCGTAGAGTCCTTGGCTCGGGTTCATCAGGTAGGAGTGTTCGTTGAACTGCGCCTTGTAGTGCTTGTCGAATTCCGGGTTGCTCGTCTTGACCGTCGATGGCTGGAACTGATCACGAAGCTCCGGCACGCTCTCCGGTTTGCGGTCCTTGCGGGCAAAGTGGTCTTTCAGGTACTCCGACGCTTCGTGCGTCAGCGATATGCCTCTGCTGTCCTTGCCAAGGTCTTCACGCAGCTTTTCGAACATGGCGGTGGATATGCGAGCTGTCCCGTCATTCAGAACCCGGACGCCTGCGGATTCGACATGCTTCCGCATAGAATCGGGCACGTGTACCTCCAGCTCCTTGACGTACGAGCTGCTGAACTTCGCCATCAGCTCCTTGCCCGCTTTGGAACGTCCCAGCACCTTCGCCAGCCGCTTGTGCTGCTGGTCAGACAGCTCGATGTCCTTCTGAAGGTTTCCGTCCTTATCGAACGCTCCTTGATTGACGTTAGCCTTCTGGAGGGCTTGTGTGAACAGGTCCTTGGCGAGGTCTGCCCGGCGCTGAGATTTTGGGTCTTCTCCCTTGAAGGCCTCCGCGATGTTCATCCGGTGCGCGCCAGATTTTGCTACTTTGACGACAGCGTTCCCGGAATCGGACAGGATTCGACCTTCTTCCCTAGCTGCCTTCAGCTCGCCTTTGCCAAACATCCCAATGACATGGCCTTTGCCGTCTGTGACCTTATAGGTGTCGCCCTCAATCGAGTGGATTCGACCCTTTCTGTACCCTGCGCCGTCCTTATACATCACCGCGTTGCCTGCTTTCATGGCGACGTCGTTCTGTGTCGTAAAGCGTCGGTCCACCAGCTTACCGTTTTTAAACAAGGCCTTCACGGGTTCCCCAGTGGTCGGGTCGATACTGCCCTTCGGAACATCGCGGCTGTCAATATAGCGGTAACCGTCATACTTGCCTCCGACGACGCGCGGCGCTCCCTTACCGTCGTATTCGAGCTGAATATGGTGACCCAGTGCGTCTCCGATGTGAATATCGCTGCCAAAGTGTGCCGTAATCCAGCGTCGGTTACCTACTGCGGACTTCAGAAGCTCGTTAAGGTCCGATTCGTTGGAAATAGGCTTACGCTGGTTCAACAAGCGCGCCATCAGAGGGTCCTTAATGTACCCTTCAGCATCGGTCGAGATGTGGTTAACAGTTCCATCCGCCATCTTCTGTGCGAAGGTCTGCATCTTGATCGAGCCGTCACTATCGCGAGCTTGGTCAACCAGCTTGAACTCTTTGTGCAGCATGGTGTCCTGAAGCCCTGCTTTAGTGTTGGCGCGATGCTTCGCCCATTCGTCGTCTGTGATCTTCTTCATGAATGGCTTGTCTGCATCGGTGTTGGCAAACTGCGTTAGGGTAGCCTTAAGGTTGGAAGCGTCCTTTCCGGTGTACCCTAGCGCCCGGCCAAGGTGTCCCCAGTTCGTTAAGTCCTCATGTGCCCCGCCGTCCGGGTCGAACGCTTCAGTAACAGCACTCGTGTACTTACCGCGCTCTTCGTTACCATCGGCGTCCTTCTTACGGGAGCCTGCTCCCCCTGTGAAGTCTCCGCCGATCTCCACCAGCATTGTCTTCCCGGTGATCGGGTTGCCAATCATGTACTTACCTTCCGGCAGCAGGTTCTTCCCTGCTTCCTCACGGGCGCGGCCCATTTCCTTCACGCCAAAAGACTCGGCCAGTGCTTCCATATTCCCGTCGGCTGCTGGGTTCATGCTGGCTACATCCTTCAGAAAGCTTCCCATTTTGTCCTTGTTACGGCCAGCTACTGAACCGATACCTGCCAGAACCTCGCGGGCCTTGGCTTCAGCTTCGGAAGGGTTCTTACCGGATTTATAGGTATCATGATAGGCTTGCAGCGCCTCTTTGACGCCCGGCTTGTTCAAGAAGTGACTTCCAAGATGGGTCCGCTTCTCGTCCTCTGTCATGCTGTCCAGCTCTTCGCGCTCAGCGTCTGGCAGGTCAGAGTAGACATCCAGCGCTTTATGGGAGTGGTTGTCAAGAAAGTCTTTCACATGTCCCCCTACAAGCCTATTGCCGTCCTTCTGCTTCCAGTCAGAACGCATCCGCTCCATTTGCTCGCGGAATGCTTGAACGCCGTGGTCGACCACATGGCGGTTATCCTCGTTGACGTCCGCATCACGGGTGAACTGAATATCTCCGGCGTCATCGAAGTCAACGCCCCGGTTCTTCTTGGCGTAGCTCGCGCGCTCAGTAGCGTAGTCAAAAGTACCGTCCTTCTTCCCGGCGTTCTTCTCTTTGGCTGCGATGTGGCTCTTCCATCCCTCACGAGCGGAGGCCTCGCGGCCCTCTTCGTGAGAAGCCAGCGCTTCCCTCTCATGATGAAACTCCAGCTTGTCCTCCTGCGCACCTGCGTTGTGCTCGTCCCGATGCGCCGCATTCGACGAATCATACAGAAGCTCCCCGGTAGTAGAGCTGACAAGCACACGCTTGCCGCCCCACGTAATCCATGCAGAGCCGGGGTTCTTCAGCAGCAGCTCTTCCGACCATGTCTTACCGCCACCCTTGGATCGGGCGGCGGCGTGCTGTTGTTCAGAGATACTTCCGTACTTCTTCTTGTTGGCCTTCACATACTCGGTTGCCCGGCTGTTAACGGCGTGGTTACTCCCGCCTTTATGGGGGAACATGGACTTCCGAAGCTCGTTACGGTGCGCGTTGAACGACTTATACAGGTCGTTGTCCGGCGGCAGCGTAAGCTCGGTGATGTGCGCCACGACGTCGCCTTCGTCCAGCATGATAAAGCTGCCCACGTACTCGTGTGGCTCCATGGACTTCAGAAGGTCATCCTTGCTATCAGCATACAGCGTCCGGGTGTAGGTCTGCTGTAGAACATCGACACCCACACCCCAAGACCGCAGGGACTTCACGAGGTCGTATTCGTAGAAGGCCTTCATGATCGAACCAACTACAAGGGACTTCAGCATCCGTAGCTGCTGGATGGCAGGGTGATTCTGCATAACAGCGGCGCTGATCTTCTTCATTGCCCGACCAAGGGTGTTCTCGACCCATTTCGTGTCCACGTCCGCCCCGTGCTTGTCGTTGAGACGCTGCGCCACTTCGGAAGCCGTCATGCTCGCCTTACTGCCTGTTTCGGAAGCTTGGGAGTGCTTAATGGTCATTGCCCGGATTTCGTCGTCCGTCAGTCCCATGTCACGCATAGCCTGCGGAAGCGCACCCTTCAGTTCGGCCTGCCGCTCTTTCTCGATAGCTGCTTCTTCTGGGGAGGCTCCGGTACGCTCAGTTACGCTGTCCTTAATGGACACGGTCTTCCCATCGGCGCTCTCTGCGGCTGCTTTGTCGATGCTCGTCGTCTTCTGCTGAGCGCTGTAGTTCTTCAGTGCTCGAAGCTTGTCAGATGGGTCCTCATACCGCTTGTTGGTTTGCACCCAGTCGCCCTTAGCGTCGTCGTAGTGTGGCGCACGCACAATCGGGGCGTCCTTGAATGCCTTGGAGTTGGCTTCGAGATGGTCAGCCAGCTCCCCATGCGTAGGTGCCCGGCCAAGCTTCTGCGTCAGCGACTCTTCATGCTTCCGCATATCCCCGATAGCTCCACGAATCTCGTGCGGTGCCGGGATGTCGTTCATGAAGTCGTAGATATCGCGGTGGAGCTTCTGCTTCATCCGGGAAATGGTATGAGCTGCGATGGATGTCCCCTGCTCGGGGTTCTGGCTACCGGACAGGACACTATGCAGTGTTTCGTACATGGAGCCGCGAGCTGCCTGAAGCAGGTCACCGTATACACCCTGCTCTTGCTGCACATTAGCATCCTTGGCAGCTTCCTTCTTGCCCTCTGCGGAACGGTTTGCCCCTTTATGCCGCTTCAGGATGTGCATCTGTCCCATGACATGAAGTCCCCGGGACTCGGCCATCTTCTTCACAACATGGCGGGCCAGCTTGTCGTTAGCCTGCGTGATCGCCCCGGCCACGTTCTTGATGTCCTCCGCATTGCGCTTGTTGACGGGCAGCGCCATAATAGCCTGCACCTTAGGCGTGTTCCACATCGCATCAATGTGAGTAGCTTCAGCGCTCGGTGTGGACTCCAGCTTGTTCAGCTCGTCCGCTGCCTTGCTCTGCTCGTTAGCCTTCGGGTCCTCCTGCTGCCGCTTGCGGTTCTGCGGGATGGTGCCCTTGACCTCCTTGGTCTTGCTGCTCTCGTCGTGCGTGGTATCGCGCTTCAGCACAGGCGCTTCCAAAGCCTGCGTCCGCTTACTCTTACGACCTTCGGAAGCTTGCACAATGTTGTCGATTGCCGTCGATGCGGTTGCTGTCGATTTCGACGGCTTCCGGGTGTCGGATGCTGTCGAAACGGTAGGGTCTGTCAAATTTTGGCCCCGACCCGTGCCTCCCGTGGCATTGGTCTTGTTGGCCTCTTTAGTAGCCTTGCCCTTCGCAGCGGCGTTCGCTGCACGCTTAGCTTTGGCGTCGGCCTTCTTCTTGGCCTCTACGACCTTGGCGTGGTCGTTGGCATGCAGCACGTTCTCGCGTTTGACCTTACCGACTCTGCCGTCTTCGAACCGCACCTTGTGGTGGGTGTCTCCGGTCTCCTGCACGACTCCTGCTTTGCCCGTGCTCGTTACAACCTTGCTGCCGCCCTTGATGGCCGTGAACTTACCGTACGTATCACGTGGGTGTAGCGAATCTCTCCACGACTTCTGAAGGCGGTCGCTCCCGATATACAGCACAACATCTCCCATGCCTTACCCCTCCTTATTTCGCGCACAAAAAGCACCCGGCCTATCCACCGGATGCAAATTGTCGGTTATTGGCGAGTTCATTCTATCAGACCCGCCATGGTTTTGAATAGGTTAGACTTCGGAAGTCCTGTAAACGACAAATAACCCTAGCCATTTAGACTAGGGTTATAAGCAGTGAAGAGGTGTCGAAGCTCCCACCTAATAACAGTGAAGCCTACTTCGGCGGAGTGGAATCTACCGTTTCGTGCCTAGTTCTACATTAGCACATCACACCTACTCTCGCAAGGTCTCTCCGTCATTAAATATCTTCCGGTCCTCGTCCGGGTTCGGAATAGGGACGATGACGCCGACCCCGAAAGGTACAGGCTGGCGGCTCACCAGCTCTCCGTGTTCGTCCTCTTCAATCCACGGAGGCTTCGGAAGTGCGATGACGTAGGCAGCAGTCTCGTCGTACAGGTCGTACTGGGAAATGGCGTAGCCCAGCGCCTGCTCAAACAAGTTGGTAAAGCAGGTCTCCTGTGCTTCCTTGTCGTCATCATTACCCTTGCCCTTAGTTTGCACGTAGCCCTTGGCATTGATAGCTTCAAGCTCTTTCTGCCCGATGCCACGGTACATGACATTGGGGTCTCCGCCGAAGGGGTCGTTGCCCGCTGGGTCAGCGATGATCGACTTCCACAGCACCCGGTACTTGGCGATGGCTTCCCGCCGCTCGGCTTCATCCTTGCCCTTCACGATGCAAGGGACATGGGTGTAGTCCTTCTCCTTGGATGCTATCCAGCGGTGGTGCCCGTCGTGGACGTCATCGTCGTATCCGATCTCCACAGGCTTCAGGCCGACGCCCTGCGTCATCTTCTCCATATTCTCGCGCACCTTGTCCCAGTTGGTCGCTTCCTCGGTTTGGTACACCATTTTCAGGCGGTTGACTGGGATGTAGATAACTTCTGAAGGGTCGGTCTCATGGTCGATAGCGTAGGCGCTCCGCTCGGTGATGCCGGAGACCACAGCGTCCGGGTCTCTGCGGGCTTGCATAGCCGCCAGCCTTGCCACGTAGTCGTTGCCCTTCGCTCGAAGCTCCTGCTCATTGAACAGCACATGCCCGTCGTACCGCCCGGTCAGCTCCTTATTGCGAATCTCCGTCAGGCTTATGTCACCCATGGACTTGCGTAGCTCCATGTCCATCGCCTTCTTCAGGGCCTTGGTCTTGGTGATGTGCTTCAGGAGCGCATCCATGGCGGCGTGCATGTGCTTGCGCTCGTCACCTACTGGGAACGGCGCGTCGAGGTTTCCCTTGGAAGTCTTCGTGTCCCACACAAGGTAGTTGTTTTTACGCTTCTTGGCGGTCAGTTTATCCTCGATCATGGACTCGAACACCCGGGCAAACATCTCGCACCCTTGGGCGTAGTATGACTTCCCGCCTCCGTCAAACTCCTGCATCCGGGTGTAGTACTCACTCTTACCCGTGGGCACCTGAATCTCGCCCTTGTACTCGGCTCCGGTCTTGCGCTTCATCTCGTAGGCGACCATGTGAGGCAAGGCATTAAGCTCTTTCGTATGATTACGCTGCGCAATCTTAATACGCTTCTCCCGGTCCTTATCGGATTTTACGAAAGAGCTATTCATGACTCGGCTGACCGCACGGTCGTACTCGTTGTCGATCTTGTCCTTCCAGCGGGTATACACCGTTTCAGGACTGTCCCCTGCCTCTATTTCCCGGCGCATGCTTGGGTAATAGGAGCCTGCGGGTCTGGCCGTGGAGTCTATCGAAATCTTTGTTACACCGCCGGGCTGTCCCGGTGCAGGCTTGCGAACGGCTTCCATCAGGTCACCGTATAGTCTCTTCAGCTCGGGGTCCCCATCGCCCATCGACTGCGGCGCATCGGATGCCAAGGATAGCGATCCAGCGCTACCATGCGAGTAGGCATACATGATATTGTCCATCGCATGGCCCCACTCATGCGCGAGGGACCCCGCGCCGCCGAACTTGGTCATGTTGATGACCTTACGGTCCGGCTCATAGTGGGCTACTGCTCCAGCTTTACCACGAGCACCGAACGCTATCGACAGCCGCCCATTCAGGGATACGTCCTTGTCCTCCACTCCGATGATATCAGCGAGGTCACTGAAGGCTTCGGAAGCACGCTTCAGGTGGTACAGGCCAGACGAATCGTCCACCCAGTTACCAAACTCCACGCCCTTCACGTTGAACTGCTTGACCATGTCCTCCGGCTTCTTGACGGTCGTTTCCTTCCCACCTGTTCGCTGGTGCTCACTGACGGCCATGCGCTCCCACTTCTTCCTGCCTGCTCCCCGTGTGGAGGAACGGTCCTTCTCGTCGGCCCCATCTGCTGCGGCTTCGGAAGGCTTGAAGTAAGTGTCCCAGTTCAGCTTCTTGTCGACCACTGTCTGGAAGGTGCGCACGCGAGAGTTGCCGTTTGTGAAGAAGTTATTCAGCTTGTCTCCCATAGCCTCGAAGTCCATAACCTTCTTGGCGGCTTCGGCCTTGCTGATACGCTCGTTGTAGTAATCGTGGTTGAAGTAGGAGGCTGAACCGCTGTTTGCTACCTTATGCTTCAGCTCCGCCAGCCCGTCGCTCTCTCTTGCAATGGTGCCCAGCTCAGACACGGACTTCCGAATGTTGTCCCACGTCTTAATAGGGGCGAGCACCCGGTGAAGCTGCCGGATACCGTTCAGGTAGGCCGCACGATCCTCGGGCTTGTCACCCGCAGGCTTCGGTGCTACCCGGTCGTATATAAGCTGCTTCAACATAGCAGCGTTAATCTCCACACCGTTCTTCTGCTCCTGCTCGAAGTCTACAGGTGGCAGGATGTTCTTCTTCACACACATCTTCTGTGCCACTTCCGGCGCAACCTTCTCCAGCGCTTCAAGGTTCTGCATCGTCGGCTCGGTAGTAAAGTTCTTTTGGAACGTGTCCTTGCGAGCGCCGCCCACCTTGTCGCCTACGTCGTAGGCCAGCTCTCGGTTAGCTTGGGCTTCGGAACGAATGTCGGCTACCTTGCCCGGCGCTTTCGCTTGTTTGCCCCCTGCCGGAGCCGCTTTTGGTGACTTCGGCTTCGCGGCTGGTTTGCGGTCTGGTTTGATGTCCACAGGTACTGTGAGTGTGGCGGGCTGCTTACCTCGAACAGGCTTCTTTCCAGCTCCGCCCACTGTTCCTGAGTCGATTTCTTTTCCGGCGGCGGGCTTTCGCTTAGCCGCAGGTTTGCCAGCGCTGCTACCAGCCTCGCCATCGACGGCCTTCCCAGCCCCACGACTATTACCCTTTGCCGCTCCTCCACTGGCTGCGCTCCCCTTCTTTGCCGCTACTCGTTTTTGCTTGGCTGCGGCCTTGGCTTCAGCGGCAACGTTGGCCTGATGCTTCTGAAGCTGCGGTTTGGTGGCCTTCTTCGCGCCACCACTAACTGCCGGAACCGATCCTGCCAGTACCTTGCCGTCCTTGACGTAAATATGGTGACCACTCATGGTCACCCATTGCCCACCCGGAGGCAGTTCCTTATGAACCGCCTTGGCTTGGGTCTTCGTTATCTTCGTCGTCTTCTTTGTCGTACTGGCGGTACCACTCCCCGCAGATTTTACCTTCGTCTTCGTCGTCGGTGGTTTGGTCGTCGTGCTTTTCAGTGCCTTCCGAAGTTCCTCCGGGTTGTTGATGATGTTCAGGCTGCTCGCGTCCAGTAGCATCGGTTTGCTCCCCCTTCTCATGCAAGATGGCAGGGACTGCGTTGTCCGTGTAGTAAGCATTGACATGACCTTCGCCCACGTCCACCTTCACCAGCTTTAGTAGCCCCTTGCGCACCAGCTTCTTTAGTCCGTTCTTGCTGATCATATCCGACTCTGTAAGCACGATTCCTGCGACAGGCATCCCGGTGGATACCACCATGCCGTCAATGGCGGTCAGAACGAAGCCCTCGCGGGATTGTCTGAATTGCAGCGTGCCCTCGGTCTGTGGGTAATTCATAGCTACCAGCTCCTTTATAATTAGGCCTCAGTGACTTCGACCTGTAAGTATACAACAATCATGAACCGATGCTGCTCTGCGATGCGCGCCAGCCGCATGAGAGTAGGAGGCACCAGCACTTTAAGTTTTACGCGAGCCGGGTCAATGGTCAGGTCTCTTTCCTTTGTGGTGAACACCTTACGCTCTTCAGCCGGAAGGTATCCCTCTGGATATGTCTCTACTGCGCTATACGCGCTTGGCAGGTGGACGGTCATTGGTTCCTGACCTTCGGAAGGTACGAAGCCGTCAAAGTGCGGAGCCAGTAGCCCTGCAATTGCGTACCCTAATCCCTCAGCAAAGTCCTCTGTCGCCTTTGCAACAACATCATCGTCGTTCTCATAGGCCTTGTACGTGTAGGTGCGCCCGTAGCACTTAGTGCCGCCTGTGGTGAACACCTTCTCGTTAGGTAATGCCTCATACAGCCCGCCTATCTCCAGTTGCTGCGAGTTGTGCTCATACGGAATGTTCTCAATTTCGAGTCTCATTGTCCTTCATCCCCTTAATTGGTATTTGATGGCCCCATGCTATACTAGGCCTTCCGAAGCCGTCAAGCATTAAAGATTTGGATCAGGCGGCAGTCCTCGCTTGGCGCGCTCTTCCTGAATCAACTCAGAGGCGGACTTCAGCGTCGGTACGCCCTCCACCATCTTGTAGAACCGGGAGATGCGGTGCCAGCGGCAGCGACATAGCGGGTGCATTGGGATGCACGGACGGTATGTAGCCACTCTGCGGCCGAAGTTGGTCTTTCCCGGCCACACCATCTGTGCGTCGCTGGCCTCGGACTCTTCGGAAGGCGGCTCCCGCAGCACGGTGAACTGCTTGCCGATGACCATCTCCTTGCAGTGCTTGCAGGCGTCCACGCTGCCCATCCCAATCACCTGCTCGCCATCCTCCAGCTCTGACAGGTAGGCATCGCTCGCTACCATTGCCAGCTCCGTGATAGCTACACGTCTCCAGTCCCTATTCTGCTCCCCGTACAGGTCGAATAGCTCCTGTTCGAGGCGCTTCGGAAGCCAGCGCTCCTTCTTGGCCCGGATGATTAACTGCTTGATTCCCGCCCGGTGCCTGTCGTCCACTTCCTGCACCTTGTCTGCTGCGCCGTGGGTGGCATGAGAAACGGCTGCGGCTTCACGGGGGGTAAGTGGGAGGATGGTAACCTTGTGTCCTTCTGAAGCCTTCTCACGGGCTTCTCGTTCTGTAAGGACGACGGACTCTCTCCGGGAGGCTTGGATGCTCTCCGGGAATCGGTCAACCATGGCCCCGATGGTGCTGATAACCTGCTTCTCGGACTCGTTGCGAATCTTGCCGATAAATCCCGCACGTACCATGTAGGCCTCGACAGTTTTCGCATAGTCCGGTAGGCGGGACCGTAGCATTTTGTCGATCTTTGCCAGCTCCGCCTTCTTGAAGGGGTTGGTGTCCTGAATGTACTTGACGAAGGACTCCCGCCGCTCCTTGGAGACGGCCACAAGGTCCGATATGCGGCGCTTGGCGTTACCCATCCAGCCCTGCTTCGACTTTGTCAGGTCGTCTACATAGGTCTCATACTCTAAAGTGAATGCCTTCTCGGTGTCCAGATCGTCAACGTTTAGGCCCAGCGCAGCAAATATGTCGGCCATACGCTGAGCGCTGGCTTCCTGAAGCTCTTCGTATAATCCGTCCTCTGCCTGCCCCAGCAACTCGTCTCCGTTACGCTCCCACATGTTGTGCTCGTCGCCCCTGCCCGCTATTACGTTCATAACCTTCGGAAGCTCCATGGCCTGACGGAGAGTAACCAGTATCTGCTCCCGCACTTCAGCGGGAGCTTGTTGGATGTCCTTCGGAAGCTGGATGTTTAGTTTGTTCATAGCGCACCTGCTGGTTCACTTCGGAAGGTATAGCCATTTAGCGACAGGACGTATATAAATCCCGGTAGCTGAGCTGCGGGTACTGTAAATACGATGTCGGTCGCTGCATCCTCTCCATCCAGCACGTCGTCGATCTCGATGGTGACGACATAGTACTCAGGATGTTCGAGGGCGATAACAGCTTCTGACTCTTGGCTAAATCGGTTGTAGCTCTCCATTCCCATGTGTGAACCCTCCCTTGGTTTAGTAGTTATCCCAGCTAATCACGATGTTCAGCGTGGTGCCTTCTTCGTCTTCGGAAGCCAGCGACTTCTTCAGCGGGGCAGGCTTGCCCTTCTGCTTGACCTTTTCCAGTTCCATGTCATGCTTGTGCGCCAGCTTCATCTTCTCCAGCTCTTTCTCGTGCTGATCGTCCGGGTCCGGCTTGTCGTCGCCCTTGGACTTATCAGCCCCATCCTTCGCCTTGTCGCCGTCTGCCTTGGCTGACTTCTCTTGCATCTTGGCAGCGTTATCGGCCTTCAGCTTCTCCATCTTAAGCTGGTGCTCCTGATCGGCCTGCTTCTGTTCCATGGTCTGCTCGTGCTGCTTATCCAGCACTTCGAGTTGCTTGCCGTGCCCGTCATCCTGCATCTCCAGCGCTTTACCGTGCTGGTCGTCTGCGGAGGCCTGCTCTGCTTCTGGATCGTCCGGGTCGGCATTCGGGTCTGTCTGCTGCCCCATCCCGCTCTCTGCCATGTACACCTGAATCAGCGTAGCGTTGGCCGGAGCATTTGCCCACTTCGGAAGCTCTCCGCCGTTCTGCTTTTTGATCTCGTCGATGTCCACGTCGTTCTCTGCCCACACCATGGCGACCGTCTTCACACCGGAGTTGATCTGCTTCTCTTGGCGCTCCATCTTCCGGTCCTCGTCGTCTTCGTCCAATCCCACCCAGTAGAAGGCGTACTGGTCGTCGATCTGATCGACAATCTCGGAATTGAAGGTATCGGAGAGGAAGTTCATCAGTGGAATGAGGCCCTTGTCCTTGGACTTATCCATCTTCTCTTCGGTGTTGTCAGACTGGCTCATGCCCCCGCTCTTGCTCGTCCAGCTCTTGAATCCTACCTCGTTCGGGTCGATCTGATAGACCGCGCACGCGATGTTAAACAGGAACTCCAGAAACTCGTTAAACTGCATGTCTTGGTTGGACTGCTTCAGCGGTGTCCACTGGAACCCGGAGCCTTCCTTGGAGGCCATGATAGGCACAGCCCACTTTCCGGCAGCACCGCTTGTGAGCTGCTTCCAGTGGCGCTTGAACCCTTCGAGCGTCTTGTCATCATAGCTACCGACGAAGGACAGAACGCCCTGCGGCAGGTGGCTATGAGTGAAGTATGTCGTATTGTAGCGTACGCCGTTGACGATGCCGCTCACAATCTCCACCAATACCTCCAGCTCTGACATTCCGAAGTCCGTGGTCATGATGTCGGTGCGCGGGTTACGGATAGCGTAGGCCAACTCTTCCTCTGTGTACTCTGCCACAATCTGACCGCTGATACGCTGTACGTAAGCAATGTCCCCGGCTATCTTCTTGCCCCGGTTAGTCATGGGGTCGTACACCACAGGCTCGAACGCATCCGATACAGGCGAGTTGCTAACTAGCTCAATGGTCGAGCCATCAAGCGCCCACATCTCCGCCAGATTGCCTCCAATGGTTGGCACGGTCTCAATGGTCACCACGTCGAGGGTCAGCGTGTCGTCCACGATCTTCCGAAGGAAGGTGTTAAAGTTGTCCTTGCGCTTGCGGTTCTTGGCGTAGCCTGTCTTCAGGAAGAACTCTTCAATCTCGTGGGCCTTCTTGGCCTGCGCCTCCGTCATCTTCTCTCTGGAGTCCTTCAGGCCGATCTTGAATCCGATGTCTCCGTCGAACCGTGGACGCCGTGCATGTCGGCTGACTTGGTTCTTCCGGGTCAGCAGGATTGCCGCAATCGCCGGGACCTTTGCCATCGCCCGCAGGGTTCCGAATGGTATGATTGACTGCTTCGACCGTGTACCACCTACACCGTAGCTGTTGGCTGGGTCGATGATGGCTGACTTTGGCTGTGCAGCTTGGCGCTCCTGCTCTTCCTTCTCTGCGGAGAGTGCCTTGTGAAGCTGCTGGCCGTATGGTGCTTTCTCCCACATCTCTAAAATGTTATCCACTGTCCTGTCCTCCTTTTCTCCCCGTATCAACAAAACAAGGGCTTCGGAAGCCCGTAGACTCCGAAGCCCCTGCTTCAGTGCTTAGTGATTTGCCCGACCGTGGATGTGTCCACAACTTGGGCAATGCTTTTCACCAGTCACGGAAGGCGCACGCTTCGTGCTAGTAATGCCTCTCGGCACCGCCAGCACTCCACAGGCTGCGCATTTCACCTTGGATGGAGACGTGTCTTCCGACTTGTCTGTCATCAGGCGAGTGGTTCCGTACTGATTACCGCCCTTGCTCGCTTGCGTCATATGAGCACCCCTTTCCGCTTATCGCGCCACTATCATACCAGCAACGGTCACACTTCGGAAGTGTTTTGTTTATGGGCTAAATTCCTTGCCATCACCTTACCACTACATACGCATTTATCAGTGCGGTGCTTGCAGTAGTGAGAGGAGTTACACTCCGCCGCCCAGTAGGCATCGGACTCTGCTACTTCGGAGAAGCCCATCTTAGCCATGATCATGTCGGAGGTCACTTCTCCCGGATACTCTAACGGGTGAACCCAGCATTCCACGAACACGGTCTCACCTACTAATCCCTCCAGTGTCAGTGCAGCGAGCCTGCTGCCTATGCCTCTACCTCGGAAGGCAGGGTGCAGGGCTATCACCTTCCAGTCTACGAGACCACTCCCGGCACGCACTGCGATGGAAACACCGACGACTTCAGAACCATCGCCAACTACCCACGCCTGCACCGCTCTGCTAAGCATGCGCTCTGTGTCTTCCAGCGTGTGCGGGTAGCTAAAGTAAATGTGAGCCTTCAGCAGGGCGTTGATCCCCGCAACGTGGGATGCCGTGGCTGCACTAATGTACTCCATCGGAGGCATCTTCTTTCAGCACGTCCTCGGTATCGAACTTCGGAACCTTGTGAATTACGGCCTCCGCTTTCAGGAAGTAACACCACAGCGGCTGCACGGTCTCATACTCCGTAACGAAAGGCCTGCCGTAGTGGTGGGCGTTTACAGGTATGCGCAGGATACCATCCTGCCGGAAGCGAGCCATCATGGTGGCGACGTTGGCAGCGCCCCACACGCCTCGGATGTTCTCTGGATTAAACGTCTCAAACTCCTTCATGCCATACACCACGAAGTATTGATCGTCGAAGAAGTCGGCCGGAGCAGTCACCATCTCGAAAGTCTCCACAGCCTTGCGGTTGTACTGGGCAATCTTCAGAAGGCCATCGCCTCCACCCGGAACGATGTGGTCACCACTCATGCTTCCACCTGCTCCCCGTTCAGGAGCTTTTCGAGCTTTCCACACACTTGCGCAGCTCCGTGGGTCAGGCCCTGCACTGCGTAACGACGGAACGAGGTAGGATCGGAGCTGCGAGGGGCGTGTGCTCCCCTGCGGTCGCCTATGAGTTCACGCACACCGTCCATCTCTGGGCAAGTCACCGTCAGCATGTGGTCTGAGTGGTTGTCTCTTCCGAAGCCTTCCATCTGGGATATCTCATGTATTGCCCGGTCGAACTCTTTACGTACCCGGCCTACGTACTGGCTAACCGTCTCGTCTGCCACAGTCTCCTGCCAGTCCTCAAATACATGAGTTACTGCGTCCACTGCCTCTTCTCCGTGCGCCTTGACTGTAATTGTGGTCATGCATACCAGCTCCTTTGTGTTGGTTATTTTAGCTCGCCTAGCGTGATGCCGATCTTATCCGCCCACTGGGACACCTTGCCCCGGTAGTTGTTCGGAAGGTCGACGGTAGCTGTGAAGCTCTTCTTACTCATGTGCTTCTGGTAGACTTGGAAGGCTATTAGCCGTTCCGTGCCGTACCGTTCTACCTTGCCGTCGACTTGCTCACTGTGCCCGATGACTATGCCCCGGCTCCGGTCGTCGTGCAGGCGAGTCAGGATTAGCTGAAGGTCGACCGCGCTCCGGGCATTCTGGGCCTCGTCTATGATCAGGTAGGTGCGCTTGTTGCGCCCGCGCATGTAAGTATCCGTAACCATTTCGAGCGTGCCCTTGGCGCATAGCTCTGCTACCACTTCAGGCTGCAAGCCACACTCGGCCAGCGCCTCGTAGAATGGGGCCATCATAGGCCGTACCTTATCCTCCACGAACCCCGGCAGGTAGCCAAGGTTGCCGCTGCGTGGGTCTGGGAATCGCATGTAGGTAATTTGGTCGACTTGACCACTACGAAGCATGTTTAGACCTTCCATGACGGCGACCGTTGTCTTCCCGGTACCTGCGGGGGCGTCGACGAAGGTGACGATATGCTTGCGGATAGCCTCCACATACGTCCGCTGATAAACGTCGAGCTTCTTCCACAGCCTGTCTGTGTGCCCGGCGTTCATCAGGGCCGCTATCGCCTTGTCTTCCTTCGTGGTCTCAACTACGTGTAACTTGGGCTTCGACATGCTGAACCCTCCCAGTGAGTTATACTTCTTCCCCTTGCTCCGCTCTCAGGGCCTTGTCCACCGAATCCCGCAACGCTATGAGCTGTGCAGTGCTCAGCAGCTCCAGCGGAGCGGTATGTGGGATAACCAGTAACCCCAAGTGCGTACCCGCCTGCTTGTTCATTTCCTGCCATGCCCCTCGAAGGTTGTCCAGCTCCTGCATGGTCATCTCTTGGTTGATGACGTACATACCTTGGCGGGCTAGAACCTGCGGCTGGATAGTGAAGGTGGTGCTTACCAGCTGCTCCGGCTGCGTAACGGTCGTGACGATAATCGGCGGCAGGTGATGCATGCTGTCTCCCCATTCTACTTCCTTGCCCATATTTACCAGCTCCTTTGTCCGCATCATACAACGAAGCCCGCCTGCTGGGAATCCCCAGTTGACGAGCTTCGGAAGTACTACTGTGCTCCGCCTTGGATGTCCTGCTCTCTTGCCGCCTCCGCCTTATCCTTTACCCACGCCTACCTCCAACTCCTTAGTAAAAGAATTCTGACCCACCGTCGTCGATGACCTTCCGAAGGGCGATAGTCAGGTAGTTCATTGCATGGCCGAAGTGATCTCCGCCCGGTAGTGTGCCTACCCGCTGCTTGATGACTTCCTTCTTTGTTTTCTCGTCGGTCTCGATGTCCCGGACGAGCACGAGGTTGGTGACGTGCAGGATGAAGGTCTCAAAGAGTGGGTTCTGTGCTACCCACGCCGGGATGACAAACCGCCCATCACGGAACATCTTCGCCATGATCATGAGGGTCATGGTGCGGTCTACGCTTACCTTAGCGTCATCCTCGTTCCATACGTCCTCAATGGTCTTGGTGATGTCCGTCGACAGCGACGGATAGAAGCAGCTGAACACCTTCCCGGGGAAGTCCTGCATCAGCTCCCAGTTACGGTCCTTCCCGTAACCAGCATCGAACACTCCACGCCGGGCATCCCACTGGCGCAGCTTCTCGCCTGTCTTGCGAATGTGGGGGTTATCCTTGCGGCCGTCATGCATCTCCGCCTCGTCCTCCTTGATGTCCCAGATGTCGAGGATGATGATCTTGTCCGGGTTGTCCGGGTGGCGCATGCCGTTGGCTCCCCACGAGCGGTTACCCCAGTCGACGCCTTGGGCGACGTTGTCTCTTCGGAAGTCGTAGGGGCTTGTCATGCTATTGTCGATACACCGCATGATGTCTCCCCGGCTGACCATGACGTTGTCCCCTAGATAAGGGCGACCGATGACGTAGTTCTCGAAGAGCTGATCGAGGGCGTAGTCCTCTTTCTTCTTCATGAGCTGGGTAGCGCTTATCCACGGGCATATGAGCTGGCTGATCTGATAACCCCGGACACCCTTCCGGTAGTCGTACAGCGGACGCCAGAAGCCACGGACACGGGTCTCGTCGCTCACAAACTGGTGACACTTGGTGCAGACATAGGCGAAGGTGTCGGTCTCCCGGATGAAGCTGTTCGACAGGTGCAGGCCGTGGTTAGCGTTACCGTAGGTATCGCGCCGCAGCTCCACCACACACTTCGGAAAGTCGTGGATAAGGGTCATCCAGTGATTACAGTGAGGGCACTTCATGAACCAGTGCTGTTCATCGCTCTTGCTGAAGCTTGCGTTCACGCCTACACCCGGCAGCGATGGCGTGGAGATATCCCGCCGCCAGCCGTAGGCCGACGAAGACAGAGTTTCGTTAAACGCTATCATGACGTTAGGGTGCATGCGGTCGATCTCGTCAAACCGCACCACGTCAACGTCGATACCTTCCCCTGCTCGTGCGGTGTGGCCGGAGCGGAAGAATATCCAATGGTCTGCTCCCATCTTCCGAAGCCGGACATTGTCGACCGGGTCTTCCCCGGGCTTCTTCTTGCCTGTCACTGCATCGTACCCCATGCGGTCCCGCACATACGGGCTGTCCTTCATAACCGCATCGACACGAGTCTTCGAGAAGTCCGCTACTTGGTCGAAGGTTGGGAAGACATACGCCTGCTTGGTATAGGGGTGTGTGTCCCCGAACCATAGCAATTCCCGTACCTCGTTCTCGCTGGCTCCACACTGCCGGGACTTCTGCATGGCCTTATGTGGGTGCTGGTCGTCGAGCGGTTGCTGTAGGAACTGACGCTGCCCACGTAGGCCGATACGCCAATCATCGGATGGTATCTCTATCGCCTTCCGAAGGTCGAGCGAGCCATCCTCCCGGAGCTGTTCGAAGCGATAAGGCTTACCCCGGAGCTGGGTATGGTACTGAGACCATATGCTGGGACGCTTGTTGATCTGATACTGAAGGAGCTGGTCCTGTGTCAGTCCGTCGACAGCCATGGCTTACACTCCCCTTCTGGAAGCTGGTAGACCGTCACTACTTGACGCCGCCACATAGCCCCATGTATGTCCCTGATGTACTTTTCTAAGCTCCCCGCCTCCGCCTCGGTCATCTCACGAGGCTCACATAAACCATCCGGCAGCTTCACGCTACTGAATGGGCTTACTTCCTCGTAGGGGCGCAGCGCTTCCTCGTAGGGGTTAGCTGCTCCGTTGTATGTGATCGTAGATAGTACCTGCTTCGGTAGCAGCGCCTCCTGTACTACACGGTCAGGCTCTGGCACCCTACTCCCATAGGGTATGCGTGATATCACTCTGTCTTCCCACCCCGGGAACAGCGCCTCCGATCTGCCTACTGCGCTGCTCTTAATGATCGTTACCTCTTGCACCGGACGCGGTATATTGCTACCGCCTGTCGGTGGCTTGCCTATTAGCCCTCTGTGTTCCGTCGGTTGCATAATTATTCCCCTCCCCATCATCACAAAAAGCTTCGGAAGCCTAGAGCGGCACCGAAGCTCGTATATTTACACCAGCGCTGACCGCTGTATCAGGCTGGGCTTGATCTTATCCCATTCCCGTTGCATGTCCTGCTCGCTCAGCAGGTCCAGCACCATAACGATGGCGTACCCTGCATGCAGCTTCTTGCAAGCATCCACCTCTGTATACGCCTTGGACACAAGCACTACCTGCGTACCATCATGACGCACACACTTGCCGAAGAACTTCGTCGGCTTCTGCTTGACCACCTTCGGAAGTACACTTACCCCATTGTTTCCCACGCTCAACCGCCTACCCCTCTCGATTTTGCAGGTATGTCAGGTACCCCTACCCGACATCCTTAGTCCCCGTCAGGTTACGAATGATATCGTTCCCCATGGCGTCGAATTCGGCCTCCAGTGCCTTGCGCTCTTCCTCCGTCTTGGACTTCAGAAGCTCGGACACATCTAAGCTTGCCGTAGTTACAGTACCGCTAAGGTTCGTGTTCTGCTCGACATGCTGCTGCTCGACGAACTCGCCTTTCTCTTGGGCGAGCTGCTTCATCCCGGCCAGTACTCCTGTAATCAGGGAGCCGATAGACTTGTCAGTGATTGGTATCAGATCAGCGTTATCCACGATCTTCTCGAAGAGCTTACGAGTCAAGCGGGACAGCCCTGCAATACGCTCGCGCTGGCTGGCGAAGCCAGTCTCTAACACGAGGGCGTCTATGTGCTCCCGGAACTCCGGGTGCTGAAGCCAAGCGTAGATAATGTGCCTGCTGGCAATGCCTACGTCCGGGTCCTCTACTACCTGTGACACGGGAAAGCCCAGTGCGATAAGCTCTGCCGCCTTCATCCGGCGCTCATTCCACGTCCACACCTTCGGGATGTTAGGAGCGTAGCTGGCGGGCACGGTGATCTTATACTTCTTCCCCTTGGAGCTGGCAACCTCTAGCGTGATGTACTCCTGAGCTTTCCGATGCAGAAACTCCGGCGTCGCCACTTCGGGTAGTTCCTCCGTCGGTGGCGGCTCAGGTAATGCGGTTGTTCGTGCGAATTTTAGGTTCTCTGTGCCGGGCACCTGTACTGGCTTGACGGCCTTCTTGATCTGGCTCGTGATGCGGGTCATGCGCTCACCTCTTTTCGGCCTCTATAGGGCCAACTTGTGCATGGTTGTCCATTGTTGTCTATACTTGTAACTACAGTATAGCTTAGTCCCACTAGATTCGACAAGAAATATCTTCATATTTCGACAACATTCGGCAAGCCATGCAGCACTAAGTCTCTCCAGCCACTTCCGAAGACCTCTCCGACGTATAGCGCTCAGATGCCTCACCCTATCTACGTTCCTGCACAACTTTGCACATATTTACTTCCGAAGCTCAGCTACCAATCCGCCACGACTCCGCTGAGGCTCCACCGCTCTACCTTACAAAATTTGACAGTACATTAAAAATAATGCCTTATATAAGAGAGGTCTTTACTCTCCCTTGACTTAACAACTATTTTGGTCCGTCGTTTAATATAGATTTATGTACACTATACCCTATGGGGGTATATTTGTAAGATACTAGGAGATGGTAACTACTGGTAGCTGTCTGATAATCAGAGAAATAATCAAACTTTTGCAAATTCAGTACGAGTTGGTACGGAATACTCACATGTTTTCATTTTTTATTTTTCAATTTGAAAAAAATATTTTTTATTTTTTGAAAAAAGAAAAAATAATTCGTGGGGGGAGGGGGGGTATATTTTCTGTGTGACACCCGTTATTCAGTACGTACTCGTACGGAATTGATAAAAGTTGACCGAAAAAGCATTTTTCAGGGGTGTGGTATGCCGTCGAATCCGTCGAATTTGTCGATTTGGTAGGGGTGGGGGTATACGTCCGGGTAGCCAAGGGTACCCTCATGGGGTATAAAAGGAAAAACCCCGCCGGGGTGGGCGGGGCATTCTCTGGGGTATATGCGGTTGTGTTCCGTTTGGGGTATGCCTTATATTACCCTGCCTGTTGCCGGATAAACAAGGCCCAATATTTCCCTTGTTGTCGATCTTCCGAAGCGCGGAGCCTATGGTGTAGTAGGTTCGTCGATTGGCGCCGCCGGATTATCCGGGTCTGCATCCACCCAGTCCGGGTTAGGCTCAGTGCCCAGTACAGTCTCCACTCGTGAGTATGATAGGTATCCGTCAATTAGCGGGCTGAATGCTCCCTCAATTCCGGTGTCTCCCACAATAGCATCCCACGCCTCCACGGTTAGTGCGCCTAGTGTAATACGGGCGTTGATGATTGCTGCCGCGCCCTCGGCAACTCTGCCTACCTGTGCCAAGATAGCAAGGGGTTTCTCCATCAGTGTTAGGTCTGCCCGCGAGTAGAAGCGAATGACCTCCACCGAATCTCCGCTGGCCTTATTCTGGAGTGCAATGGTTTTACGCTCCGTTGGTTTGCCGACATCCAAAGTCAGCACTGTTGCCACAATTGCCATGTCTATCCTCTCCCTTCGGAAGCATGATAACACGGGTTATCCGCCGACGTATATAGCGTTTCCCGGGATGTGATCGTCATTCACTGACACCTGTGTTACCGGGATTCCCCTGTAGTGGGTGAGCTTGCCCGCTATTTTCTTATCCGGGTATGGTTTTGTGATTTCCGCATATAGTTCGTCGTAAGCGACGTGTCCCAGCACAATAATTGCAGGAGGAAAACCAACCGCCTTCGTGTGTCCTTGTATTTTACGCCGCAGCTCTTGCTCCGGCGACCACGAGCTGCCCTTTCCGAAGAATGGGGTTCCCGCAGGTACCGCCGCATCCTCGGTCAGCCCCTCGTAGTATGTTTTAGGAGTCGGCGCGGGTGGTACCGTTGGCAGGGTATCGTTCATCTCTTGTAGTGCCCTGTGCGTGTGGGTGTCTTCGAATCTCCCGTTCGCAGCGCCTCCGGCCGTTTCTGTGATCATCTCCCCGTGGAGCGATTTAACCGCAGCGTAGGTAATCATCGTGTCAGAGAATTGCCTAACCGCCGCCTCCCCTTGCGCCATATAATTGGGCGCCTGCCGCAGCTCGGTAGCTTCGTATTTAGCGAACATATGCTCGTATTGCTCAATCTCCGGTGCACTGAATACAGGGACATGGGCATCCTGCGCCTCGCTCCAGCGCATGAGGTAGCTAGTCTTTTGTACCTGCACAGCTGGTCGTCTGTGCGCCCACATTGCCTTAATTATTTCCTCCTGCGTCGGGTAGTGGTCGAACGCTCCACAGAAGAGGTTGCCATCTGCTGCTCGCAGCTCAAATACTTCCTTGGTAGTATCCTTGCCGCGCTTGCTCTCATCATTCGTAATCATTGGTCATGTCCTCCTTTAGTTTGTGGCTCAATGCGGCTGCGCAGCACCGGAGCCTCTTTGTTCATTTGCTCGTAGCGGTTGATTTCCCGCTGCGTGTTGCTCCCGGAACGTTCCTCCAGCCGTCTGGCATCCCTCATGGGCTGCACGGCGCGGGTGTCCAGCATAATGTTCTGACAATCCCTTGCTCCCTTGTCTGCGGGCAGCTTGGCTCTTCTCCCTGTCCGCTGCTTGGTCATTTGGCGAGCAGGTTGGCTGCTGCCTCTTTGATGGCCTCGATCTGCTCCGCGTCAGATAGCGCAGCGAACGCCTCAACAACGTCATCCGGCACACTCTCGTATGCACCTTCCAGCTCAACGAGGTTGCTCATAAAGTCGTACTCGCTGTTAGACAGCCAGTCAATAACAGTCTGCTGGTCATCAGTCATTTACCACATCTCCTATCTGCTAGATGGTCTCTTCCAGCGCCTCTACCGCGCTTCCGAAGTCATCGAATGACTCCTGTATCTGCCCCAGTGCCTCCTTAAGGCGCTCTAATACTTCCATGCGGCTGTTGTAGGTTTCCAGCCGCTCTGACAGTGTAGCTCCCAGTTCTTCCATGCTGTCCAAACGGTCAATCTTCTGCTCCAGCTCGTCCGCTAATTCCTCATAAAGCTCAGTCAGCCGTGCTACCTCGTCCAGCGGGAAAGCGGCTGTAAGCGCCGCCGCCTCCTTGACTGCCTTCTGGGTGTCTTGCTTATTCATGGCTCATTACTTTCTTCGTATCCGCCCCATACCTTGATGCCCTTGATACCCGGAACCTCCATTAGCCGCACCGAATCGTATGTTAGCGTAGTCGTTGCACCTGAAGGTACTTTGCCTAGTACTCTGCCTACATCGGCGCGCTTCGATTTCCGATCCACGACTTGGTAGGCTTCGGAAGACAGGAACACGAAATCCGGCGTTCTACGTGCAGGAGCACCCGGTGGAAGTGGCTTTGCTCCGTAGATTGCGGCATGCACCAGTAGCTCTACATCTGGCGGGGAGTACAGCACGGGATGCTCGTTGCCCATGCGGATAATGAAATCTTCCCGCAGCTCTGCGCGTGGCTCCCAGCAAAATGCCTCGACGAGTCTGCGATGCTCCATCTCCGGGTTAAGCTGCTCTGTTACGATAATGGTGCGGCTAATGGAGTCCGTCACGTCATGCTGCTGCGTGCTCATGTAGTCCATCTGCACAGCCTCACCGCTTGGGTTTACATAAATTATTGCGAGCACTCGCACGTCATACTGAAGTCTACGCCCTTGGGTGCGAGCCTTCAGGGTCTGGAACAGCTCACCAACTTTCATGGACTTCGGAAACTCGTAAGGCTTAGGCACAGTGCCTGATTGATCTGTCATGGCTTGATCTCTCCTTTAGGTGTAGTGTACTTACAAGCTAAGCTGCTGCTTTAACGAACGGTTGATAAACTCGGCAGCAAATGCGGCCTGCGCCTCCTGCTGTGGATCAATAGGCTTTCCACTCTTACTGATCAGCACGACAACCCCCTGAGTGTCGTCTTCGATACCACCAATGCGGCGCAGGTGGTAAGAGTGGGAAGGGATCGTACCCCATCCGCTATCGAGGTCAAGCTCACCCGGGTCGCATAGCTTCAGGTACGCGCGGTCTCCTTCAATCGCACTGATCGTGCATTTAACACTATCCGTTCTTAAGAAGTCACTGATATCCTCCCCTACACTACTGCCCGAAGGGATACGCTGAAGCCCGCGAGTGACTATTACCTCGGCCGTGTCTGTAATGACGACCGCGCAATCGCTTGACTGGAACAGGGACTCTGCAATTGTGGAGGCGTGGTCCGCAATATTGCCTACAGTGCTATACCGCCGCATTAGTACAGAACCATCCTTACCCAGCATGATCTCCAAGGGGTCACCCTCCCGCGCGTGCATAGCGCGGCGGATATCTTTAGGGATTACGACGCGTCCAAGGTCGTCGATACGGCGTACAATCCCTGTAGCTCTCCATTCATTTGATGCTGTTGACATATGTGTATCCTCCTCATTTTGGGGCTTACTTAATGCGCTTCGTTTTATATGACAGGGTCATCCGTATCAAGTAGCAGGCTTCGCGGGCTTCGTGGAATTCTCCCTTGTACGTCTGTTTCACCATGTTACGAAACAGGAACCATAACAGCCTCGCCTTATCCCGCATCTTCGCCACCATCAGACTTCGGAAGCTCGAATGGGTTAGCTACTAACAGCTTGTGCTCCCAGCTCATGGCGTTGTACGTCTCATGGCATTCCGTGCAATTGCACGAGTTGACAATTACTTTTTCTTTTAGGTCATAGTTACCCCTCAGGGTGTCCCCCAGTAGAGCGTCGCATCGGGCGCAGCTTACCTGCGCCATGGATGTGCGGACAACGTTGCTGTGCCCCAGTATGGCGCACACCACAGCAGGCGTGCGAGGATCGGATAGGGTCAGGCCAAGCTGCGCCAGCAAGTGCAGGAGCTGGTGACTTCCGTAGATGCCCGCCTCTTCCTTGACGGTGACGGCCTTGTCATCCCAGTACTCATGCGCGTAGATTTTAGGACTCCGGCCCTCAAACCAGCGGAATGTCGACGGGTGATGCTCGTTGAAGTACTTAATCGGCAGGTTGTACTCCTTGATGACCTGCTTGGCATCCTCCAGCTTATAGCCTGAGCGGCAGGTCCACAGCACGAACTCCGTGTGCGGGTTGGCGGCGAGCTGCCCTTTCATCCGGTCAACCGTGGACTGAATAATGTGGCCTTTGGTAATGTCCGGCCAGCCGCCAGCATAGATGCAGTCATCGAAGTCGATAGCGATAATGTACAGCGGGTCGCGCTCTTTCATAGGCTCGTTCCTCGTTTCGTAGTATTTATTAAGGTCTTCGGAAGTTAAGGGTGTGCTGCGGCCAAGCGCTCCGCGTGGCTTCGGGTTCGTTCTTCTCCCTCCAGCGCCTGTCGAGCTGTTCACATTTCGCCTCCATCGCAGATGCGAGGTCAATGCCTAAGTAGTCTGCCGCGACTGCGATGTTCCACACCATGTCAGACAGCTCGTACCCGATAAGCCTCAGACGTATGTCGCGCGGCCCATCTTCAATGCGGACCCCTTCTAACCGGATAATCTCCTTGGCTACTTCTCCAAGTTCGGAAGTAAGGTGCAGCATGCGGTTCGCTATGGGTACGTCGTACAGACCGTGCTGCTTGGCTGATTCAGCTACCCGCGCCTGATACTCACTCATTCCATACTTCGGAAGTTCGGCACTGCCACTCTTCGGAAGTACAGTGGGTAAGCAGTCAGAACAATAGTTGATTACCATGTCCACGCCGTGGGACTCTCCGCATACCTTGCATGTGCCACTTGGCACCGGGTGCCCTACCCATTCGTGCAGAGGCTTGCACTTCTCGCAGTTACATATCTCTTTCATTCTTGATCGTCCTCCTTTGATTCGTCCGTATTATGTTCGCTGTTGTACAGCCTCTCTGCCCGCTCCCGGGCGTCGGCCTTGCTGAAGGCAAATACGTTATACTTTTCGCCCTTGTGTATCACGGTGTACACACGCATCGGTAGCCACATGTTCATAGATCATGTTCCGAAGTGTAGTGCACAGACTTCTCGCACGAGGGGCACGACGGCGGACAAGAGTAGCTGCTGGTTGTGAAGAACTTCTCCCCACAGTCCTTGTCGTCACACTGGCACTCGTACAACCGCATGCCCAGCACGTCAATGATGCGGCCGCTTGCTGTGTAGGTAACGTTGGCGGCGTGACTGTGCTTTGTAGTCATAGATCGTCATCCTCTCCGATATCCCACATCACCCATGCAGTACGTTTCTGCCCACGGTCGAAGTATTTGAAGTTAGCCGTAATCCACTTAAGCTGCGCCACGGTGGCTCCGCTGAATTCGAGGTTAAGCCCGCCCAGCTTTGGGGAGGTAGTAATGATTCCGTCTCCGTCTTCATTCGGGTCAGCCTCACCCCTGTACCGCCGGACGCCGGAGAAGTAGATGAAGGTGAACTGCTCTTCGAAGGTGTAGTCACGCAGCACCAGCGCATGCTCAGTACTCGCGCATTTCAGGAACACCCCATTTGGCAGCAGTACCCCGCTGACTCCCATGCCTTCCTCGAATTCGTACTGCGTAGCAAGGTCTGCGCCGCTCAGCGCCTTCTGCTTCATGTACCAATCGGCCAAGCTACGGGGATCGGCAGTAAGGCTCATGCCGACTGTCATTCCCCTATTCACCATGTGCACCAGTATGCTTCGGAACTCTTCACCGATTAGCTCCTTAATCTCGTACTCTGCCGCGACCTCGTCCACAATCTGGGATGCATGGTACTCGCTGTGCATCTTTAAGGCTTCCGCAATCTGATCGTTTGAGAGTCCGAACGCCCCGCCCACTCTGCGCGGGATAACAGGGTCTTTCTTGTGCTCTTCTTCAGCCACAGACGGGCACCTCCACCACGGGCACCGGGACGCCCAGCAGCTCTGCGAGGGTGTCATAGTGAGCCTGCATGTCATCCCGCTGCTGCCGCAGAATAGGTAATCTGTGCTTGGCCCGGTGCTTCAAGGTCTCATACGCCTTGTCCGACCGGAATGGACCGTTGTCCACAAGGCGCGCTACTTTCTCCATATGCTGAACCTGTGCGTTGAAATTTTTCAGTTGCTCCGCTGCTTCCTTATACGCCCATTGGAGCGAGACGTTGACCTGCTGTGTTACGTTAATTTGAGTACTCAATGTTGCACCTCCGGTGGTAAGCCTAACGCCTCAGACAGCGTCTTTACGTGGCGGGTTAATTCTGCATGCTCTGCGTACAGCTCCGGGAGCTTATCCTCACAGGCTCTACGGTAGGATTCCGATTGCGGCACATGGGGTGTAGGCCGGGCGTTGCTCTCCATCTGTGCAGTTATGCGCTTGTTCACGCTTAGCTGCGCGACGGCTTGGGTGTACGCCCACAGCATCGCGTCTATAAGCTGTTGTTCCATTCGTCCACCATTTCCCTTCCTCGGGCGGTCAGTCTGGCTGCAAAGTAGGCCCGGCGACCTGTGCCGTCCGTTACGTCGATGAACTTCGGAAGCTCGTGAGTAGGTATGATTGTAATAGCTTCCGGGTGCAGCGCCTGCACCTCCCGGAGACGAACGGCTGATGCGTACTCGAACACGGTCGCGCCGTTGTCAATGATGTCCATGCACTCATAGTGATCGTCGGTTAAAGCGGTGAGTTTTTGGGCCATGATTTAATCGTCACCTGCTCTCTTCTGGCCTCGTTGTACTTCTGAAGTACTTCGGGGTCTCCGTAAAGTGTGAATATTGCCATGCACTGGCGGCAATCCATTCCGACGTGTAGTGTACGATCAGGGGACTCGACGATAATTACGCCGAATTTCCCCTCTCCCGGTTCGGGCTTGGCCGCCGATGCTGCACGCCCCGGCGAATGATTGCCACAGGTGCAGGTCATGGGACCCATGGTGATGATGTTAGCGTTCATTGTGCTGCCACCTCTCTATGGTTATCAATGTAGCTGTTCACGAACTGCTGTACATACTGGCCGCTCACGTAGCAGGCGATATTCAGGTACGTACCGTTCGCCTCTTTCATTACTGCATACGTAACGCCGACTACTTGCCCGCTGTAGTTAAGGATCGGACTGCCGGAGTTTCCGGGGCGCTGCATGATGCTAACCAGCCCCGTAGCAGGGTTCTCGATGATCCCTTCGTTGCGGCGCGGGTAAGTGCTACCCATGCTCTCCAGTGGGAATCCCATTGCTGCAACGGGTGTCCCCGGAGCATCGACGCCGAATGCGAAGGGTGTCACATACTCGCCATCCTTCGCGTCAATCTCAAGCAGCGCTAAGTCTCTTGCAGTATCCACAGCGACGACGTTGGCGCTTATTGCTACTTTGCGGTGGTCCTTATCTCCGGTGTTGTAGTACAGATTAATGGCCGTCCGGCCATGGATATCTACCACATGACGGTTCGTTACGAGCAGCGTCTTGGTTACAAAGAACGCGGTGCCCAGTGTGCTGTCGATGGCGGTAGTCACATCGTCAATAGGTCTCGCGGACATCACATGTACTTCCGCTACGCTACCCCGCAGCGCATCGAGCGCCGGATAGGCCGCCTCTCCTACGACTGTTCCTGATACGACAGTACCTACGACGGGGTCAGCACATACGGTTTGACCTGCGAGCAGGATAGAGAGCATAACGGATAGGATAATTTTCTTAAACATGATTCAACATCTCCTTTAGTGGGTATGGCAGGTCTCCCTGCTCATACCCACTATACACAGGCAACTCATGGAACTCTTACCAGTTAACGTCATCGGTCATAAACAGGTTGGCCTTATGGGGTGTGTTCGTCTCGTAGAACTCTTCACCCTTATCGTGGCCCCATTTCTTAGCCCACGCGCGACTCTTTTCGATGGTTAGCGCCCGGCTGTAGCGGTCGCCGGACTTGCCGCAGTCGTGGCAGTGTGACCGGGTAAAGTACAGTCCGCCGCCTTGCCATGGCTCGCCGTCTGTCTCTACGTTAGCGTGTGGGCAGTGGCGCTGTAGTGTTTCAAGCTCCCACTGAATAACGCGCCTACTGCCCTCTGCTGCCCGCTCCTCCATCTTCGCAGCTTCCAGCCGTTCCTCAATCCGCGCCCGTGCAATGCGCAGCTCTTCCGAAGGCAGGGACTTGATGTGTATCGGTAGGTAGGTCGGAGCTATGCCCCTCCTCAGGTTGATCGGTGTAGGTCCTTGCAATGCCTTTACCATTGGATCACATCCTTGTTCAAGTCTTTGACCTTCTGAAGTGCGTACTCGTGACGCTTCTCGCCCTCACATAGCGTTTTCCAGATCATGGAGCCTTCCACCAGTGCTGCACCATGCTCCGCGAGTAGGTGCGCTTTGACGGCCAAGATATGCTCCAGTGTCATCCCGCCCTCATTTGGCGGTTTTAAAGGGGACAGCGTGCGTCCTCGCTTGTCCCGCCATTTGTTGCTTGTAAGTACATCCTCTGTTCGATCCTCGCGCGACGGCAGGTACGGAGAGCCGCTGCTGTGGAACTTCTTTCCGCTCTTCGAGAACCACTCACCCTGATTCAGGGCGAGGTCCATATAGTAGTCCGCCATCTCACCCATTAGCGTCAGCCTTCGGAAGTGCTTCGAGGTCTTCTTGGAGCCTCCGCAGATCGTCTGTGATATCCCGCGTGCGCTGCATAATCAGCAGTACCACCGGGACCATATCCGTCTCGAAGGCACTCAGGGCGTTGTACTCGTCCAGCAGCGTGTTAATACCGTCTTGCAGCATAGAGCGCTTGTACTCGATATCGCGCTTCGGAAGTATGTACCCTGTGATCTGCCGGATGGCCTGTTTCTTACCTTCTAGCTCTTTCTCCAGCCGCTGGCGCTGCGTCACAAGATAGGCACCCTTACGCTCCAGCTCTTCGTTACCTTCGTTTGTGCGAATGAAGTATTGGTGGATGCCGTCCTCGATCATGACCACATCCGGCAGCACCCGCTTGATGGTCTCGAACCTCTCCTTGGCGAGTTCGAGATTAGCCATCTCAATGCTGTGGAAGGTGCGCAGGCGTTCGATATCATCTATCGCCATAGGGGCCATCTCCCTTGTATCCGCGCGGGCGCATTACCCGACCGCTGGTGGCACCGTACATACTGTCAATCATCCGGTTGGCCCGCGCCTGCACCATACCTTTATGTGTGGCCGAAATAACAGCTCCTACCATCTGCCCGTAGTTGTTGTTTTCTGGAGGTGAGATCAGCTTGTTAAGGACCTCTTGCAGCTTGGCCGCTCCTTCGTCATCTCCCACTGCCTGCATGCTCTCGATGGACTCTTTGGTCATTTCAACCACGCCCTTAATGAGCGGATGGTCTGAAAGTGTGCCTTCTGCCAGCTCGTTAAGAAGTTGTACCGCTTGCGCGGAGAGGGTGACGGTCAGTGTGCCGTCCTCGTTCAGGGTCCAGCTCTTGCTCTTGTCACTCATAGTGGATAGTCTCCTTTGGGGCTTCCGCCCTTAGTTCTGTAGTAGCTTGGATTAGCACCTGTTGCTGCTCTGTCACGGTTAGTAGCCGGAATCGTGGTACTTCATTTCCTTCTGCATCCTGCACCGTTGTATGGAAGGACTTCTCGGACCGTACCCATACCTGCGGCTTGTCAACGTGCATATTTTGATACACGACTGTAGCCTCGCCGTCAGCTTCGCGCTTCGCGTCTGCTATAAGCACCCGATAGTACTCCTTACTCTTATAATGCTGGTACACGCTGCCCGGGTAGATCATTAGCCTTTCTCCGGCGCAGAGGGCGGTGTGGCAGCAGGTGCATTAAAGGACAGCGCGCCGGACATCAGCATGGAACCGATAGCCTTCGTGACCAGCTCTTGCAGCATCCCGTCTACCCGCTTTTCGTCGAAGTTGGCTGCGACCCGCTCCCTGTACTCCTCAGTCACGTATTGTGGGATAAGCTTCCGAACCTCGACTTCAACGAGCGGCTTCAGGTCGTCGGTAGCTTTCTGCCACGACTTGCGATAGTCGTCTCCATAATTGCGCACAACTTCCTCAGCCATCGCCCGGATGGTCTGTCCACTACCTGTGTTGAGGCCCGCCGTTTTCATAGCATTATTGAAGTGTTCCGCAAGGATTTCTGCTCCCCACCCGGAGAACGAACGCTTGTGTCCGTTCCACACGTTAGCCTCGTCTATCTTAATGGCAGCGTCAATCATCTGCTGCACCTTACGCTCAGCCAGCTTAGTAGCCTGCTCTTCCACCTTAGCTGCGATGTGCGGGTTGTTCAGCCACGCGTCCAGCATGGCGCTCGCAAGATTTTGCTTGATCTGCGCGGTAGGCAGTTCCCCATGTACGAACCCGATCAGTTCTTCAATGCTCAGTGTAATTTTACCCATTATTTCCAGCTCCTTTGATTTTGTTTGATGGGCAGGTTGCTACCCTGCCCAGTCTTCGCTACTCCAGCTCTTCTTCTCCGTCATCGTCCCAACTACCCGCGCCTTCGTCCTCTGCCTCTTCCTGCTCTGTCACCCATGTGCGGATGATCTCGCGTTCCCGTTCGCCCGGTTTGAGGCTGCTGTTGAAGCGGTTTACTACGCCTGCCGCCCGCGCTGTCAGAGCATTACCGACCTCGTCATCGGACAGAGAACCATCATTGATGCTCTCTTCTTCGATCTCCACCAGTACCTCTTCCCACGAAGCGGAGGCCTCAAGCTCTTTAGTCTTGGACTTCCGAACCTCACCGTGCACTACGAATACCTTCACTCCTGCCCGCTCCCTTTAGCTTCCACGGTCTCCATGGCGCTCTCGATTTCTGTTGCTCCCTCTGCCCCGTCTGAGGCGTCGGCTATCTGCTGCATCTCTTCAGTCAGCATTCCCATGGTGCGCATACCTGCCTTATTAAAGGCCTCTTCTAAACTTGCCAGCGTCCTCATGGTATACACTCGGGTCTCCAGCGAACCGCTCAGTCTGTGCATTGCAGTATGAAGGTTCTCAACCTCTTTAAGTAGCTGCGGGTTGCGCAGCACAAAGCTCTTCAGCGGTGCCGCCATGGATACAAAGTCCTTATGCTCCCGGCGAATCTTGCGATTCTCTTTAAGCTTCAGAAGTATGCCGTGCGCATCCTTGCGTGGAAAGTCGGCCAGCTCGACCGCGTGGGTCAAGTCTCCATATTCAAGGTCCATCGCATGCACTTGGTCATGTGCTGCGTCATGCAGGATCGGTACCTTAACCAGCGCATGGTGCAGCATGTCAATCAGCATCAGAAGCCCACCTGCACCCTTCAGAACCTCGGCGGGTATCGCGGTCTTCATTGCCTGCTCTCCCTGCCGCTTACTCTCTACCAGCCTACGTCTTGCCTGCCCCATCTCAATCAGTCCCATCTATCCAGTTTGTATGAGGCTGTGCCTGTTGCTGCTGTCACTCGTATAGTAGCGTTAAGTGCCGCGCCACTTTGTAGGCGGATACCACATGCCGACGCTTCTTCGTATCCACCAAGCTGTGCGTTCTTCGAATACGATTCGATAGTGGAGCGTACTTCCCGAAGCTCGGACTTCAGCGTCTCAGGGAATAGCGCAATCCCTGCGCGTCCGGCGCGGTTGTCCCTCGCTCCGTCAAGTATGAAGATAACGGCCTTGCCTTGGTGCGCGTTCTCCTCGTACCACATGGACGGCTGATATGTGATGCCTGTTACCTTGCACCATCCACTCGTGAGTCCCCATTGAGACGGTGCAGAGCCGCCGCTATATACGTACCAGTTAACTGGGTTGCGGCGTTCCTCTGTATCCCATTGCAGGATAGGCGGCGCGTCCGCGTTGACAGCGGTCAGGAGCGCGGTGAAGACATCGGTTCCACTACGCACTTGGTACTCGATAACTTCAGCGTTCGGAAGCACGGTCTCCAAGAACTTACGCCATGTCATAGTGACCGTTGGGAGCGTCATCGCCTTGGCTGGGGTTGGAGCGTCCTTTGCCTTCAAGTGGCCGAACAATCCGCCAGCCTCTTGCTCGTTCTTCGGAAGTGCAGGCTTCCATATCGTTTCGATCTCGTCCAGCCTTGCGAATCGGCGTTCTAGTGATGGTGCAAGTCCCAGCTTCTCGAATATCTTCTCGGCTTGGGCGATGTTCCCGGCGCTCGATGCCGCTTGTGGGCGCTGGTACTGCAATGGGTTCATCTTGGCAGAGAAACGCTTCTTCACGCTCTCAAACTCCATGCCGGACTGAATGTCGTCGAGCAGGGTCCCGATCATGGAGCTTCTGACGTGGGCGAATCCAGCCGGAGCAGTAGCCACCGCCAGCCATACTGCGTTGTTGCGGGTCTTGAGGTTCTTGACATGCACACTGCTTTCCGCCAGCTTCAGGAACCATTCTGCCACGCCCAGCGTCTTCTCACTACGGTACAGCACCTCACTCTTTAGAAGCGTGACCGCTTGCTGTATGGTTGGCAGGCTGTACGACTGAATAGCTTCCTGAAGCATCCGATAGTCTTCGCGCTTCTCAGCCATCTTCTGGCCTGCCGTCATAAGGCGGCTTGTGTACACGGACTTCGGAAGCTGGGTAACAGACATGTGTGTCCATTCGCCTGTCTGCGGTTGTCCCCATACCTTTTCTTCCGACAGGAACACTCCTGTCACCTCGGCCTTCTTGACCGCCTCAATCACTGCATTCACGGACGGCAGGAAGAACGTTGGCGCGTTCAAGTCCCACATGACAGGCTTTATCGTACTGTCCGCCCCGATGGTCACCAGTCCGCCGAAGCGGTTGACGAAGTTCGCGCAGGCCCGGCAGGTGTAGTACTGTCGAGCTTCGGCGGGCAGGTTGTGTAGGAACAGCTCGAACAGGTTGCCCGCGTCTGTTGTAAACAGGCGTGTTCCCTCCATTACGTTCGCGCTGTAGTTGTGCCTAACAGCCTGCTCCAGCGCCGGATAGTTGTGGTTGTTCTCATTAGGGGCCGTCCCCGTAGTCATTGTCATTGGTTTAATTCACTCCCTGTTCGTAGTCAATATCGAACTCATACATCTGCGGCAAGTACTGCCGCTTAATCACCAGCCATGCACACCCGCTCTCATGGTGTGCCATAACGAATACGATCTGATAAGGCTCGCCGCGCACGTTGACCATGCCGCCCTCCCTATACCTACCCCAGCGTTCCAAGATGGATACGCTAGGAATGTAGGTGAAGGCGGGATCGTACGGCCTAAAGCGTTGGTGCTCGGTGTCCTCTACTTTGGGGAGGGTGGAGCCGGGCGCGGTCTACTAACTGGAGGTGCAGGCTGTGTACTCCGTTCATCTATGGTCTGCTCCGCCCCTTGTGACACCGGAGCCGGGACAGCCTTACCCATCACCTGCTGCTGGAACGGCCTGCCCACATTGGTACGCTTGGTAGCCTTCCCGTTAGCACTGTGATAGATCGTCTCATGGCCTTGGGGCTTCAGCATGACACCTTGTGGATACGATCCCGCCATGGGTTCCCCGTACTGGCGCTTGTAGCCCAGTATATTGATATAAGGTGTAACGTCTTCCTGCTCATGCATAATCATCAGCAGGTCAACCAGTGCCATGGTGTCCTCCATCGCGGAGTGAGCACCTTCGAGCGATACCCCATAATGTGCGGCCATCGCTGTCAGCTTGTGACTACCCTTCGGAACCCGGTCACGCGCAATGGTTAACGGGCATATGATGTCGATAAATTCGAGATCACCGAAGTGGCCCAGCTGGCGCTCCAGCATATTCTTCAGCACCGTGTAATCAAAGTTGGCGTTATAAGCGACCAGCACCGGGTCCTCTGCCGTCTCTTCTGGCTCGTTCTCTGCCCCCAGTATCATGTCCCATAAGATGCTTGCCGCTTTGTATTCTGCCATACCCTTCAGAAGGTCGGCGCGGCTATGATGTCCGTTCTCCAGCGCCTGCGACCAGCCCGTTTCCGGGTGGTCGTCTGGGTTATAGTAAATCAGGGTGTTAAACATGCTAGTGACTTCTCCGTCTACTACCCGGACGGCGCACACCTCCACAGGTCTCTGCGCCATCAGATCGAGCTTACCGTCTGGGGTCTGCGCCCCATTGGTTTCAAAGTCGAGGAAGAGCATTGTCCGTAAGGTCATTAGCTTTCGGCCTCCTCGGTTAGATGCAAATATGGCATAGCGACGGGAGGTTTTGGTGCAGGAGCTAAAATGTACCGGGTGTAGCTCAATTCTTGAAGTTCTCTCTGCGCCTGTTCCTGCTCTTGTTTCAGCAGCTTAATACCCCTCTTAACAGCTGGATCATCGCTCTCGCCGCCGTTGCGTAGTGCTTCGATGGCTGTGCCCCAGTCTCGCACGTTTTCCTGCGCCCGGATAATACAGTCTGCGATATACTCACCACGAAGGGATGCGGATGGCATGCTACTCATTGTCTTCAACCTCCTTGTCCTCAATTTGATCGTACACAATATAATTGTCGTCCTCTCCAAGTACGTAGCGGACGCCATCTTTGACGTAGCCCCTGCACCACTTGACGAAAAGGTCGCGCGGTACGCCGCTGGTGTGGCGGCAGTTCGGGGTAGTGTTGTACAGTACATACATCCATGTGGTCGCTACGATGTGGCGGCGACGCACTCCGCCGTTGTGAAACTCGGTAACCCCTTCATCCACTAGCTTAGCGAGCTGGGGCCAGCTCAGGCTTTTAAGTTTGCGACGTGCACTCTCTGCTGCGTTCTTTTGGGTGGCGGTCATTTCGATCTACCCACTTCCGAAGTAGGTGGCGGAGGCGGCTCAATGCCTAACGCGATGCGCAATCTCCGGGTCGCTACGTCTACCCGGTATGTCGCGATGTTCATATCGTCGATTGCTACGTTGATGTAGGCGGACTCTGCTTGGTCGAAGTTCTTCTCAGCTCGCCGGAGTTCCCGGTTGGCCTCAAAGAATTCAATCTGCGCGTCCATGATCCCGTCGTGCGCCGGATTTTTGCCCTTCGGAAGGTCGGACAATGCTCCGATTTTTGCCTTGTGCTGATCAATACCGAACAGCCCCGCCATGCTACCGAAAACGCCTTTTACCATATTCCCAATCCCCTCACGTTGTTGTTTTAGCAGGAGCCGTTAAGTAGACTCACATCTGCTGATAAATGGATAATTGCCGGAAGATTCGCATTCGTCTTTTCGACGAAGTCAATTGTCGATACCCCCAGAGCCTGTAAATGCTCCAGAGCCTGCTTGCCGCTTGCTGCCGTGTCAATCACGTTATTAAGCTCGTTCTTCAGCTTGTGGACATCCTTCTTATCCTTAAGCAGCTTCTGAAGTGCGGCGTCCTTCTGAAGCTTGTGGATAAGGTTACCCACCTCTTCGTTACCATAGGATACGTACTCCCCGCCGCTCTCGATGGTGTTAATGGCCCGGTGGCTCAGCGCATTCCTAACGGTGCCAAACAGGTGAGCAGTCATCTTGCGGGTGTCTGAGATGTCCTGCACAACGCCGCTGTAATTTGTGGTGCTGTTCATGAGCTTCTGAAGCTGCTCAGTCAACCCACTGTCGAACTTGTGCATGATGTCCTTTCCGTGAGTTGGGATGTCACCGATCAGCCCACGGATGATGCGGTTCAGCTCCTCGTGGAAATGCTCCTTGTAGTAGGCCTCGACCTGCTTCGTCAGATTCTCCCGGCTACGTGTGGACAGCATTTCGACAAAATCCCGCACGTCTTGCTTTCTGATTGCCATTTTTACCGCTCCCTCTTAGTGTCAGTTGGTGTCGAACGCTCTCAGTATACAACAAGTTTGCACAAGTGTAAACAAGTTTCGACAAGTTTCTTCAACGAGGGTATACAAGATTCGACTTTCCACAGGGTACAAAAAGGCGCGGACCACAATCTCCCGCGCCAGTCTTGCTTATTCTGAATCTGCGACTTCCACTTCCATGTCCGGCAGGCTCTCCATTACCTTCATATAGGCGGCGGAGAACCGCGCCTGTGCGTCCAGCTTCTGCTCCAGCTCGTTGGCGAGCACGCTGCGCACGCGCTCCGGCGCGCTGTACTTCAGAGGCACGTCAGGAGCCTCCCCCAGTAACCACTGAAGATACAAAACTTCGTCCTTCAGCAGCTCACTCTCTGCCTGCACCTGCTTAACTGTGAATACTGCCACATTACCCACTCCTTCCCTCCCGTTCTGGCTGACCAGTGATGCCATCTAGAACTATGCAGGTGTGGAGCGCTGGTGTCAATCTCTACATGACAGTACGCATGTATGCGTTGATGCCGACGACCTTGCATAAGCAGGTAATCTCATTCGGCTCAATATCCATAACTTCCCAGTACACCGCTTCCTGCTCAGGCACGTTTCCTGCGCTTCGGAAGACCTTGCCTACGAACAAAACCTCTTTACCTAGTATGGTCAGCCTGTGCTCGTCGCCCATCTCGTATACTGTAGCAGAATTCTCGCTCTCACCCATCCCAATCATCTCCCTATAAGTTGTATGCCATCACTTCTTCAGCGCCGCGAGCCACTAGCACTCCCGGGAGGGCGCACAGGCCCAAGGCAGCGAGCCGCCCGGACATCATGTCGTCCTGCTGCCGCCAGTACGCTACATCGGCAGCGGTGCCCATCTGCGTGACCTCGATGTACGATCCGTATCCGGTATTAACGCACACTACCTCAATGCACACAACACCGCTGAACTTCCGAAGGAAGGCAGTGTTCGGTCCGTCCCACTCCGGCAGGTCAACCAGCTCCTGAACCCGGACAAGCTTGGACACACCCAGTTCCCATAGTCCAGCTGTGCGCTCCCCAAACAAGGCATACGCAAGGTTACGCGCCCGCCATCCGTTCAGCGGAAGCACCTGCGTTTCTACGCCAGTCCCCGTATGGCGGACCCCTGTTGCTTTGCCTACCTCCGTGTCCACACGCACCAGCTCGTACCCGTATTTTAAGTTGATCATTTTGCAACTCTCCCTTGTCTTTGTGTTGGCAGTACCTTAACGCCGTGCGAAGCTAACAGCGCCGCATCTGTGGCACGAGCAAACGGTATAAACTCTTCGAAGGTCATCGGTTTCTTCCGATTGTTACTATACTTCCGAAGCTTACACTCATATGATCTGTACCTACCTGCTAGGAATCCAAAGTTACCGGAGTACCTTGGCCTCCATGCTCGTTTCTCGCTCATTACGAATTTCTCCGCCAGTTTATAATAACATCCATCATACCCTCTTCTGCGGCGCGACGGGTTTTAAATTCCCCTCTTGTCTCTGCACCGTCGGTAATAGTGAAGTAGGATTCCCCGGACTCATTCGGCCAGCGCGACGGAACAACGGAAAAGCTTTGTACATCAGACACACTATCATCTCCTTAGTTTTATTTGGGGTATCCTCCCCAAGTCAAAGGCCAAGCTATTGACTCCGCTTGGCCTTATCCTTCGTTAGGCTACCCGACGATCCGGGACTCACTAATTATTACTTCAAACTCCTTGCCTTCGTCTTTCCGCTGAAAGCGCGCGGTACCACTAGATAAATGGTCAGCTATTACCATATTCTCGATAATATCCAGCTCGCGCGCCTGCGCTGTGTCGAAGGCCTTAGACACCGCTGTCCGGTAATCCCTTGCTTCCCCTACCGAAAGGAAGCCCTCCGTAGGGCACACAGTGAAGGTCTTACCATTGGCCGGAATGTGGATGGCAACTAGGTAAATCAGCGGCGTACCCCTGTTCGGGTCGTACTGATTGGAGTATGTGAACATATTCCACTTATCTGGGCTGTCAATCAGGCGGGTGTTCCACCATTCCATGGTGGCCTTGCTGAACCAGTGATGGCCGGAAGCCTTATCGTTTCTCTTCATCGCTGCAAAAGTCATCTTTTTCATTGTCAGTTCCCCTTTGGTTTTTGGTTTGGAAGCTCCCGCTCCCTCATATTCAATATACACAGGTTTCTCGTATAACTATTATGGACTTCCGAAGAGCACCCGGCTTATACCGCTTTAGCTGGGCGTACTGCATCTAGGTGTGTGGTGGGGTTGCTGTGTACTCCGTTGCAGAATCCTACGTTGTACGCTTGGTCGCCATACGTGCGCCATCCCGTTCTCATGATCTGCTCTTCAGAACCCGGAGTAGGTTTGTGCAGCTTACCGCAGAGGGCGCACCAGTACGAACGCCCTGCTGTTCCGAATTCTTCCTGCATTGTTCTATCCTCCTTCCTTTCACGGATTAAAGAGGGGAGGGCAGCACGTCTGCCACCCGTCGCTCTTTGTGTTAAGGCTTCATTAGCTGGTAAAACCCTCTCTTACCTGCGTTCTCCAGTAGACCGCTACGGACAATGTGGTTATGAGCACTCGCGTAGTTATTCCACTTGAACCCGCTTGACTCCATCCGGGTGCGTATGTGGCTAAACTCCAGCGGACGTCCAGCGTCCCGCATAACCGCCCGTAGGGTGTCGTCGAAGTTCAGCCGCTCGGTAGCGCTCATTCTGCCACTAACCTCAACGGTTGTCGTGGTAGAGTACACCGTGCGTACCATATTGCGCTCGTCGAAGCGTGCCCACATATCATGCTCCATGATCAGTTCCGCGCGCTCCAGCTTCAGAGCCTCCAGCTCCTTGGTGATCTCCAGCATACGGTCGTCTACTTCATACATCCGGTGCTGAATAGCTTGGTTACGCTTGGAGATGATGTCGTTTGCTGTGACTACTGGAATATCCGAAATCAGGTCGTTGAGGTTGTTCATTTGTGGCATGTTTATGCCCTCCTTAGATTTGTTTTGGGAGCGGTAGGTATCCGCTCCCCTCATATATAACATACACAGGTAACTCTCGGAACTCTTGTGGCACTAATGCTATCACTTTATGGTGAATTTTGTTAAATGTCAATACTGTCACCCGAATTTTGTCGTTCTTGACGGTATGCCTCGTTGTCCAGTTCAACGCTGCGCGCTTCTCGGCAGTACTCGTCATCCTCCAGCTTACCACTGCCTACACAGTAGTTTGTGCAGGTGCAGGCAGACTCGCAGGGTGCTTCATCCTCGACGCTCTGTATCATCCAGCCATCGCGCCGCAGTGCTCGCAACGCCGTATGATATTCTTCGTCCTTCGGAAGTGTACGAGGATACAGATGGTCAAAGAAGAATCCAAAGTCGTTACGGTCGTGCACCTTGTAGTTGCTAACAGTCTGCATAATGGAATCGTACTTCTCGCGCACGGCGGCAATCACCGGGTTCTTCAGCGCCTCTGTAACTCTCACATCTTCCGGGACCAGCGTGCTAGGTACAAGACTAAACCTCATTAGGTGCGCGTAATTGTGCGCCCCGTCAAGAGTCTGGGAGACCCCGACGTAAGCTTCCTTTCCTTGATGCAGTCCGTGGTACTGTAAAAGCCACTTCCGAAGTGGGGCAGCAGCGTCCAGTGCATTGTGCATGAAGTTACGGTGCCGTCTCCGGGAACCCAAAGCTGCGGAAATCGCGCGTTTGTCGGTCGCTACGCCGTACACAAGCTTCCAGTAGGTCAGCCATATTTCAACGCACTCGCGGCGTTGCTCTTGCGTCATGTCCGTTACACTGTAGGGCAAATGTCTAATCTGATCATAGGGTGGTTTCATAGTAATCTCTCCTTTTGGGTTATGTAGCGATAAGGCCGAAGCTTCGGAAGCCCCGGCCTTATCGCTTATTTGTAGAAATTTGTATAGAAACGGGCGTTAGGGCTGAAGACGAAACCAGATTCTTCAGCATGCCGGGTAAGTGCCTGATCTTCCACGATCTCGAACTCATGGTCAAGGGATAGCTGCTTTTGCCATAGCTTCGCGTACTCTTCTGCTGCCTTTAAGGTCTTGAACTTCTCAATAAGCCCATGACCTGCGGGCATCCCCTTGTACTTGTCCTTCACGTAGCTGTAGTTCGCGTACCCTCCATTGACCTCATGCGGGGTCTCTCCCAGCGTTGTGTGGGTGCCCTGCACGTGGACCTCATACCTGTAGCTTTTCAGGTCGTCACGGTCCCATACATAGGTCTTAAAATGATAGGCGGATGTTTGAAGCTCCCACATCGCCAGCATTTTTGCGTTGCGGGCCTCCGCGCCTCCTTCTACCCATGCCCCTACCTTCAGGTACCTAGCCATCCCTGCCAGCTTGTTCATCCGGGTAATGCGCCGGAGGTGGTTGTCCTCCACCTTCTTAAGCTCAGCAATCCGCTCCGTTAGCTCCCGGCGCTCGTCGGTGGCCTGCTGCGCCATCCGCAGCTCCATATCCATAGCTTCTTGATACGAGACCTTTCGGGTCGCACGTTTAACTTGGTTCATTATTATCGTCTCCTTGTATAGGTTTTTAGCGGTTGGGAATGCTGTGTACTGGGCGCCTGTACGGTCACCAGTGATACCCATCGGTGCGCCCATTGTCTCTCCTTGGGGAGCCGCCTTTGGTCTGGGTGGCTCCGCTTTGCTTACTTCTGAAGTGGTCCCTTTACGAACACATACCGCAGCACGAACCTGCGCACCTTCATATACAATCTTCCGCTGGTGGTCTTAATCTCTATATCGCCGTCACCATTAAAGTCGGGGTGGTCAGAGGCACCCACGACGCAGCAGTACTTTCCGTGCTCCATGTAGTCCTCGTCTACACACTGCCAAAAGCTGCCCGATTGGATCATAGTTCTTCTTCGGAAGCCCGCATCGGTTCGTACTCCACCACTCCGGCTGCAACCAACTCGTCGCGGCGGAGCACATATTCCCTGAAATAGCCGTCCATCGCTGCTGCGGCCTCCGGTTCGGCGGCACGCATCGTCTCGATATACATGCGAAGCAGCTCGTTCAGTCCCTTTAGCCGCCCTTGCTCGTACGTATCACATTCGGAAAATCCTCTCACCCGGTTAACAGGCAGTTGCATTTCCCGGCCGTAGTAGTCCGTACCGATCAGGCAGTACACCTTGCCGTGGTATGGAAGGTCCACTTCCTGCATTTCTGTGATAGCGAACTCCCGTACCGTCGACTGCGCGGTCAGGAGCACCATGCCCATGTCCCGCTGTGCTTTCGGCATATAACCATAGGTGCCTTCCATGGTGATGTCGAGCACCCGGTTAACCATCGTTGCCGCCCGTACTTTTCCGTTTTCGATAATCATTTGTCATCGCTCCTACTTTCGATTTTTACGGTCAGGCCTAGCTCTTCTAGTACCTTATCCAGTGTGTCAATGTTGTAGTTGCTACCGTTCAGTATGCGGTGAATTTGCGGGTGATCCCATCCCAGATTAGCAGCCAGTCCCCGCTTGGACAGGCCTTTCGAGAGAAGGGCAGATTCGATAGCCGCCGCGAACTGCTGCTTTAGCATGGCGGCTGGTCTTCCGACATGCGCTTCTCGTAATCGAGAATTTCCTCGTACGTCAGCCACTCCGGCTTATGGCCTTCGGGGAACGAGTCGTGAAGCTCTTTCATTTTCTCAATCTGTCCCTCTACGGTACCTGCCCATAGCTGAGAAACAGCTCGATTCCCATTCCCTAGGAAGTACTTACAGTCACCTTGCAGCCTATCCAGCAGCATATAGCTAAATCTGTATGGACTCTCTTCATATTTGGTCTTGAAGACTACCACCAGCTCGCTCTTGATGGGAGTACAAGGCTCGCCGTCAAACTCCCCATTGCTGCTACTGTACAGATCGGGAGTACTCCCATCCGATAGGTCCTTCCATAGGTTGCCGTTTTCGAGGCACTTATACACGGGTCTATCCCAATCATCCTTACCGATAAACTCCATTGTTCTTACGTTCGTTGCAGCTTCCATTCTCAGCATCTCCCTTAGTTTTGTTTGGGGTAGGCTCCCCAAGTCAGGCCCGGAACCTTTGCAAGCGCTCCGAACCGTCCTTCGATAGCTTACTGCAATGGTCTCGCCAGCTCTTCCTTGATAAATGCGTGCCAGTCCGTAGGCCGGAGCCACGTCAGCATGATACTGCCGCGTTCTTCCAATGCCTTTACATGGTCGTCCCACTTCCGAAGTTCTCCATAAAAGAACTTCGAATTCCAGAACGCCTTTAGCTCCTTCAGGTTGGACACCTGATTCGTGATTCGCTCGATCGACTTATGTGTCTCGGTGAACAGCTCTACGAGAAAGAGGGTATCCTTCTGGGTTGTAGGATCAGAGAAGATGACATTCGCGTCCGCCTCGTTCGGGTCATCCTTTCGCAGGATGAACCGAATACTTGACTTACCTCTTGTGTACCTGACTTCCGGGCAGTCAAAGGTGTCATTATGAATACTCTCTATGATGGAACCTTTGGCTACCGGAAACTCATTGGTCTTCCATTTGAAGCTCCGCACCTGCCGCTCTGCCTCCCGTAGGAGCTTCATGCCGTCCCCGTCCTTCTGAAGGGTGAAGGTGTCCAGCAGCTTCTTCTCCCCGGTCAGAGGGTTGATCGCGTGGGCATCCCACGTCGACCGTCCCTCCGTGTTTGTTCCTGCGACAAGCTCTCCAACAATAACTCCGGCTTTTGCGACGATCATTTTCATCATGCTCCCTATATTTGTGATAGGGGCGGAGGGTACCGCCCCTTCATTTTCATTATACACAGGTTTCTCGTAAAACTCTTAGTGTCCCAAGGCTTGCGGCTTAAAGCACGTCGCCCCAAGTTTTTCCGTGCTTGGCGTTCAGCCAGTCTCCCAGATCGGAGAACCACATATCGAGTGCGGGGTCGTAGAAGCCTTCTTGCTTGTCGTGTACCAGCGTGTCCATATCTCTCATAACCTTTGCATCCATCAGTACCAGCTCCTAAATAATATTTGGGGTTCCTCCCCTCATTCACACTATACACAGGCCTCTCACAGAACTCTTTTGCGTCATATCCGGCTCTATCGGGTAGTGTTCTTGTACAACGGCAAAAGGAAGGAGGCCGCGCCAATGTTCCCGCAAAGGCTGCGCCTATACCTAGCCCTGTTTGGCACTGGTTACGCCACTATCGCCATCTATCTACTCACCCGTGTATAAAGCACCGTCCAGTTGGGCATAACTACTAGCGACGACTATTTATAGAAAAGCCACGACTTCCGAAGGGGAGGCCGTGGCTTTTCGTCGTTACCGGGAACGGGTGTCTTGATAGCGCGGCTCTGTCCGGTTCTGCTTACGGCCATTCGTATACAGCCGATCAGGAGCCGGAGGGATAGCCGCAATCTTGGCCTCCTGTTTGGTCAGGTGCTCGGTCAGGTAGTAGGAGAGGGCAAGCCCGATGATAAAGTCCCGGTCTACCGGGTCCTTATCCGTCGCTTGGTCCGTCTCGTTGCGGATGTAGATCAGCGTTTCGAGTGCCATGTAGAGTTGGGCAGGGAGGATAACCTGCATTTTCACGGAGTGCCGATCCCGGTAGAGCGCGCCGACCATCTTACCAAAAATGTTGCTCATTACACAAACCTCCCTGTCCGCACGGTAGCCGAATCGACCACGTAGTAGCCACGAGTTACGTCGCGCGGGAATTTATTCTGCATAAGGGCGTGGAAACCATCGCTAGTGCTCGCATACAGAATCGCCTCGTTGTACGTAACGTTTAGGGAAACATTATGGCGAAACGATAGGGCGTCGATCTCATTGTGAAGCGTCGCGTCGATGCGCAGCGGAAATCTGTGCTTCTTCTTGCTGCTGACATTGACAGGCTGTTGCCCCTTTCCTCTTCTCGTTTTAGCCACTCTCAACCCTCCCTTTTGGTGGTAATGCTCGATGTCATGATGTCATGGCGTCACTTTTTGGCTGCGAGTAGGGACCGATAGCTGAATATCGCTGGCTACCGACCACTACCGCTAACTATCGGCGGTAGCGAGACAGGATGTCGGCCACACCCTGCTTCGCGCTTGGCACTCCTGCGGCCTGTAGTGCCCTCTGCCGGGGCTTGCTGGTTTGAACCGTCTTAGGCTTGTACTCTTCCTCTTCTCGCGTGTCCGGGGAGCCTGCGGCCTCTATCCGGGCGTCGATCTGCTCGAACCGGGTTTTAGGGAACGGTAGGCCTGTCAGCACGGTCAGGATGCGCCCGCCGTTGTCCTCGTGATAGTAGCCTTCAAACAGGTCAATAGGCGCCCTTCCGAAGGGGCTGAAGATCGTAGCTGCATCGAAATGGTTCATAAGGGACTCCTGCCCATCGTAGATAAGCGCTGCCTTGGTAACGCGGTCGTACTCAATGGTGGAGAATATGGAGGACGTCCAAGAGCTTTGTATGGTGCCTGCAATGCCCTCTGGCGTGATGTCCGTTTTTCCCCGGGATACCTTGGCAATCTCCGCCTCTGCGATAACCCCAATCCCCGGCTGGCTGAATAGCGTCGCGAGGTCGGTACGGTCAAAGTTACCGTTCCGGCTCTCCTTCTCCGTGAAGGCGTTCAGATCGAACAGAAAAGAGCTAAAGCGCTCGTTTGTCTCCCGGTACTGGGCGTTCTTTCCGCCGCTAATCTTGTCATTGTCTACGGGCAGTATGCATACGCCAAGCTTCAGAAGCTCGGACATCGTCGCACTGGTATTCGCCTGACTGACAGGGGCCTCCGTTCCGCACGGCAAGATAGGTACAGCCACGAACACCTTATCTTGCATAAGCTCCGCCAGCAGGTCGAGCAGAATCGGGGCCATCCCTGCCCCGGAGCCGCCGCCCGTAGCAAAAGGCACGAAGATCAGGCGGTAAGACGGGCTTCCGAAGTTCTCCTGCACGAACTGGTACACCATGTCATAGTGCTCTGCCATCAGGGTAATTGCCAGCTCACGATCATGTCCTACGCCCTCTGAACCCGGCACCTTCAGCTTGTGCTTTACACTGGCCGCGCTGTTGAGGTCGCGCTGTGAGAAGTTGATAGCTGCGGCGTGGATGCCCAGCAGGCTCGCCTCGTTGGCGATGTTTCCGCCTGCTCCGCCCAACCCTAAAACTGCGATTGTCATATTAGTTTCCCTCCACCATGGATAGAATTTTCTGGAGCGCCGTCTGGCCGTACAAAGTGATGAACATTCCGTGCTCTTTGGAGTCCGTACGGAGCACGATAAACTGAAGTGCTGTAAGCCTTGCTACGGACTTCCGAAGGATAGCCTCTGATAGCTTCCCCTTCGTCATCGCTGTGCGATACGGTACGGCCTTGAACTTGGCCGTGGCGTCCTCGTCGAGCAGAACGCCAAGCAGTTGGGTGTCCTCCGTGGTTAAGCTGGCTATCACCTCGTCAAAATAACTGGCAACTTCTGTCATCCGGGTTCCTCCCTTGATATTTGGCGGGCGGTGAATATCACGTCCGATAATTAAGTATACGTGGCTATCGAGGTTTTAGACCAAAATAAAAACGCCCAGTCTATGCGAGACTAGGCGCTTCGATCAGAGTTGTTCGAGGTGGACATGAAAGCGATAAGACTCCCCTTCCTGCATCTGGGAACCCAATACGTGGACAAAGGATTCAATAGCAGAGATATCCACTCGGTCGAGCGTCAAGGTGATCGCTGGCCTGCGCGCTTTAACTGGAGTCTCTGCCCGTTCGATCAGCATGCTGTCCTCAGTGGTTACTGCCTCCGTGTTCGGCTCCAGTGCGGGCGGGTGTGCTGCTCGCGCTTTGGCTGGCGTCGCATGTACTTCCTCTGCTTCTGGATTAGCAGGCGCTTCCGCTGACTGGTGTGTTACACGTACTTCGGAAGCCTGCTCCGACGGTGGGACAACCGTAATGGCAGGAGACGGTTTCCGCTTAAACCGATCTTCCAGCCGCCGCTGCTCTTCGGAGGTCAAGGTCCGCAGGAAGGCCTCCACCCTTGGCTGGATAGCATCGTCTGCTGACACGCCCAGCATCTTGCCGTTGTCGTACTTTTGGCGGTGCTTACCTACCATTACCCCGGAGCAGCCTACAATATTTGCTATCTGCCCATTGTTTAGGGCCGTCGTTTCAAAAATGTGCTTCAGGTGCCCCTTGTTGATCGTCGCCATCTTTACCACTTTCCCCTCTGTTTGGGTTGCGCTCCCCTTCGCGCATGCGATACTGTGCAGCTTCTTTTTTATGCGGGCCATTGTACGAGAGATGTAGGACTGTGATAATCTCAGCTCTTCTCCTATCTCCGCCATACTCTTACTCTCCCCGTAGTACATCCGCAGGATTGCAGCTTCACGAGGGTTAGCCCCTCGGAAGAACGCGTCCAATACCTCTTGGGCAGCAGCGATGTGCTCTTTACGTGCGTCTGCTTCTGGGTCCCCTGCGGCGATTACATCTGACAGCGTTAACGCGTCGCCATCGAAGTTAATATGTAGTGGGTCGTCCAAGCTGCTGGTCGTTCCTGTGAACTTCTTCCCCTTCCGAAGGAACATCAAAATCTCATTCTCCATACACCGGGAGCTATAAGTGGCAAACTTTACGCCTCTAGCAAGCTCAAATGTGTTGTAGGCCTTCACGAACCCCACTTGCGCCAAGCCGATAAGATCGTCTAAGGGGTGCCCTGAGTTTACAAATTTCTGAGCTACGAAAAGGAGTAGGCGGTAGTTATGGGCAAAATATAAATCCTTGGCGTGGGTGTATCCACCCTTTGCGCGCTTCAGAAGCTCGTAGTTCTCCTCTTCCGGTAAGGCCGGGAGCGCCGCTACTGCCATAGTTTTCCACTCCTTGTGCATACACAAAAGCCCACAGGTTTCCGGCGTGCTCATTGGTTATCTGTAGGCTCTTAGGTGTGTGGTGCTTAGTGTGTTGGTGCGTTTACGATCCAGCAGTGGCCGGAGGTATCTACGAATAAGTCATGACGGTCCGGGTCAAATTCCTCCAGCGGTGTTCCCAGCAGCGCAAGCGCTCCGCCCATCGTATAGGCGTACCCTTGGTACAGAGCATCGAAGTCCTGAATGAGTGCGTCGATCTGCTCCTTCTTCAGCTGGAGCTTTGCCATGGTCTCCCGGACAGCCATGGCATCACCCTTCGGAAGCTTACCTACGTACTTGCCGTTCTCAGTACACTTTAGGTCGTCAGTAACAGAGCGAGTGTCTATCCGGCGACGAGTGAACAGGTCGTATACGTTGTTCTTACTCATGAGGTGTTCCGATCTTCAGCGCGTCTGCGGCGACGTTCTGGATACGCGATATCTTCCAGCGAATCTCCCGAAGCTGTACCTCCAGCTCGGATATCCGCAGGTTGGCGCTGTAAAGGTCTGTATACCCCTCTCCCGGCGTTGGTGGAGTAGGCTGATCCTCACGGAAGGTGTAGTTAGGCTTCGCTGGACGTACAGGGCGCGGCTGCGCGGTGTACTCCGCCCGGAATGATCCCTTTTGTGGGAGGCAAGCCCCCCACCATTGACGGAACTGTGTCCGGCCCCAGCTTGTGTACTTCCTCCGCTCGCTCTCAATCTCAAAATTCCGACATATCTGTCCGAAGGCTTGCTGCTCGTCCAGATCGTCAAATAGATGCGCCATCCCTACGATGGCCTGCATACCCAACAATAGGGACTTAGTCGAATGCACTGTCCTCTGCTCGATTATCGCGTCAAGCTGGCTTACCGCTCTATCCATCGGATTTCACCTCTTCCGTCTTTTGAGAGTAAGGGGTCTTGTGCTGCTCCCCGTCGTCAGTGGGGCGGGCATAGTATGCCTCCCACGCCTTGCGGTGCTGTATCCTCCGGTTGATAGACGCACCCATAATTGCGAACGCTATCGAGAGCACCATTACAGCGTCAGTTATATTGCTACCCATCACTACCGACCTCCACTTCCCACAAACAATCTGCGGCGTTCTTGTCATCCCGGAAGCGTTCGAATTGCGGGTGCCGGAACATACCTTTCTCCGTACGCTCCATAGCGCTGACTTCGATGACTTGACCCTTCAAGTCCTCGATCAGGTCTGTGAACATATCCCGGACGCCGTCGTCCATTCCAGAGCAGGTGCCTGCCTCTACCAGCTCACGTACGCCCTCTGCATTCTCCTTGTAGAGGCCGAACACAATGGAGCCAATCCATCCGTGGTAGAAGAACCTGCTGATTGGCCGGATGGTATCCCAGTCTGCGTGCTTATACGCTTCCTCAGAGCCAGACAGCTCCGCTTTGCTGCCGTTCGCATACTGCCAGTACTTCCACGTCGCTAGTTCCGAAGTCTTTCCCTTGTGCTCGACTTCCGGTGGTAGGGTTCCCAGCACGATAACATCCGCGAATATCTTACCCTTCACCCGGTACCAGTACTTTTGCGGGCGTTTGTCACACTGGTAGTCGCTGTTGATATTCTTAAATACGATACCCTCTTCACCGTTCTCCTCTGCCCACTTCAGAAGGGCGCGCTTGGCGCTCTCGCCCTCAAACGGGCTGGAGATGTGGATGTAGTCTTCGGAGCTGGTGCCCTCAATGTTCTGCTCGTAGAACTTTTCCAGCGCATCGCGGCGTACCGTCCACGGCTGCTTCCGAAGGTCATTACCATTCTCGTCATAGGTCATTTCAAACAGCATGTAGTGTACCGGGCCATGGTCCGCTCGAAGGAAGGCGGCACTATCTTTGTCGATCTTGATCTCCGGGTCTTCTTCCTGCTCCTTCCACAGCCACATACCTGCGTCCTCGTTAAAATCGTAAATACCGAATCCTTGGCGCATACGCGCCTTCCACCCGTCGCACCCCATGATGCTGGTAACATGGTTGGACTTCTTTTGCGGGTAGTACACTTCGCCCTCCACGATCATCCTCGGCCACGCCTTTAGGGCGTTTTGGAGGTGAGGAACGTTGTCCGTCTTCTCGACGGGCATTCCCAGCGTCTCCGGCTTTTTCTTGTTCTCACTCTTCTTGCGGCTAAAGAATCTGCCGCCGATACTGGTATAGCGGTTGCCGTCGCGCTTCAGCTCTGCGATGTAGGTATCATCTGCAAACATCTTATCAACCTTGCCGTCGGAGTTGTTCACGTTCATAGGGATGTACGGGACATCCCACCCGAACTGCTGCATTAGCTGCTTCATCTCTTCGGCCACTCCCTTCCCCCGATCGGCTCTGTAGGTTTCCAATCATCCCCCGGCCTACGCCGCCCTTCCGGCGCTAGCACATTAATAAACATGCCACCACGGTACTCTGCCGGAACGTCAATCGCTGGGTAAAAGGCATCGGCTGAGACGGTAACTATCGTGTACTTTACGCCGTTACCAAGGAACTTCCGAAGTACTCGTTTCGGGATAAGCTTAATCCAGCGCATCTTCTTAGGGTCTTGTGTCCATACAGTCAGCAGCTGCTCCTTTAGCGCCTCCACCCAGTTCTCCGGGTACCGAACTTTTACGGCGTGGTCTACCCGGTGCTTAGCTATCAGAGACACCAATTGGTAGGCGACGCGGTCCGGTTCCTCCTGAGCGCTTATGACCATGTTGCGAATCCCTTCAGGATACTTCTTTGCGTAGGTAGTAGCAGCCTGCCGTACTACGTCCAGCCTTATCATCCTCTGCTCATAGGTGTCGTGGCTCATTTTACCAGCTCCTAAGTAATGGTGAAGGCTTCCAAACTTCGGAAGCCCTCCCGGTAGTATCCTACAGCTTGATGACCTTGTTAACGTGCCCGCAGAAGGTGCACTTCTTCGTCAGCCCCGGACCAAGTTTCTGGTAGGTGACTTCCTTTTTACAGTTCGTGCAGGTGATCGCCTTCTGACCGTCGACGATACGCTCTTCCGCCTCCACCGCTGGGGTAGGCGCTCCCAGTATAAGCTCCCCGGTAGCCGTGAACATATCCTTGGCTCCGTTCATGGCCGTCTTCTCAGCTTCGGAAGCCGTGAGCGTTGCCTGTGCCGATGGGGAAAGGTCTGTGCCTGCTTCAGGTGCCTCGTCTACGAGGAACTTGGTATAATCCAGCGCTCCGATGTCTACCAGTTGCAGGAATCCATCCTGATCTACACCCTTCGGAACCTTGCGGCTGTCGATACGGATAAGGGATACCTGCCCAGCATTGTCGTCCTCGAAGCTCCACACCAGCTCTTCAGGGCACGATACCCAAGCGGCGGCTGGACGTACAGCCAGCCCGTTTGTCTGCGGGTTCCAGCAATGGTCGTAGTACTCACAGTACTGTGGCTGGTTATCTCGGTGCCCCCACGAGCACGGGAATCCGTCTGGCTTGTCAGAGCAGCGGTCCGGTACCAGTCGAGCGATAGCGGCGAGGTCGCCTTCAGCATCGGCCTTCTGAAGTTCTTCGACTACGCTCCACAGCCGGGAGATGCGAGGCACTACACCTTCACGGGTGTCGTCTCCGTAAAATCTGCCGCTGTCAATCTTGATGCGCACAACGTCCGGGGCCATCTCACCGTGCAGCTCAGTTTCCCAGTCCAGTTCCACACCGTCGTAGAAGTCCGTCCACAGAATCTGCACTTCCACCGTGTCGTTGTTGTCCTTCGACTCAATGTAGATCGAGCCATATGGTGTTCCCAGCATGTACATGTAGAAACTGATCTGATCAACGTAGCCAGTAATCTTCGATACGTCGCGCTTATTCTTGATGTCCTTAAACCCGTATGGGTTCATGGTCTTGATATCGGCCACCATTGTGCGCGGCTGGTAAGTATCCAGCGGTGTGACCACACCGCCCTCGATGGAGAACAGCCCAATCTGCTGCCCGTACTCAGGATCGAGGTCAACCACAATTTCCCATTCCCCAGTGTCCTCATTACGCACGGACTCCACTTTAGCCTTGCCTGTCGCGTGTGCGCGGATGATGTTCAGGTCAAGCTCCCCATCGTAGTGCCCGGCCCACTCCCACGGAAACTCCTTCAAATATTCATCGTTCTTCGAGGATAGCCGCCGCTCCATGGAAACCAGCACGCCCATCTCTTCCCATGCCCGCTGAAAGCGCTCGTGCACGAAGTCGCCGTTCTCCAGTTGGCGGAGGTTCTTAGCTGCCTTGCCGACCTTCGGAAGGTGGTGACCGAAGAAGCTGTACACAATCTTGCGGTCGTCGCTGCCCAGTTCGGAAGCCCGAAAGAACTTCTTTGCTCCGTTGTTCGATCCTGTCATGTCGGTGTACTGTGCCTTTACGTTTTCCTTGTGTTCCCGCTTAGCCACCTGAAATGAATCCATAGCACTTGATAACACTGATAACCAGCCCCTTGTCGAATAAAGTAGAATTGTGTTAGTTCGTACTTTATTCTACCTTCAGCCTGTACAAGTGTCAACAAGTTTTTACAAGTTTGAACAACTTTCGACAAAGAAAAGACGACTCTTGTCGAATCGTCTCCCTTAGTGCGGTATGCTATTTTAAGTAGTACGTTTCCAGCGCATCTATCGCGCTCTCTGCTAACTTCCGTACCCTACCAAATTCCTCGCTAAGTGCGACAACAAGATTACCTTTAATTGCCTCAACGCCGTCGAACACCCATACATGAGCAGAAGCGCTGCGTGTACTTTGTACGTTTAGTACAATCTCGCCCACGCTGTCCTTCGGAATGTTCCGGGAGCGCTTAGGTGCATCGTTACAAGTCTCTCGAACCATGTAGCTCTTAGGCGTGTCGTTAGTCACGGTGTACTCGGTAACATTAGCTGACACCTCTTGGTCTGATCCTCCCGTGTACACCACAACTACCCTAAACAGTTTGGTGGGCGATGTCATCCTTGCACCCCCGTACTTCCGAAGCCGTCTGTTCCACGGTCGGTGTCCGTACTGACCTTTCCTTCAACGATCTCCAGCGGGCGGATGACCTCCACCAGCACGAGCTGCGCAATACGATCACCCTTCCGAATCAGGTAGGTGCCGTGTGCGTTGGCTGTGAAGTTCCCAGTGAATATGTGCCCGCCGTCGATGGCCCGAACGTACGAGCTGGTCATCTTGTGCAGCTCGACCCGTGTCACCGCGTTGGTGTCGTCATCCCGCTCATGCTCGACTTCGAACTCCGCCCATGCGTTGTTGTCTATGATGATCTTCAACTCACCTCGGAAGGTGTTGTCGATAGTGCCCGGCGCATTGCTCACCCGGAGGGCAGACTTCGCGCTTACACCGGAACGCGGGCGTGCCTGCATCTCCCAGCGGTACCCCAGCTCGTGGAACGGGTGGCGCGGAATAGCCACCAGCAAGCCCAGCGGAATCAGCGCTGTCTCACCCGGTGTCAGCATGATATCCTCCACCGCATACACGTCCATGCCGCTGTCTCCATCCTTTGCGTACTTCGGAAGTACTGCATCAGGGTGGATGCGTTCGAACGTGAGGCGGGTCATCACCGGAACGACCTTACCATCACCATACCCAGCAAGCCGCGAACCCTGCGCCTTCAGCTCTCTATAGTAACCTGTCTCTCTACCACTCTCGTTGAAGTACATTGTTCCGTTATCTTCGTACATTGCTACCAGCTCCTTTTAATATTGGGAGCCAAGGAAGGCTCCCGTATGAGTACTCTTATCTAATTGGGCATGCGCCGCTTTCGCAGTCTGCCCCTTCCAGCTCTACTTCCTGCCCGTGGTCGAACTTCCGAAGGATGTCCATATCGAAGTCGGACATCGCCGCCACCAGCTCGTCGTATCGTTCTGGGTTCTGCTCGTAAGGTGCGAGCTGATAGGACCCTCCGTCCTTCGCAAGGAAGGAGACTCCGACAAAGTCGTTCCAGTTGGTGTGCACGATCCCGGAAGCTACCATCCACTCTGAAGGGTCCAGCACGATAGTATTCGAGCTGTTGTGGTCGGTGTAGTGTGCTTGGAACCGGAAGTAGTTATCAAACTGCTGGTACACATCAACGTCCTGCTCGGTCAGCTTAGCCTCCGACTTAATAGGGAAGTCAACAACCAGCGTCCGGGCGTTAGACAGCTTCTCAGCGTCCGTATCCCCTTCTGTACCCACTTCCGGCGACACTGTCCAGCCTGCATGCTCCTGCACAGCCTTCGCCAGCGGGTCAACTGAGTTGATGCGGATACGGCGTACGCCCTTCCGAACCTTGGCGAAGTGCAATCCGCTCGATCCTGCACCTAGTACCAACGTCAGCGTGCCCTCTGGCTTCACGGTAGTGACCAGCAACGGTGTAGGAACGCGCAGCTCACGGGCGTACGCTTCCGCCGTTACGTTAGCGGTCTCCCGCAGGTCATGCAGCAGGTCCGCTTCAGTCTCTTCAGAAGCTCCAATCTCGCCCATAGCATCCTTCCACCCGGTTAGACTCACGCCCAGCAGGACGTCCTGCTTCTGGCGCGCATCCCAGTTCGGAAGTTCGAGGGTAACCAGCGTCATCCGAAGCCCCGCCCGCGTAGATAGTATCTGCGCGTCGATCAGTCCTTCGTAGTCCAGCCTACCATTCTGCACGAACGCTTTGACGTTGATGGTAGTCAGGTTGCACACACCCTTGCTATACAGGTCAATCTCGCCGCACGGGTTCACCCCAAGGTAGTAGGCCAGAGCGAGGATCGCTTCCTCTGTTGGCTCCACGCCCAGACGGTTCAGGCGGCGGATAGCCAGCTCCCGGAGGTTGACGAAGCCCGGCTCGCCTTCCTTCTGCATGACCTCGAATAGGAAGTCGAGGAAGCTCTGCTCTGGCTGGTGCAGGAATCCGATAGAGTTATTCGACATCCGGCGGTGGTGCAGGGCACGCTCTTCGTTGCAGGGGTACGGGTAGTACTCGATACCCTGTCTTGCAGCGTAGGCGATAGCTACATCTACATCTGGGGTCTTCAAGCGTACGCTGCCCTTATCGTCCTTGACGACATACCACTTCACGGCCAGTGTGTCCCAAAACGCAGGTACCGGAATACCCAGCGCTTCCATGCGGCCACGGAGATACTCATGATGGGCGAATCCTTCCTCGCCCCATATACCGTTAATGCCGTACTTGGCAAAGATGAATTCCCAATCATCGGCAGCACCAAGGGCAATTTCTGCCGTTCTGCGCACGCCTCCAACTACAACGTTATAGCCGATCAGGTTGCACATATCCACCACATGAATGGGGCGCACCTTCACGTACCCATTACCGACATCCTCCAGCGGGGCGAGGAACGGGTCGATTTGGTTGTTCAGGACTTTCATAAAGCCCTCGAACATCTCCATCAGCGGGATGTGCCCGGACGCAGTGCCTCCGAACGTTTTCAGCGCCTCCCCGTTAGGGCGCACCCAGTCATAGTTGAAGACGATGGTCTTGATACTTGCGTATTGCGCTTCGGTCAGTATTTGTAAGAACTTCCGAAGTGCATCCACCCATCCTTCCTTGCTGTCACCCACTCGGATATAGGCTGTTGTTAACACGGCCTGTGTGATAAGGTCGGTCTTATCCTCGCGGTCCCACTTCGGAACTGGTTCATAGGAGTCATGCACGACCTTCACGTTGCTGCGGATTGGGGCAAGTTTCGCTGCCATTTCCGGGATGCTCTTAAATCCGACGCCCGTACCTACGAGCAGCAGGTAGAAGGCTTCCGCGAGGTCTTCCCACGTTTCGGTGATCGTAAAGGAGCAGTTGAAGTTCGCCAGCGGGTACTTGTCAGCTACGCCGTTCTCGGCTCCACCTACCCACATTGTGCGCCCAGATAGGGCCTGCTTCAGCCCGAACATGTTGTCAAACAACATCCGAAGCTCTTTGCGCATGCGTTCGCGCGGGATCGGAAGGCCAAGCTTCAGGCGGTGCTTCATTTCAAGTCCTACGCTGTATGTTGAAGCCCGCAGCACTGTCTCCCGGAAGAATTCCCGGCGCTTCTCGCGTGGTAACGGACGTGAATATGTTCTGAGGTACGTAAACTTTCCAATAGGTGTCATATGGTCCGGGAACTCCGGGTATTTCGCGACTTCCTCGGCTGACAGTTCGATATCTTTCATGGTTGTTCCCCCAGTGTGTAGGCTACCTTCTCGCTAGTAGCTCGAAGGTGCATAACCCAATCGCCGCACTATCCCAAACGTGATCAGGTTGACGCGCCAACATAACACGGGACTCAGGAAGACGCTGCATGACGTAGTGCTGGACCTGCGCTTTGTTGGCTCTTCCGGCCTTCAGAAGCGTACGTTTCCAGAATGCATTCTCATACACCGCCGTTTCTAGGCCCAGCTCCCGACCTACCATGCGGAAGTGCTCTGTTAACCACGACATTTCTTTATAGGTCTTGCCCACGAGCTTACCCTGCTCGGTAAAATCCTCAATGGCAATATGCGTCGAGTGGCAGTTTGTGGCAAGGGTCCGCAAGCTCTCCCCCAGTGAGTCGATGCGCTCACGAACTTCGGCGGTGCCTCCTTGCTCCTTAGCGGTCTTCAGAAGTCCATAGCGTTCCAGCCTCACCCTACGGGTTGTGGGATCACCTACAAGTAGTGAATACCCAGTATTGGCCGTACCGGGGTCAAGCCCTATAATGCGGACCGTGCTCATTTGAACCGCCCCGGCAAGCGCTTCAGGGTAACATCCAGCAGGTTGGCCGTCACTACTGCCATAGGGCGATTAGCAACCACCTTCACGAACCGCTCGTCTGTCTGTGCCAGTTGGAGCATACCATCATTGATCTTCTTGAAGAAGGCGTCTCCCAGCCTCTCGAATCGGTCGTCGTTCGGAACCTTACGGTGGCTCTCGCCTGTCAGCACAAAGGTTAGATCAGGCATCAATGCACCCGTAGTGGCTTGGTGGAGCCGCAGGAGAAACGCTTTCCGCCAGCCGCGTCCGTGCCCTTGGTAGACCGTTGTGCTATCGACATAGCGGTCGCATACGACGATCTTCCCGGCCATTATCGCAGGCTTCAAGACTTCTTTGTAGTGCTGTGCACGGTCTGCCATGATGATGAACAGCTCTGCCGCATTGGAAATGTCGCGCGCCGGGTCAAGGTACAGCTCCCGTAGCTTCTGCCCCAGCTCTGTACCTCCTGTCTCCCTTGTCCATACCGCGTCGTACCCACGCTTCCGAAGCTCTTCTACAAGAAGGTGGGACTGTGTAGTTCCACCCAGTCCTTCCACGGTCTTCTCAAAGGTGATGAAAAACCCTTTGCGCTCGCTGGCTCTCATACGCTAACTTCCCCTTTAATGGCAGGATGCGGGTCGTACCCGGTCAGCACGAAGTCTTCATACACGAAGTCGTCAATGCACTTCACGTCCGGGTTAAGAATCATACGCGGGCGTAGTCTAGGGTACCGCAGAATCTGCTCGCTGACCTGCGGAAGGTGGTTCGTGTAGATATGAGCATCACCGATGGTGTGGACAAGTTCTCCCGGCTCCAGATCGGTCACCTGCGCTATCATCATCGTAAGCAGGGCAGCAGAGGCGATATTGAATGGAAGCCCAAGGAACACATCCGCCGACCGCTGGTACACCTGACACGACAGCCGTCCGTCTGCTACGTAGAACTGATAAAGCACATGGCATGGCGGGAGTTTCATCTGCGAAAGCTCAGCCACGTTCCAAGCGTCGATGATCATGCGGCGGCTATCCGGGTTTACCTTGATCTGCTCGATGACGTCTGCTACTTGGTCGATCTCGAAGCGCCGGAATCGGCTCGTGTAGCCTCGCGGCGAGTCATGGAACGTGAAGCTGCTGGATACTGGTTCGTACGCCGGGTACCTTCTCCACTGACTTCCATAGACAGGCCCAAGCTCTCCGTTCTCGTCAGCCCATGCATCCCAGATTGTAACGCCGTTCTCCTTCAGGTACTTAATGTTTGTCTCACCCTTTAGGAACCACAGCAGCTCATGGACAATCGACTTCAGGTGCACCTTCTTGGTGGTGACTAGTGGGAAACCATCCCGCAGGTCGAAACGTAGATGCCGCCCAAACACAGATAGTGTGCCTGTCCCTGTGCGGTCTTCTTTCTTCGTACCGTCCTTCAAAATCTGGCGGCACAGCTCGACGTATTGACGCATATTGCCAGCTCCTTAATTTTTTGCCCCACCATTCTAGCATCGGGCTTTTCGTTTTGTCTTCCCTAAAGAAATGTACTTCCGAAGCTTCTACTATCGTTAAGTAAGCGCTCCGTATGAATCGGAAGGCCTTCGCCCCGTTCCCGCAGCTACAGCCTTCCGAAGCTCGTCACTCGAAGTGATAGAACGGCTCGTCGATGTCTTCTTGAATAAAGACCACACCATGAGATAGCCTTATGTTGCGCACGACAGGAGCGTAGGCTGGAACCAGTGCTCGCAGCTCTTCCCGCTGATAAAACCCTTCAATACGAGAAAGATGCCCGATAATCTCCGGGTTGACGACCAGTGTCTTAGGAGTCTGCCCTGTCCAGTGGTAGTATGACAGGTTATGATTCTCCATCTCGTGAAAGAAAAAGTCCAGTTGGTTGGCGGCCGATTCCTGCGCTTTGGCAATCAGCTTATCTACAATGCTCTGCGATTCGACTTTACCCATGATGTCGCTCACGTTATATTCATCCACGCTGTACCGCTCCCTTCCGAAGCATATCTCCTATAGCGTCAGCAGCTTCGCTGTACCCCATTTGGCTCTTAAGCATCTCTTCCTTGCCGGGCACCCAGCGATACCCGAACTGCCGCATCCATTCACTAAACGTCTTTGTCTCCATTAGCTTTCACCTCCTTAGAGCTTATTCACTTTGCGGAACAGGTGGTGCGCAGGAAGGCCCTCACTTCGGAAGGTCGCCCTGCACTGCTTCATCTGCTCCGTTTCCCCTACATACATCCATCCGACCTGAAAGCCAGAGGTACGAGAGATGTCGAGCCGTATTTCCAGCCCGAAGTCCTTTGCTCTCTTGACGAAGTCACCTGTGTGTACCAGCTTGTAGGGTTCCATCTATGCCACCTTGATTCCGGCCAGCTCATACATATGCATGTATGGCTCGATCATCTCGTAGGTCACGTCCATGGCTTCCTTCTTGACCTTCTTAGGCTTCACGTATGGATTGCCGTGCTCGTCCCATTTCAGGTCTAGGGCAGTGTCCCACGTTGCCCCAATAGCAGGCTCGGCTACAATCGGCATGATGTCGCTAAAGCCGTCAATAGGGCGCTCCATAACCTCCTGAATAAACATAGCTGCCTCAACCGCATGCTCTACAGGGGCCTGCCCCTGAAGCTCGTCATGAATCTGCATATGCATCGAAAGTGCTGGACAACGGTGCTGCTCCTTACGGATGTTGACCATCGCCAGTGCGATGATGTCGGCCGCAGAGCCTTGGATAGGTGTGTTCATACAGATGTTCTCTGCCTTCTGCCGCACCCACTGGTTACTATCATTGATATGAGGCACTGGGCGGCGATGGTTGAACATCGTAGTTACATAGCCATTCTTACGAGCAAAGGAAATCATCTCGTCGGCGTACTCTCGCACTCCCGGGAACGTCGCCATGTAGTCCGCGATGAATTTTTTGGCTTGGGCGACAGTCATGCCCATTGCGGGGTCCTTCGCTAGTCCAAACTCTGTCATACCGAACACGATTCCGAAGTTGACCTTCTTGGCGCGGTACCGATGGGACTTGAACAACTCTTTGACCTCTTCCAACAGGCAGGCCAGCTTGAACACCCGGTGCGCTACCCAAGCATGCAGGTCTCCCCCGGAAGCGAGGGTATTGATCATACCCATCTCCCGGGCAAACCACGCCAGCACCTTCAGCTCAATCTGCGCGTAGTCAGCTCCGATGTAGAACACGTGGCCGGACAGCTTTTGCTTGACGATGAAGTGCCACGTCTTGGCGGTGAAATCGTTCAGCTTGTCCGGCGTGATGATCTCTCCGCCTGCAAATAGCTGCTCGGTCTTCTCCTTATCCGCCAGCAGAATGCGCTTGTCCGGCAGAATAATCTCCCCGGAAGGCGGAAGGAACGGTGCTACGAAGACCGACCGGATGCCCATAGGGTCATTATCGGGGCGCGGGATATTCTGAAGGTTCGGTTTCTTTGACGACAGCCTCCATGTGTTGACAAGGTTCAGTGCGGTATGGAGCCTGTCCGTGTCTGTCCGGCAGAATGGGAGCATTCCGTTAACGTACGTCGAGTTGATCTTGTCGTACTTGGACTTCTCCTTCAGAATCTTCATGAATGGGCTATCACCGTCGTAGTTCTCAATGAAGCGGTCGACGGTCTCCGCGTTTGTCGTCGGAAGGCCAGAGTCTCCGCGCTGCACTCCCTCCAGCGGGAACTTCAGAATGTGGTAAAACAGCCACTGCCGATGCCCCGGACTCGCCCAGTTGAACGGTTTACCCTCCTTGATGAACAGGGAGATAGGCGCTTTACTGCGTTCACCCTTCTTACGTCCCTCACCCATTGGGTACTCTCCGGCAGGTACAATGACGTTCTCGCGGCCCAACTCTTCGTCGTATACGACCTCAGCATGCGGAACAATCTCGATCAGCTCGTCGTTCAGAAGGCTCTCCAGCCCTTTGATACCTGCGTCCGTGCTCGCATTTGGGTCGCCCTTCAGCGCCTTCATTGCTACCTGCTTCAAGGCGAACAGTCTATCGCGGCTGACGTGCCACCCAGTTAGTTCGTACTCTGCCAGCACCATCATGCGCGGCACGTCAAGTTCGAACATGACCTCCATAACACCCGTCGCTTCAGCCAATGGCAGTAGGTAGTAGTAGAGTCCCAGCGCCCAGTCGGAGTCGGACGCGCCATAGTCAATAGAGTGCTTATCTACAGGAAGCTCATTGAACGTCCGGCTGCGGGAGTGCTTTGATACCTTGGCTTTTTTCTGGCCTTTTTTAGCCCCGGATTTGTAGTGGCCCATAGACTCCTCCCAGTACTCCGTGGTCCACTCATGCTTTCCGACCGTATCCTTAAAACTCTTAATCTCGTCGATGCTCAGTAGCCCATGCACCATACCGTGCTCGTCGGCCAGCAGCGCCTTAGTTGCAGGCTTCAAACCTACCCGAACCTCGTAGGACTCACCGTCGAACTCGGTGTTTTCGGGCAGGGCCAGCAGCTTCACCATCAGCATGGTGTCCACTACCTTATGCTTCAAGGCTTTGTGGAAAAAGTCGATCCCGTGCGTCAGGCTCCACTGGTACTCTGCCTTGATGTTGTGGGCAATCAGCAGGATGTCCGGGTCTTCAAGCAGCGGCTTCAGGAAGATGCTACGCAGCTCCTGCCAGTCCCAATTGGCCCCGTAGTTGTCATGCCTGATCGGTAGATAGACCGCAAACTTCAGCTTCCATGTGAAGGAAACCCCGACGATGTAGTGGTCCTGCGGGTCTGTCGTATCGTCGTCGGGGTCTCCGTTGGTTTCATAGTCGAACGCCATAACTTGATGGAGGATGATCTGCGCTTTGTAGTACATCAGCGCCTCTCGGTCATTCTTTCCTACTGCGATGTAACCGTCCGGGATCGGCTCGGCCAATACGTTGTGACCGCCCTTCAGAAGTGCCTCAGCCTGCGAGGGGTTAAGCTTGGCAGGCTTTACAGGTGCCCCGGGAGGTACCGGACGTGACGGTCTTGGCGGTATACCCATCGCTTTTGCAGAGTTGTCGTACGCCTGCTGCGACGATAGCTTGTTGACAACTTCCTGCGCACCCTGCTGCGTGGCCGTAGTGATAATGTCCGCTACCGGGCTTCTGAAGCTGTCTACCTGTGCCCTCACGGCCTCCAGCGCCTGATCGTTCACGGCTTCCTGCCGCATTCCCGGAGGAACAGGACGCTTCGGTCTTTGTGGCCTCGCAGGAGCCGCTGTGGTGGCTTGTGGTGGTGCTGGCTCCGCCTTTACCGACACTTCACCCTGCGGCGTCCATATCGTCGCTGGCGCGGGTGCTGGTGGCACTGGCCGGGTGACCATTGCCGGAGTGTTCTTCCGATTTACCCCTATACCGTCCGTGGATAGCACAGACTCACCGGGCTGTCTACCACTACGCTGCGCGGCGATCTTGGCCTGCGCGTCTCTTAAACTCAATGCTACCAGCTCCTTGTTGTTCCTTAGTTCGACCAAAACATCTCCGTGGCACGCCTCTGGCTTACAGAAGCACCCCAGCACCTTACCGTCTAGCTCTCCGGCCAGCAGCGCCTCCAGCAGTGGTATCTGGGTCAATATCCATTCCCGGTACCTCTGGATGGATTCTGCACGGGTTTTTACCCGGTAGAGGGCCAGCGTGCCGGACGTATGTGAGAAGGGGTTACCCCACTTGCTACCGCGTCCGATGTACACGTCGTACACTGCACCGAAGTGCCGCTTATTGACGACCTGCTTCACTTCCGGGGTGCACGGATGATGTGCTTCACCGGGTGGCCTCCGATATGAGTCAGCTTCAGGGGATCATCTAGGCTACGAATAACTTGTGTGATAGTCATCCCTTCACCTCCGTATCGTGAACTTCGGATTCAGGGTAGTACTTCATGTGCAGCGGGCGGTCAAGGAAGCGCTGGTACAGCTCGTCGATATGCTGCTGCTTGGCGAGCGCCTGACCCGCAGCATCTATGGACCCTGCTGCGAAGGCATCTGCAATGTACCGCCCTGTTAAGATGCGGCACTCTGTGTACCTACGACCGACTTCAATAATGCGCTTAGTAGTAAGCTCTGCGCTGCGCATAAGCGCCAGCAGTACACTCTCTTCAGCATAGTAAGCGTGGGAGGCTTTAGGTAAGGACACTTCAGCCATCCATAGAGCGTGCCGCTCTTTTTCGGTTATCCACATGCTACTCACACACCTTCTCAATGAATTTTTCGTGCAGCTCGTCCATGCGTCCCGTAGCTATGTAGTACTTTTTGGACTCCCGCCGGACAAGGCCATATTCCTTAAACTTCCGAAGCCTCTGAAGCACAGGCTTGTCTGCGCATCCCAGCGATTGGTAGATGTCGTCGGCGGTGCATATACCTACTTCGACAAGGTACTCTACCAATCGACGGGTCAGGTCTTTGCTCTCCCGCCTGTTGGTCGGGTGAAGCGCCATCTTAATACTTAAAACGTCAGGGATCGACAATGGCTGAAGCTCTTTGTGCTGGCTGTGTATTGCTCTCAGCCGCTCGGCCTTGTCGCGGTACTCCGCCAGTATTTGTTGCGGCGATTTGGTCATATTGCCCTCCTGTACACAGTACGAGTTCGTACTGACTTACGACAAGTATAGACAAGTTTGCACAACTTTGCAATAGAAAAACGCCGAAAAATGTCGAATTTTCCGGCGTTCATGTCGAACCTTGTATTTTAGTGTCCCATGGGCGGTCACTGCTCCCTGCTGGGTAGGCGCTCATGGGCGGCGCGACGCCAAGCTCGCCTGTTGGCCTCGTGGTCGCCCGCCCCTTTTGTGTTCTCTCTGTGTACTTCGGAAGCCAGTGCCCTTACGTTCAGCCATCCGGGATTCAGATCGTCCACACAGACAACAAGAATCTCCACCAGTCTTCCGAACACCCGGTCTGAGCGCATGGACGATACTACATAGCCCACGAACCCTTCTCCCGCAAATAGGTCTTGCTGCGTATTAAAGCTCACCTCTTCTACCTTCATCAGCTACTCCTTTCGGATAGCGGCTTCGTACATAGCCGTAGCTGCCTGTACGAGAGTTCCCAGTTTTTCGATCTCGCTCATTGCAACGACCATGCCTACACGTTCGGTATGGTAATCCTGCGGGAGCTTCTCCAATATCAGGGAAGCTACCTGATCGGTTACCTTCACCATCTTACGTGCGGCGCTGATAAATTCGTCAGTTAAGTCCTGCATCTCTACCCTCTCCTCTCGTAGCTGCGGGAGGTGAAACTGGGTGCGCCACCGCTCAATCAGCGACGCGCTCAGCTCTGCCTTTAAACGGTCGAAGCAGTTCATGAGTTTAAGAACTCTATGAACTTCGGAAGCTTACGAAGACCTTCGCGAGTCCGGCTGATCATCGAATGTTTGGTCAGGATTGCAAGCCGGGCATTAACCTGCCCTCGCTCGTATCCCAGCATGTCAATGATCTCATTCGGCTTCAGAATCTCGTTGCGGCGGAACAACTCCAAGATTTCAGTAGACACCGCAGCGTTGTCACTGAAGTCAATGTCGTGAAGCTCCTTGGCGACGGTCTTACGGTCTTCCTCAGTCAGCTCTGTCTCGCCCTGACTCTTAGCGCTATAGGTGTCAAGCCGGGCGTTCTTGTTGTCGTACACGACCTGCAAGAATTCGGCTGCGTAGTCCACATGCTCCGGCTGCACCATAACGTTCTCGTGCGTGTCGTCTGCCGAATGCACAAGAGCGGCCAGTGCGATAGCTAAGCGGCATATCTTCTTCCGAAGGTCGGAAGGCTCCATCAGCGGTATATCTTGGGCGTATCCATACTTAGTCCCCAGCAGGTCTGCAAAGTGCAGTACGCGCTTCATGGCAGGCTTGGTGATCACAATCTGATCGGCCTTCCGGCTCCACGCCCATAGGATGCTGTTGCGCATGGTCTCCGAAGAGATGATCTGTGTCCGCTTGGTCTCGTCCTGCTCAGAGTTAAGCACGGACTTCGGAACATCGCCGGACTGAAGGAATACGGCCAAGTCCAGACGGCGTATATCTGCCGGGCTTGCGAACAGTGACTTTAGCGCCTCCACCCCATGAGTAAAGGACGACAGCGTACGTGCCCGGGTAGGGTTAGTGAGCAGCAGCAGGCGTACTCGTGCGTTAGTTTCTGTATCCATCCCGGCCCGGTTAACCTTCAGAACGCCAGTGGTGCGAGCTTCCGTGATCTTCCCAAAGTCATCCGGTGGCATCTCGGAGAACTCGTCCAAGGCCATCAGGCGGCGGTCAGACAGAGGGTAGCTTCCCCACTTAATGAACCAGCGCTCTCCGATCTGCTCCAGCATATAGACCAGCCCGGTACGGCTGGACCCTTCGCCGGAGGTCATATTCCCAAGGCCACAAAACTCCATAATATTACTTACGAGCTGCGTCTTAGCCTGCCCAGAGTCTCCGACGAAGATTGTCTCCATCCATCCGCGCTTTTCGAGCTGCCCCTGAAAATAGTAGTTCAGGCAGGAGTGGTACGTCATTAAGGCGGCAAGATGGGCCTCGAAGCGCTCCCGAACCAATGTGACATTACCCACAAGGTCCTCAATAATCAGCGACACCCGGTCATCCAGCGTCTCGCCCGGAGCCTTCTGAAACACCTTGAAGCTCTCCACCACTTCCGGCGTCAGGCCGAACTTGGAGATGCTGTCTTCTTTAGGCTCGTGCTTCTGAGTCAGGATCGTCGCCATCGCATTCCGGGGATGACTGTATACGTAGCCCTCAATTTGGTAATGCTGGTTAGCCATAGGGATAGCGTCCGGCTTACCTACAGCGTAAATCTTCCGGCTGACATACTCATTGCCCTCTCCGTCCACTTCGGAAGCTGTACCGTCCATGCTCTTCACGGTATTGATACGCTCCGCCATCGGAACGACCAGCAGCTCGGTCACATTCTCTGTCTCGATCACGTCCGCGTTCACCTTCTTGCAGGCGGCATGGCTATGGGTGAACAGGATACCCCGAACATTGTTGTCCGGTTGGTTGGTGGCCTCAATCAGGAAGCGTTCGTTCTCATGGAACTCCTTCTCCATAATGCCGCCGTAGTCGTGCAGGATGCAGTCTTTTTCACAAAATGGCTCATGAGCGCATACGTACCGCACCTTTTTGGGCACAATGTAGGGTGTATCCATCTTGCCACTAATATGCGCGTCAAATGCTACCTTCTTGCCTGTGAAGTAGGCATCCGCTGTACGGGATAGATGCATGAATTCTGAAGGCTCGCGGTCAATAGCGTGATCCTCGTGAGCAGGGCAGGCGCGTCCGGCGCAGGGGATAATCTCATAGTCCCGTCCTTTGCGCTCCCCGTGCAGGCTGCGAATAAAGGCGCACCCGAAGTGGTAGCGGTCATCCTGATACACGGTCTTAACGCATGATATGGTAGAGGCGCGGACTTCCGAAGACGCCGAAGAAGTCATGGACTTCGGAATCTTGTCGGACCACTTGGTCAGGATGTCGATAGTCTCTCCGATTGGGGTACCAATATCCTTATAGTAGGACGACAGGGCCATAGTCGCCTTGTTCCGGTCCCCGTTCTTCAGGATGCCGCGCTCCAATACGAACAGCACGCACATAGGTACGCCTTCCATCTGGGAGAGTACTTCGTCCTTCAGGGTCACCCGGTCGGCTTGCAGCTTCTCCGTGTCAAGGAAGGCGTTCCAGTTCTTAAAGAACCATTCCTTCGCCAGATCGTTGACCTCATACTCGACCATCTCTGGAGGCCAAAGGTCTGCACGCGGGGACTTGGCTAAGCCGTCGATGGGGTCTATAACCTTCCGAAGGTCGCCCTTCAGCTCTTCGTGGAACAGCTCGATCTTGAACTGACCACTTTTGTGGTGGATGGAATTGATCATCCGTAGCTGGCGCCCATGCCCATAAATGGAACCCGTGTCCAAGGAACGAAGTCCCAGTTGTGATTCGAGGTAAACCGCGATAAACTTGAACACACGGTGAAGGTTTCGATCAGGCTGGATGTCTAGTACCACAGGGTTTACGAGGACATGGAAGCCCTTGGAACCGCTGAAGTACACTCTAATCTCGTCCTCGGTCATTCCGAAGCGCTCCATGAAGAAGTGAATGATCCTCACGGCGTCGGCGCGGCTGGCCTCGATGTTTTTCAACCATACGAGCTGCTTCAGCTCTGGGTTGTTTTCTGCCATCTCGTTCAGCTCTCTGCATATATCGTCAGGCATAGGGATGCCAATTTCTGCATTGTATATACTCGCTTTGATGGCCGGAGTAACGTACGGCTCCAGCTCAGAAAGAACGATCAGCCCTTCCTCGATCAGGCCGGGTGTGGGTGGAGTTTTTGCGAAGTCCTTCGATAACAGCCGCTGGCTGTCAATGTCGAAGAATAGAGGGGCATACATGGTTTCGCCGCCGCCCTCTTGCTTAACCTTGTTGCTGTAGGTCTGGACGGTGTTGAACACGTTGAAGTTGTTGTGCTGGTTACGGAAGTCGTCAATTTTGTCTACCTCAACCCGGACCCATTTGGTGCGGTGTCCTGTGGAGGGGTTAATGTGAAAGCAGTCTACAAACTTGAAGTCACTGAGTGTCGCTTTCTTACCCTTTGCCATTATTGCGTTCCCCCTGTTGCAGGTGTATCCCTCCGTAGGAGCCGTATTCGCCACTTGTCTGCGGGAAGCTATGCCAAGCTTCCGAAGCATATGCGTTCGCTTTCGCGATGACGTTCTGCTCGCTGACGTCTGTTGTGGCTGTCTTGCTCCATGCCGAAGAACCACCCGAAGTGTACATCATAAAGTGATAAAAATTAAAGCCCTGATTAACAGGGCTTCGGAAGTTCATAAATTATGTGGGTGCAGGTCACGCTCCTGCACGCGTGGTAGGGTAGGCGCGTAGCGGCGCCTCGTTTTACGTCTCGTCCGATTTGCCGTCCTCTGCTAGTCTACGCCGCCGTACTATTTCAACGGGCCTAACATCTACGTCGCATCACCAAGCTTCGCGGTAGTCTCGAAAGACTCCGCCTTCGGTCTCGCCTGCCCGTTTAGGGACTCTAGCCCATGAGTACCAGTCGAGTTCCCCTACCACTGATTATATCTTCTCCCGATACCCCACGATGAATGATAGCAGTATGCTACTTGGCGGACCGGATGTTAAGCGGCTGCCCGTCTACAAGGCTGAACGCCTCGAAGTCGACGCGGCTGTAACGGTCCTTGACCTTGTTCTCATGCCGGGAGATAGTCATACGCGTCCATACCTGACTTACACCAAGGCCCGCCTTCAGAAGGTTCTTCACGTAGTCGATAAACTGCATCGCGCTCGTAGTCGACAGCGAGATGGTGTACTCTACAGGCTCGTCTCCTTCTTCCTCACCCTGCTCCAGCCAACGGACTTCAAACTTCAACTTGTAGTTGTCGTTCAGCTTCGTGTCGGAGTTGTTAAACACCTTTGCGTCGGGGTTGGTCTCGTCTACCCACTGGTAGAACCGCTTGCCGTAGCTCACAACGATGTCGATGTTTGTGGCAGTTGTGTTCGTTCCCTTATACAGGAAATCGGAACCGTCCACGCTGACGAAGTTCCCGGTATTACCCATGCCGTCAATGTTCTCCAAGACTCCTGCGTTCATGTCTTGGATGCTACCCGATACCGCGACTGCGGTCTGCACAGGCGGTGTAACGGAAGGTGCTGGGGTTGCTGCTGGGGTAGCAGCTTGCGGTGTAACTACGGATGGTGCTGGTGTTGCTGCTGGTGCTGGTGCTGGTGTTGCTGCTGGTGTAGCAGCTTGCGGGTTAACTTCTGCGGGGGCTGCTGGTGCAGTTCCTCCTACTGGTCCGGGTCTAGTGGCTCTCAATCCCATTGTGGGTGCCCTCCTTGGGGTCAGGTATATTTTGCTGGGTGCTGATCACAGGTCGCGTGGTGCTTACCCGTTCAGTACAGCTACAAGTGTCCGGCCAGCCAGCATGCACGGTGCTCCACCCTTCCGAAGGCGATGCGGTTGCGTAGCTGCGGATAATGCCGGGCACTTCTAGCTGTACTGAACTTCGCCGCCATGTAGTGACGAAGTTCAGTGGCCTACATCAGCAGGCCTTGCTTCCGAAGGAAGTCATCAAGGGCGGTAATGGTGAACCGCCGCATCTCGTTCTTCCCGTTCGGGTTGGTATCTACATAAGGGATGTCGTTCTCCCTGATGACGCGATAGAAGGTGTGTCTGCTCTTACATGGATAGCCTTTTTCGGATAGGTACTCCATTGCTTCAGACATGGATACCAGTCGATTAGGCTGCTCCGGTGGTGCTACTTTAGGTGTAGGACGTTTCTGCCTGAATTGCATCACTTTTGTTCAGCTCCTTTCGTGGTGTGCGCTCCATGTCACTGTACCCATCTTAGTACAAGTTTATACATGTGTCAACAACTTTGCACAAATTTCCTCAAATTTCGACACCAGCATTCGACATCATTTGCCCGCCAAAAATCCAGCAACGGCGGGAGCTACCGCCCCCAGCGCTGGTTAGGATTCACGATCAGCGTACTTTTAAGCTCCTGCACCCTTACGTCAGAGTACATACGGTCACATTTGACCCTCGTAGGAAGGAACACGGCAGACTCAAGGACACGCTTCTGAAGCATCTCCTTGGCCTGCTCAACATCATAGCTGTAGCTGTTGGTCTCGTCGATTTCGACAAGTACCTCGATGGTCAGGGCAACGGTGGCCTTCTTCCCGGTATACTGTAGTGGGTTATCCATACTAGGCCTCCCTATATCAGTTCGATCAGTTCCTTCAGCGTGAACAGTTTGGCGAAAGCTTCGTCTGATTCGTCCACGATAGCGTTGAACACCTCACGCTTCCGCTCCAGTATATCGCGCTTCTTCTCTTCATAGCTGTTGACCGTCGTCATGGTGATCGCAGTGACCCCTGTGGTGTTCCCGGAGCGATGGCCCCGCGATAGCACCTGCTCCATCTTCTGCGGGTTAAACAGTTCGTCGAAGCATATGACGTACCGGGCGTTGTACAAGTCAAGGCCGTAGTTTCCAGCGGTGGTCATCAGCACACATTGCAGGTTGCCCGTTTGTCCCCAAGTATAGTCTTGGAACCCCTGACGGACCCGTTCGAAGTCTGCTGCCTTAGTCCCGCCTTTGATGTAACCTACTGCGGACTTCGGAAGTATACCCTCCCTATCCAGCCAGTCATACAGAATGTCAGTCATCTCCCGGTACTGTGAGAACAGGATGAACTTATTCGACTGGATGTTGAGGTCAAGCAGGATATCCTTCAGAAGTGTGAGCTTTCCACTGTCCTCCGGTAGATCAGGATTCTCAAATAGCTTCCGAAGCAGCGCAGGAGAGTCCACGCACTGCTGCACGCGGGTGATCTGTACGAGGGCTTCAATGTACGTAAACTCTCCGGTCTGCGCACTCTCGATAATGCCTTGTTTAATATCGCCGTAGAGCTTCTTCTGAAGGGGCGTCATATGAACGTCGTAATTCACACGCTCCAGCGGCGGCAAGTCCGGTAGCGCCTCCGCTTTGGTCATGCGTATCATGATCGGTGCAATACGCTCCCGCAGCTCTCCCATCATCTGCGGCTTTGGCGCAATGGGGTTATTAAAAAAGTCCAGCTCCGCGTAGCGCTCTATGAACTTCGGATAGCTGCCCAACAGTCCCGGACGACAGAAGTCCACAAGGCTCCATAGCTCTTGTATGTTGTTCTCCAGCGGAGTTCCTGTGCCCAGCACCTTACGCCCCGCAGGCGCTAGGCTTGTCAACAACGCCTTTGTCGTCTCGGAGGTGGGGTTCTTGATACGGTGGGCTTCGTCCAAGACTACCATCCACCTGTCGGTTATCGTTGGTATGATCTTCGGAAGATCGAACGTAGCTACAAACTCCGGCTTCTTCGAACCACGCACAGTGAACCCCTTGCGGCTATTGAACCCTGCGTAGTCCAGCATGTCCCGTGTGGCGTTACGCTTCACCCTTGCATTGGACTCTGCCTTGTTCAGCCGGAGGGCGTGGGCCTGCCGGAATCCGGCGAATACGTCAACCTCTTCCTCAGTCAGGTACCGGACATGAGTGTGCCCCTGTGACGCTGTGTCGTATCGGAACAGCTCGTAGTTCATAATCGTCACGTCAACTCCGAACTCGTGCTGCTGGTACTGCACCTCACGCAGGCTCCGCCCATCCAGCTTCTCGACGGTGCCATCATCCCATGTCACTGTCTCCGCCTTGTCGCCATCAATAACGACCCATCCCAAAGTGGTGAACTTCTGAACCTCCTTGGCCCAAGTAGCATACTTCAGTGGTGAAGGGGATACGATCATGAGCTTGTCGACAACGCCCAGCGACTTAAGCTTCAGGAACCATGCCAGCGATGTGATGGACTTTCCTAGCCCCATGTCGAAGGCGAGGATACCTCCTTCGTGCCGTGCGAGGGTCATGAGGAAGTTAGCGCCTACCTGCTGGTACCGCCGCAGGCTACCTTTCAGCCCTTGGATGCTTTCCGGTTCGACCGTATGGAAATCCGTAGACTTAGCAGCGATTGCTGCCTGCTGCCTGTTGGTAACGGCTTGGTGGGCCTGCTTGACCCCTTCCGAAACAATCAGGGAAGGGAAGATGCGTAGCGCATCCGGCACCGACTCTATGGGCAGCTCCCAGCGCCGTAGCTTCTTCTCCCATTTATGGCCGGGCATTGCCTTGATCAGGTCTTTGTAAGGGAAGGTGTTTCCGTGGAAGTAGACCATCCGGGGATCGTCGGTAGGCTGCAAGCTGACGGCGCTCATTCCTGCGCGTCCTTCTTGGCGTACTCTGGCAAAAGGTGAGCTACAGTAAGCTCGGCAATCTTCCGAAGTCCTTCGTCATCTACCGTGCTCCAATCAATACGCTCGATCTCCTTCAGCATCGCACGCCGGGCCTTCCATTGGTAGTGCGCATCGGTAAAGGGGTATAGGTAGGCGTAGTATGGTCCGCCAAGCTGCCGTCCCCCGGCAGTAAACAGCTCACCATCTTCGGTGCGCACCATGCCTTTAGGGGTTATCTTTTTAACTTTAGTCACGTGGGGGTTATGGTCTGATCTGTTTCTTCCTCTGTAGTACACCTCTACTCCGGGCGTAAGAGAAGCGAACCACGTCACATACGCCTCTTTCACCTCGGCAAACTCCGGGCTTCTCATGCTCGCTGTCGCGTAGGGGTGCTGCGGGAAATCATTTGGGCTAGTCATCACTAATCGACTCCTTTCCCCAGCATAATACCACAAATATGCACAAGTTTCTACAACTTTCGACAAGTTGAGGCAAATAAAAAAGGGTCAGGCGTCAGCCTAACCCTCCACTCATTCCTTCGATGTACTGCTGTGTTCCCATAATGTCCGGCCTATTCTGTCCCATCATCTCAACTCTCCACACGTACGTGCGACTAACTACGTCGAAAGTGGTGCGCTCGTCTATCCTAAAGCCACTATCTGCGCTCTGGTCCTCTACAGGCTCCAGCACGTTTGAGAGTACATAGCCTGTCGGAATCTCCTGCTGTAGCCTTCCGATGATGTACGGAGGCATCATGTCACTGTCGCTCTGCTTCGCCAAATGGAGCCTCACCCATGGCGGGGATGTTTCCTGTGGTCCTTCCTGTGTCATAAACGATCTTCCCTTCTGAAGTAAGTGCCGGGGAGCGCCCGACCAGCGTAAGCATCCATTCCAAGAAGTCCGGGTCTCCTTGCTCCAGCCCGTACTTATTCTGGATGAACAGCATCTCCTGCGTGTACTTATCGCGGTCAACCTGCTCGTCTTGGGACGTCTTCGGAACCCTTCCGAACAGCCGCATCATGAACTCATTGTACGCAGTGTTAATGCGGTTGTCCATCTTCTTCCTGTCCTCGATCTCCACGTATATCACACCTTCCGAAGCTCGTCTTATGGTTAAGGTGGTGGATGGTAGTCCCCGAATGGCGATGTGTGCTGTAACAGTATCCTCTGTCAGTCGCATCGTGTGGCTTGATGTCCCAGTCACAATAATTTCTGGCATTACACATCCACATCCCATAGTTTATTTGCGCCTCGATTGTAAAAGTCCTTCGTCGAGATGCCGCATCCAATACACTTATCACTACCCACGTAGGTGAAGTTCTCAAACACCATCCAGTCTGCGCAGTAGCAGCACCATAGCACTGCTCCCCGGTGCACGTACGCAGGCTTGCTCGTCGAAGATGGGGCCTCCTGTACAACTTTCCTGCTGTAGGCATCCTTCCGAAGTAAGGGAACAAACAGGTCAACCCGGTGCGTGTTCAGGCGCTGCCACAGCGCGTGCCGCTCCGCGATGTTCATCTCGCGGAACTGCGCCATGCTTACCTGTTCGGCTTCCGGGATCGGATGACTTCGTCGAGGTTCACCTGCTGTGGCGCTGCTCCGGGTGGGAACAGTAGCGACCGCAGCTTCCGGCTCCGCTCCAGCTTCTCCTTGGATTGCGTGGTTAACTTCCTGCCTTTGCGCTTCATCCTCTACCTCCTTCGGAAGTGTAGCTACAGGTGGTGCCGGGCGCTTCGGGGGCGCTGGTCTTGCTGGGCGGGCAGGCACCGAACCTAGCAGATCGGTCGTGGGCCGCGCCACAATACTACCTGTGGTCGGTGCGGTTAAAGGTGAAGTCATCGGTGGCGCCGGACGTCTCGGCGGTGTAGGTCGAACTACTGTCATAAGTGTTTCCCCCATTGAACGAATTTTCGATATGAACGTTGACTTCCGCATTGGTCTCGGAACTGCGACCGCTCCCCAGCATGTCGCGCAGACCCGATATCATCAGCCTCATACAAAGGTACGCCGTGAGGCACATTATCATGAACCCGATCACAGCCCTAAAACCTTGCGACGGAACTCGTCAATCGCTTCTCTCGCCATCTTCCGCTGGTTTCGTGTGCTGGCTGTGCCCTCATATTCTTTGGCGTCTGTCTCCCGTATAGTGTTCGTGGATGGTGCCCATCGCAGTATTTCGGTTCCACGGTACAGGAAATGATAATCGCCACGAGTCCCGGGAGGTGTAGGCTCCCCATTGACCTCTGTAATGTTCGCCAACTTCACCTCGATGTTGCCGCGTTCAGCCCGGTACCCGATTAGGGTCTCCACCATCATCCGCGCTCTTGACTTCCGAAGCGTGATTCCCTTGGCTTCGTGAGGAAACTTCATGAAGTACTCCCACGCCAGTGCCTGCGCCTTGGCCTCCCCTACCATGTCTGCTATGTCCTCGCGCTTCGTGCCGTAAACGTTTGAAAATGGTGTATTCTCTTCCATCGGTAATCCGCTCCTTGGTCTGGTTTAAGATAACCCGCACCGTAGTCGGTGCGGGCCTCATTTGGTCTACTCTGGCAGCTTAAAGGTGCCAGCATTAAAGTCGATGCTGTATTTCGTAATCTTACGGGTTAGCGACGTATATGGTATGCCCAGCAGCTCTCCCGCCTTACGGATGCTCCCGGCCTTTGCGTAGGCGTCGATGACGGCCTGCGGGTCGAACTCGTCGACCGGGACAGGTGCGGGTGGAACTGCCGTTGGCACAGGCTGTGCAGCCGGGAACTGTACGACGTTATCTTTCTTAGCGGCCTTACCAGCTGCTACCCGCGATTTCCTCCCTGACTCCACCTCTTGGGTAGCAGGAGGCTCCTGCTGGGTGATTACAGCCTTCGTCGACGGCGTCTCAACTAGCGGTGGCGTTTCTGCCTGCGGCGCTGTAGGCGGTGCCAGTGGCTTCTTCTTGCTGGACCTACTCGCAGACTTCGGAACATCCGGCATTGTGTAGGCAACCCAGTAGCGATGCCCCCAAGCGTAGGCGTTGTGCCCCTTCTGATACACGCCCTGCTCCAGTACTAAAGGGTGTTCTTCTGGGACGTCGCGGTCGCTCAGCTCCGCAACGAATTTATCCTTCAGGGACTTTTTAGGGAACCGGACAAACTCTCCAAACTTCCCAGTCATCTCGTCCATGATCGCGTCCTGCCCCGGCTTCTCCACGTGAGAGAGCTTAACCTCAATGGTCTTAGCGTTTGGCCGCTGCTTATCCATCAGCACCAGCTTCCCAGAGCGTCCCTCTGATATACATTTCTGGCAGACGAACATGTCCAGCACATCCAGCCGGGTAGAGTAGATCGTGATCGGATACTTGTTGGTAGCTCTGCACCCACAAGCAAACTTGTGATTATAGCTCTGTGGCTCCGGCATGTTAGCCGGGTTACCTGTGCAGTTCGGACCATTGGCCGGGATGTTCACAATCGCGGCGTACAGCCGGAACTCGTTATTGTGGGTTTCCTTCGGCCGACGGCGCTGAAGTTCGGACTCGAATACAATCGCCTTGGATTCCGGGTCGATCTTCGGAATCTTGGTCATCTTCAGCTCTTCATCCTTAGCTCCCCGTTTGGCGTAGGCTACCTCGTCCTGCCATTGGTGAATCATCTCGTGCCGAAGTGTTTCAAAAATGCGCCCGTCCTCGTTAAGAGCTACAAAGTTTTGGTTGAACTTGATGTGCTGGTCGACCGCCATCGGGTCGCCTTCGTAGGTGTAGTTTCCCAGCGTCCGATTGTCCATCTTGTCGATGGTGATTACGGGAGTTGATAGTGCACCCTCGAAGAATGTTTCGTTGTATTCTGCGTGCTTCTCGTACAGCATGGCAATGAATTTATTCTTCCTCGACAGCAGCGTCCGCAGGGCTTCCTTCACCCGCTCCTTGGAGACTTCGATGATTTCCTGCTCCGCATCCTGACTATCCGGTTCTGCGCCATCCTCTGGCGCCCAATCGTCCGCTTCTCTCAGCCGCTCCGCTTCTGTTTTTATGAACGCCCTCAGCTCGTCTACCCATGCCTTACCTGCGTTGCGGCGGTCAACTCCGTACGCCTTGTTATACTGGATACCGGAGATAGTAGCCACCTCGTAGGTGCCCTCTTCGATCTTGTAGCCCAGTTCGAGCGCCTGCTGAAGCACCTCGGCCTGCTTTTGGGTGATAACGGGAGTGTTTAGCTCCGGTGTGAACGGCTTCTTAGCGGTGGTACTCGCTTGCGATTTAATTTTAACCATCGGTGTACCCAGCTCCTTCAAGTTTGTTTAGGGCTTCCCCTAGTGGCACTAACATTGTACTTCCGAAGAACATGCCAACAGTATACAACTTTACACAAGATTGCACAACAACTTCCAGCATATTACATATATCGACGGTGGGTGCTAAAATTCAATAAATTCCGCAACTTTTGCGAATTCCGTACGAGTACGTACTGAATTCTCAGTGGCTCACGAAAATTAGACCCCCCCTCCCTCCCCGCAATTTTTTTTAAA